GTAGATGGCGGTCTTACCGGAATCATCCCGAACAACTTCGGATTTCCAGTAGTTAGTCAGACCATACACAATCTTACCACGGGCAATCCCGGTCTCGTCCGCAATCTCCTGTGCGCTCACGGGAGCAGAAGCCTTGCTCAGAGCTTCGATCACCTTATCATGGTACTCATCATACAGGGCACGGTTAGCATCGGCTTTCGCCTTGCCTTTGGACAGTTCGGCAGTCAATTCATCCTTGATGGAGAACAGATCGGTCAGATTGTGGCTGTCGATATAGTTAACGAGGGTTTCCATAGACGCTTTCTTCATAGCGGTATCCTTTCTGGTTTTTAGGACTTTTCCTTGTCCTTTTGACAATTATTATTATACTCAGATTTTAATAAAAGTCAATCAATAAAGTTAGGTGTTGGACACCTAAATATGGTTGGGCGAAGGGTGGGACATTTCTGTCCCACCTTCTTATTTCGTCTTGAAACTGTATACATCAGAGCGGTTATATTTCTTGATATATTCGCCCTTGTATACTTCTTTACCGTCAACCTTGATAATGAAAGGGTGAAGGGCAATCCGGGGAAGAATCTTATTTACTTTATAATCTGTTGCCCATTCAGCACCACGGTTGACACATTCATAAAGGATACTTGCTTCAATTTCAGAATCGAACAAACCCATATGCTCTTCAATAAACTCAGGGTTGTTATTCAGAAACTGATAAACAACTTCGGCACTACCTTTATAGTTTCCGCTATCCGTAAACCGCTTGAATGTTTCGCAAAAACTCTGATAGTCCGAATCGCCCGTAATAAACTCACTTGCGTATCCCCAAATATCATATACGGCCACATTTTCAAGGGGATTATTACATTTGAACCAGTCGCAATTATAGGCAATCACTTTATCGTCAAAATCGGAATTGTAAGCATATACTTCTTCAATATCATAATTGATAATATCCTGCTTCAATTTCCGCATGACATAGCCCCATTTATCCATAACGGCTTCACGCTTCCGCATCATCTGTACATACTTTTGCCGCTTTTCCTTATAGTACGCAGATTCAAACAGGGGCAGGTTGTGCCAAACTTGTTCAACCACATTCGCCTTAAAGTCAATCAGTTGCCCATCGGATTTCCGCATGATAACCCATGAACAATCATAGCAAAACGGCTTATCCAGACCAGTGGTTTCAGTATCCAGAATCAGTGCGTAATCAGACAATACATTTCTCCTTTTGGTTTTAGAGGGTTGTTCCTTCCCTGATTTCATAGATAGTATATCATACAGTATAAGGATTGTCAACGATGAATTTAGGTGTTCAACACCTAAACTATTCTAAAATGAAATTAGGGGAGACTAACTCCCCTAATTCTTATCCGAAAGCAATCGTCAGAGCATGGATAATATGATCAATCAGTTCGTTCGTATAATTCTTAGTCACCACAACCTTAGTAGAAGTAAAAGGCGGTTTCATGTACTGTTCATTGTCGGGGTCAGTGATAAGTGTAGTCTGTTTCATATCGAATACGCTGAAAGCCTTAACAGAATCTCGATTATACATATTATTACAACAAGCATCACCATCAAACAGGATGATATTGTAATTACAAGTCTGCGGTTTCTGGAGTTTCATCAGAATTTCTTTCATATCGTCCGGGATACTATTACCGCCGGAAGCCTTCATTTTCCGTTCACTCACGGACTGGCACAGATGAAACTCATGATTGATAAAAGCGACATCCATAGAGAAGTTTCTATTCTTACGCTCGATTTCTGACAGAACCGCAAGGATTCCATTAGTGATATCCACATTATAGTAATAACTGCCGGAGCAATCAATAATCAGATTCAAATGGCAAGTACCGAATTTATTGTTGCCCTGAGTAGTCATAGCCCGTTCAAAATACCGATAGTCTTTGCGAGCAACGGCACGAGGATTGAACACGCCGGAGTAGGCGTTGATTCCGCTACCGCCCTTGTTCTTCTTATTGAAGTTGCCAATAATCATTTCAACAGTTTTCTGAAAATCATCCAACTTCATGGCCTGTTCATCATTCAACCCAGAATTCTTGCCAAGAGAAGCACCAACCATACGCTGTACCTGTTCCGGGGAAAAAGGACATTCGTGCGGTTCAGTTTCCTGAGAGTCAGATTTATTTTCAAATTCTGAATCGCCATCGGTTTTATTCTGCTTCATTTCAGATTCAGAATCATCTTTCGCCGTATTGGAAGATTTACTATTCTTCTGATTCTGTTTCAGTTCATCCATATTTTTCGGTTCCTGATTATTGCCGTTTCCCGTCTGGGGCTGAAACTCTTCCGGGGATGAACGAAACTCTCTACGAACCAGATCATACAATCTATTAACTTCTTCTTCATAGCTTCCGGCGTTGATTTTCGAATCCCAACGGTCAGTAGACCGATTGATAGAAGCATATGTCTTAATAATTCGATTTACTTCTGACTGTACCTTACCAGTACCAAGCCCGAACCTAACGGCATTGAAAAAAGCAGATTTAGCATCAGTTGCCCGAGGAGGGACACCACCATACAAGTCATACAACTGCTTGCGGAAATTCACGCCATGAAAATAGTTGCGAAGTACGGTTTCAATGCGCTCATCTTCCATACAATTCAACTGAAAAGTATTGGTCAGATTTTCGGCAGGAGTAAGAATCGCATGAGAAACTTCATGATAGGTCATAGACCGAACCGCTTCTTCCTCAGTGACAGAATTATCCTTGACACTGCTCAACCGCTGAGCAATAATCGGATAAGAAATGACGATATTATCTTCCATAGGGTCATAGTAAGAGGTCGGCGCTTCCTTATCAATCTTTATACCAACTCTCCTACCAGTATAAAAACCAATAGGCAGAGTATTCACGATAGATTCACACTTGGCAAAACTCAGTTCCATTTTCATTCCTCACTTTCTGTTCCCCTCTCTTGGAACAATGATAGTATATCAAAGTTTTAGGAAAAAGTCAATTTTTATATTTAAGTGTTAAACACCTAATAATGAAAATGAAAAAAGAATGGGGATTACTCCCCATCCCACCCGACAATCGCCTTGGTCAACTGCTCGGCAGTCAAGGCAAATTCTTTGGCATCAGAGCAACGGTCGACCAACGGTTCGGGCAATCCGTAAATCATACCGCCAAGAGAGAGGTTCATTGTTCCGATAATCTGGAATCCTTCATGAATATGGACAGGACGGTTCTTGTAGTAAAATTCACTCTTACCGTCAACAATACCCTGAAGGAAACGCAGAGAATCAAAGGGAAGAAGATTGATTTCATCGAGAACAATAGTCTTGCCCTGTTCCATACAATCCCACAGAAGAGAAGGATTAAAATCCGGATTGCCATCTTTGAAGATAAAATCTTCCATCAAATCAGACGGCAACATAGAAGAATTACATACAATACAACGGTTCTCGCTTTCTTCCTGCGCAATCGTAGTCTTACCAGTTCCGGCCGGGCCGTAGTAAACCTTAAACCGGGTATTGATATGGGAAGTAGGCTCACCATACTGAGCAATGTCTTTGATAATCTGTTTAAACTCAGGACTCTTTACTTTCTGCTGGACTTCCTTCACATAGGAAGAATCCATCAGAGCAAAGTAGTTATTGACATACTCAGTTGCCTGCTGCTGTCCCCGGCAAGCCATAAAAGCAAAGGTATTGGTAAAGCGGAAGGAAGGAGTGAAACTGAATTCCGTAAAGAAATTCATCAGATTCTTAATCCCACGGACGAGAATTTCCTTAGCGCTCATCTGGGGCACTTCCTCAGCCTGAGTAGAAACAGTGTCAAAAATAGTAGGATACCGATTCGTGTTCAGAATCTCATTGAACAGAGCCGGACGGTCAGCGTATGCGGTAGCACGCATGACATTGTAGAAACCGTCATAGGCATTATATTCACTATGGGTCGGCTCAATGATATAAGGGGTATTGTTCTTTTCGCCGTAGAACGCTCCGTCAGAACTCCGCTTGGTAATGGTCATCGTTTCAGATACTTTCATTTTCTTTTTCCTCTCTCTTTTTCGTTTTTATTTCTTGTTCCGTTCTTCCCTCGGAACAATGATAGTATATCACATATTAGGAAAAAAGCAATACCTACATTTAGGTGTTTAACACTTAAAGTAGGAAAATGAAATTGGATATAATAAAATCCAATTTCCATAAAGGCAACATACACACCCTTTATGATGGCTCCAGTTTTAGTTCTCCTTTTCCGAACAAGCCTGTCCACCCCGGCGAAGAGTCAATAATGCCTTTTTCATTTATTCAGCGGAAGCTCCTATCGGAAACCGCCTTAGTTCTTAAAACACTAAGACCAGACTGCTGTATGGGCAAGAATGTCTGCTGTTCCTAAGAACAATTATATTATAACATAATTTTAACAAAAATCAAGTATTAAGTTTAGGTGTTAAACACCTAACATATCAAAAGGGGATTACTCCCCTTTGATGAGAGAGGAAAGAACGGAGAAGATTTCTGTCGGCTCATACGCTTCACCATTCCAATCGTTACGAATTTCTTCGTTATCATCGAACAGAATGTCATCAGTATTAGTCATCCAGAATTCTTTAGGCACTCCATAGGGTGTAATATGGATAAGGTCAAAAGTCACAGAGTGAAGATGTACTTTTAGCCATTCACGCTTGGCTTTAGTCACAGCTTCATCATATTGAGTATTCGAGCATTTAGACAACCAGCTAATAATGCCAATACGATAACCCATTTTCTGGAGCTTATTCAGATACCGGGCGAGCAGGTTCATGTTCAGCATGACTTCGGCTTCGGCATAAGGCGAGGGGTCATATGCTCGCAGTTTCGGGAGCCAATTAGGTACATCATATAAGGCGGCAATAGTATTATCCATATCAAAGAAGATAGTTCTTTTCATTTCCATTTCCGTTCACTCCTTCCGCTCTCTCTTGAGCATGTTTAGTATAACAGAAGTTAAAGGAAAAGTCAATTCATAAAATTAGGTGTTTAACACCTAAATAAATGAAAATAAAATTACTCCCCTTCCGGTGGAAGGGGAGTTTTGATTTTGGGATTAAGCCTTGGTGTAGTAGGACTTCTTGTCGCCTTCACGATTGCCAACCGTGAGGACACCCTTTTCCACAAGGCGCTTGGCGCTCTGACCGACCGCCATAACAGTGACATTCTCGGCAACCTGTCCGGCAAGAGCGTTCAGAATATCGGTAGCGGTATACTCGGTGAAAGCGGGCAGAGCAGAAACCTTAGCGTCAAGTTCGTCCCGGCGGGCCTGCGCTTCGGGGTTCGGCCCCTTAACCTTCACAGGCTTGGTAGCCTTTTCGGCTTCACGAAGGGCAGCTTCAGCTTCCCAAGCCTTATATTCAGCAATCGCAGCTTCGGCGTTGAAAGCCTTGTGAGCCTTGGTGTCAATGGACAAAGCCGTACCAACACTCACCTTGATGATACCGTCATCAGCAGGGATAACCACAAAATTGGTCTTGTTCTGACGAGCCATGCTCGCACCGGGGATAGACAGGATAGTGTTGAGGATTTCATTCTTATTCATATTTACTCCTTTTTTCTCAGTGGTTTAGTTTCGGCAGACCACCCTGCACAATTTTTGTTTTCCCTTTTGGGATGATTATATTATATCAGATTTTTTGCTTTTTGTCAAGCATTAAATCTGTTATTTTTTTGTTCTTTGGGGATCCTCTCAAACATTTGGCGCCTTCATCTGAGGTTTGTTCCCCTCGGAACAATTATTATTATACTCAAATTTGATGAAAAGTCAATTACTTAGTTTAGGTGTTTAACACCTAAATGATTGAAATGGAGAATTACTTCTCCATTTCACGGATAAGAGCACTAACCATGACTATGACGGCAAATACAATACCGTAAATAGAAACTGTTGTACCGGATACTACACCACATAAATTCAAAATAGCGAGCACAATCATTACTAAATCCATAAGTATTTTACTCCTCTATCATATCATAGATTTTAAGGATGCGCTCAATTTTAGCAACATCTACATCATTACAGCTTACGGGAACACGAATGGTATCGGTCTGGCGGTTTACTTTCAGCTCGCCAATGCTACAACCAACTTTGCTTACGATGTGATTGATAACATGAATCGCAATACGATTCTTCGGCAGATAATAAGTACGAGTAGTCATAGCTTATGCCACCTTTCCATAACGCACTTCATAGGATTCACAGTATTTCAGCTCCCACTCAGAGAGGGTATCCAGATACGCCTGACGAAGCGCTTCGGTCTTGAAGAAATGATACTTTCCAAAGTTTTTAACCGCATACAGAGTATTCATATCTTTCAATCTCCTTTCGTGTTCCCCTTGGAACAATGATATCTTATCATATAATTATGGGAATGTCAAACAATAAGTTTAGGTGTTTAACACTTAAATTATTGAAGAGGAAATTATTCCTCTCCGCACATATATGACCAGAAGATAAAGCCCGGATTTTCGGATTCCAACTTGTAGCATAGTTCTTCGGCGCGCTCTTCCGTATCTACAATCAAATAAGGATTCGCGCAATCGGTATCTTCAAGTTCCTGCATGATTACCCATTTATATTTCATCGTACTTCCTCCAAAGTATATATTGCTCGAAGCCACTTAGGATATTGTTTTTCTCTGCGCTTTAATGTTTCTAAAGCCATTTCAGCGGCTTCTTTTGTCCGAAAACAAGCATAGAGAATTTTATCATCTCTTGTGATTTGATAAATATGATAAGGTCTCATTCTTCCAGCTCCCTTTCCTTGTGCTTCGGTTTCTTATTGCGCTTGTCGGGGATAATGCGAGTAACGCAATATCCTTGCGGAAATTCCTTGCGTTCAGACTGGAAAACTTCAACCCATGTTTTTTGTTTTGGGTTTTTCTTCTTACTCATCATATCCCCTCCTTACATTAGCATTATATAATAAAATTATACGAAAGTCAAATAATAAAATTAGGTGTTTAACACCTAAATTATAATTACTCCGTTGGACGGAGTAATTCTACGAGTTCCCGTGCGGTACGCGGAGTGCACTCTTTCTCCGGACCGATGTTCAAAGTTTCAAAGTAGCCTAAGTCATTCCAATAGGAAAAATTATGGATAACTGCATCTCCATTTGGATAGGCAGATTGCGGAAAAGTCCACTTATATCCATCCCATATCGGTTCCCATTTAAATACAATACCAGCCTTTTTCAGAAGGCGGTTCAGCCGCCTTCTGTCGTTAGCGTAGCTTTTCTTACTCCCAGCCCATCTATTCAGCTTCTCCATATCGTTTTACCCCTTTCAGTGTACTTACTCTGATTATGGTCGACCTTCTTACGCAGGAAAGCAGGAACTTTATTTGCTCCACCAAAGACAGCTACCAGCTCCCTTTGTGTGGTAACATACATGGTAATAATTTTTTCCTTGGGTTCATCCTTGATAATGGTGATACCAGTATCAGTTATACAAATCCAGCGTCCAGCTTGGTCAAGATTAAATCGAGTATACTTCTCTTTGACAATCTGGCCCAGACCCACATCTTCAATAATATGCTTAACTCTTTCCGCTCTTTGAACTGCCACATGGTAAGTCATCTGTTCCTTCATGTTCAATACCTCCCTTTCATGGTTATATGATACCATGAAGTAATGGGAAAGTCAATATTCGGATATAGGTGTTTAACACCTAAATCAGATGAAAGTGAAATCACACCCGATTATCGGGTGTAACTTCCTGAATTTCCCACACAAAGTGTCCGCCGGACTTCGGGCCGATATAATCAAAGAACTCAACTCCGAATTCAAAATGGTAGTCATTCAGTTTCATGTCATCTTTCATGGTATCAAGAATTAGTGCCTGCGTAGCCTTTCGATGTGTAGTGTAAACTCCAACGAGTTCGTCATCTCTCATCAGCACATACAGTTCATTCATCTTCATTACTCCCTTCAGAATTAGATAAGGGCGGCAATTTCGCTTCAGTTCATATATCCTCGCGCGTGGTGGCTACTTTCAAACAATTGCGTTCTGCTAATTGCTTTAAGGTTCATGCTCTTGAACCCGTCCTTCAACACTGATATCATACCATATTATAGGATTATAGTCAATAAAGAAAATTAGGTGTTTAACACTTAAATTCTATTATGAAATAAACCGGGGTTATACCCCGGTTACCTTTTTCACGGTGATATCTACATACATCTGATAGATAGTCCCGTCAATAATAACACAGCGTCCAATGGCAGCGGGAAAACAGTCTTCGATGGGACAGTGATGATCTTCAATGATTTCCTTTATCTGGTTATATGCCGTTTCGGCAGCGTCAATCAGCTTCTCATGCAGCTCGTTCATAGCTTACATCTCCTTTACATAGTAGGCCAGCCCCATACCAGTCTCGGGGGAGCAGTTGTAATAAGAAATAGCATTACACAGCTTGTCAAAATCGGCGCTGGGGTCATTTTCAGGTTTGGTCGTCCAGCTTGCCATAAAGGAATCTGTCCTCATCTTGTTGGGCAAAATCATGATTTCCTTTCCGGCATTATACAGCGTGCGTGCGTGAGACTTCGTGATCTTAATCATCTTCGTTTCCTTCCTTTCTGTTCCCCTTGGAACAAGTATAATATACCATAAGTTAGGGTAGAAGTCAATGACTAAAGTTAGGTGTTAAACACCTAAATTAAAAATAGGGCAAGGAATTACTTCCTTGCCATCACTTCCTCATAATCAAGTCCCAACCATTCACAAATTGCTTCAAAGCCGAACCACATATCATCATTGATTTCAGATACAGTGGGGGTATAATCAGGATCGTTGCTTTCATAGATATCTTCCAGCTGGTCTAACTCATCATAAGTTAATTTTGCGGCATTTGTAGCAGCTCCGCCCCAGAAATTAAAATCTCTCAGCTTCTTTTCAATCATCATGGTCATGAACATATCCTCCAATATATTTTATTTGAGCTACACAACTCCATCCTCGTGGCCTTTGAGGGCTTGGTGGGTTAGTCCATGGGGTTGCTCACTTCGGATTGAAGTCCCTCTTCCTTTCCGCAAGATTATATTACCATAATTTATATTAAAAAGCAAGTAATAAAATTAAGTGTTTAACACCTAAATGACAGTGTAAAAAATAGCGGGTGATCAGTCCGCTACTTGGCTCAATTTCATCAATCTGCTTCGCCGCGGCAGGTTGACGGCAGTTGGTTGCGACAAGTATGAATCCCGCCAGTCCGGTACCAACCCGTAACCTTGGGAAGTCTAACCCGGTGGAATCATCTACCCTTCCTCCTTTCGACACCATTATAATATCATATTACGGGATAGAAGTCAACGCATATTTTTAGGTGTTTAACACTTAAATACCGAAATAGAATAACCGCCTTTGGCGGTCACCGAAGGGCGGTGGACGAGATAATTCAAAACAGATAATCATTTATACATCACAACCTCTCCGTTGCGTGCGATATACTCTTCAAAGGCACGAGGCCCCAGCTCGCTCATGGCTTGTGTCCAGCTGTTCATTAGATACACCCTGCCAGCTCTTTTACCCAGGAAGCTTTCAGCCAGCTTCAGCAGGGCACGGCGAGACTTGATGCTCTTCGGAACAACCAACTGTCCATCGTTTCCCATGGGAATCCAACCAGTGCGATCGGCATAGAACATGTACATGGTTTCAATCTCCTTTCGTGTTCCTCTCTTTGAGGACAATATCATTATAGCATATTATAATAGAAAGTCAAGAGACGGTTTTAGGTGTTTAACACCTAAATAAGTTAAAGCGCCAATTGGCGCTAATTGGAATTACCGTTCATCATAGAGTTCTACATCGTCACCCATCCATACCTGTCCGAAATCCTTATCAATAAAGGTGAAACCGTGTTCCTTTGCTTCGGCGATCAGTTCGGCCATACGGGTTTTCAGTTCTTCCGCCTTTGCCTTGCGTGCACGAATTGCGCGCAATTCCTTGATGATGACATCCATATCCTCGATGCTCATGTTGTCCGTATCAATGATAGTCCTTCCGATTCTCATATTCTTTCCTCTCTTTCTGTACCTCTTTGGTACAATAGTATACTATCATATTACATATATAAAGTCAATAAGTAAACTTAGGTGTTTAACACCTAAATAAAATAGGGGGAGGAATCTCCCCTATTCTTACTTTTTAAGCCAAAGGTCAACTTCCCGATAGTTGATGTAAGGATTGTACTGGTTGACATACATCTGCTTCTTGCCGCCGAGGCGTTTCAGCTCCCACATCAGCTCCATCGCAGCAGAGGGCTCCAGCTTGTAAGTGATTACATCACCGCCATCAATGATGGTACGAAGCTCACAGCGGAGATATCCGTTATCGCTGTAGTTAACAATGGTCAGGTTCACAAAAAGCTTATTCATGATGGTTTCCATCCTTTCTACTCCCTTTGGAGTGATTATAGTATATCATACTCTATGAGAAATCTCAAGAGGTAGAATTAGGTGTTTAACACCTAAATTAGAATAAAATAAAACCGGGGCATTAGCCCCGGTTCCGGCACTCGCCAGTGTTGATGTTGAATTCCTTGTGCTCAAGATACATGAGCTTTGCCAGCTGATAGGACATGCCCCTTGCCCGCATGAACCAACCGATGTGCTTAATCGTGGTCATACTATAGGTGCCCGTGCAAGAGAGCCAGCCGTCCGGGCTAATCTCAATAACGATTGTGCTGTAGCTTTGCAGCTGCACTGTGCCGTCATCGAAAAAGTTTTCCTGCGCCTGTGCGTACTCATGTCCTGCGACCACCTTGCTGTACAGATACCGTGCCATGTTCTTTTACCTCACTCTTTCTTTTATTTCGTTCCCCTTGGAACAATTATATATTATCACAATCTATATTATATGTCAATGGGTATATTTAGGTGTTTAACACCTAAATAAATAAGAAAACCGGGATTACTCCCGGCCGAAGAATCCGTACAGTTCCTTGTAAGCAATGCTCCGATCAAACTGATTGATCGTCATTGTTGCGGTTTTGCCCAGGAGCTTTTCCAGCTTACGAAGCTGTTTCATGCCATCATTATAAGACAGCTTGGTAGAAATTTCCAGCCCCAGCTCCTCATCGGAATAATAGAGGTGGGCACCATGGATAGAGGTGCCTTCGCAAATAGTCAGTCTGACCGCCATGTACTTCTTCACTGTTCAATTCCTCTCTTTCTTATCTCTGTCCCCTTCGGACAAGTATATATTAACAGAAATGGGAGTAGAAGTCAAGAGTAATAGTTAGGTGTTTAACACCTAAATCTGAAATGAAACAAAATAAGGCCTGTGGGCCTTATTCTGAAATATACTCAAACCGCGCACAAAGTTTATTCTTGAAATCATCATCATCAATAAACTCATGCACATCAACCATTTTCCCGCCAGCCGCACACAACCTATCAATAAAATTAGCGGCCTCATGTCCCGTCTTGACTTCCTTTTCCAGTCTAAAAGATACACCATCATCATAAAGGCGCTGGATTGTTACATAGGAATCGGGGATAATAACGGTTGCTCTCACTGTGGTTTTCATGTTCTTTGTTCCTCTCTTTCTTTTATCCTTTGTTCCTTGGTTCCAAAGGAATTATAACATTTTTTATATTGATTTGTCAAGATTTGATTTAGGTGTATGACACCTAAATATAAAGGTATCATGCGCCGAGATCGCGCATGAATGCCTTTACCTCGTTAAGTGAGATACTGGAAAAAATTTCCTCTTCGTATCCGTCAACGCATTCAAAGACAATCCACCCATGGAAATTGCGGGTATCAATACGCTCGGTCCGATAGGTATAAGAAATAGTATTCATAATGTTTCCCCTTTTCTATTTTTATTGTCCCTTGGGACAAGTATATAATAACATAATTATGGGAAAATTACAAGAGTAATATTTAGGTGTTTAACACATAAGTAATCTAAAATAAAATAAAGTAGGCTTGCGCCTACTTATGATTACCACCAGTCAGGATTGGTTCCATCGTTTACATGCTCGCTATTAATTCTCGCTTCGACTCCGTACCCTTCTTTAAGAATGCGGTCGAACGCAGTACAAGCAGCATCGAGATTAGAATATACACCCCATAATGCCCACTGTCCGTCTTCTGTTTTGTACCATACAAGATTGACCATCGCCATGCTACCCGACCTCCTTCATTTGATACCTAATTTTAACATACATTTTCGGAAATATCAAGATATATATTTATGTGTCAAACACCTAAATATTTTAAAATGAAATTGCGCCCAATTTCGGGCGCGGTGTTTAGCAATAGGCAAGTTTCTGTGTTTTCCATCCAAAAATTGAAATTTGGGAAAACTTGCGGCCAATTTCTAATGCTTCCCGTTTTGTGCTGATTCGGAAAGAATGATCAATATAGTAGATGCCACCGGCGTACCAGATGCCGCAGTTACCGCCCAGCTTGCGGACGCAGGCGATAGCTTCCTCAGCTGTGGCCAGCTCGTAACCATAGTCAGCAACCTGCCAACCGGATTTATAGGTAATGATTTTCCCGGCTTTCAGAGTGAGTCCGTCATTTTCCTGCAATTTGCGAATCGTCCGAATGTTAATCATGGTTAGCGCCTCCTTCATTTGATGCCTTATTATAGCATAGAATGATATGAGATTCAAGAGGAAAAGTTAGGTGTTTAACACTTAAATTTGAGAAGGAAATTAGAGGGCGCGTTCCACGTCCTCTTCATGAACAAGTGTCCACATTGTGATTTCATATCCATATTTTCTTGCGGCCTGTAGTTCTTCAACCGCTTCGGAGATTTCGGTTTCATCATAAACAGCAGAAAACTTGTAAGCGTCAATCTGGGTTTCGGGTGCCTGATATTTAAGAATAATTTTCATGTGTTTTCTCCTTTTCATTTTCAAATTGTCCTTTTGGACAATAGTATTATCTCATAGATATGGGAATTATGCAATAGATAAATTTATGTGTCTAACACCTAAATTTGAAAATGAAACTGGCGCGAATGCCAGTTTCGGGATTATTTTACTACAATCGATGTCTTTTCGTAGTAAAGGGAAAAGTTTCCATATTCAACAGAGCAAGGGTCTGTTATATCATCATAACCCAATTCGTCCGCGTCTTTATATAGTTCGGTTTCGGGAACAAGATGTCCATATTCTTTGTGCATCCAGTAATAGGTTTTCATTTTGAAATTCCCCTTTCTTTTCTTTGTCCCCTTTGGACAATGAAATTGTATCATAGAATTGGGAATTATGCAAGAGAAATTTTTAAGTGTTTGACACCTAAATTTGAAAATGAAATAAGCCCAGTGCTACCACTGGACTTTTAGGAAATTTTTCTGATAGTCATTTTCGATTACATCATAACCATTTCGTTTTAAAATTTCATCGAAAATTTTATGGGCCATATCTAACATTTCAGAGGAAGGGAAATGGGATTTATCATAAGGAGTAAAGACAATTTGCCTTTTTCCATTTTTAGAATGAAATTCGATAATGGTACTAATATTTTCTAATTGAGTCATAACACGCTCAAGAGTCTTCTGAAAAATGGTAACTTCATAAAGTTCAACATTCTTTTTTGCTTCCTGTGCTGTAATCATTGGTAAATCCTCCTTCGTTTTGGGAAGTTGTGTTCTTCCCTGTTTCTGATAGAATTATACCAAAACAAAAATGAAATTGCAACTCTTTTATTTAAGTATTTAACACCTAAATTGGAAAGAAAGCGCATTAGCGCCCTTCCGTGATCTGAAAGAATAGTGATATATTCTCTGTATATCCTTCCCAATATACTTCAATAATCTCGTCTTCTTCAAGACCCCACATAAGAAGATTGGCGATATCACCATAATCCCATTTTCCTTCATCATCCCAAAAAGCCCACACATTATCCTCTCTGTCGCGGCAAGAGACAAGCCATAGATCATCTATTTTGATCGACTCAACTACTACCGTAAGCTTTGGATACAGCTTACCATGTTCCAGCTCAGCTTTTTCCTGTGCAGCTTCTCGTTCAGCTTCTACCGGAAAACATGCAAAGATTGCAAAGATACAAGTACAAATGATAGTGATGAGTTTAATCAGAGTGCTGTTCTTCATGGTACTTACCTCTTTCTTTATGTATTGTCCCTTCGGACAAGTATAGTATACACTATATGTATATATATGTCAATCCATATATTTAGGTGATTAACACCTAAATAAACTAAAGGCGGATTACTCCGCCTCGATCACAGTCGCCTTCGGTGCTGTCCATTCACTGAAGCGGAACTTGCTGTTCCACTTCTCACAGAACTGTTCCGCTTCATCCCGAGACTTGAACTCGTTAATGTATTGGCCCCACTGATCAACTACATAGAACATGGTAAGTACCTCCCTCATTTGATGCCTTAATTATACATGTTTGAGAAGTATAAGTCAAGCAATATATTTAAGTGTTTAACACCTAAATAATTATATGATGGGAAAATTATTCCCACCATACGCCGAATAAATCGACAGGATCCTCACCAGAAGGATCAAAAGGATCCTTTTCCTCGTCGTCCCAATCTGGCTCATCGTCCGGATTGAACGGATTATTATCTACATCCGGCAATTCTTCCTTTTCCCATTTTGCGAGTAATTCCTGCCACAGTGCCATCATTTCGTACCTCCCTTATTTGATGATACCATTATATAAGAAGATATGTATAATGTCAAGGGGAAAATTTAGGTGTAAGACACCTAAATATGCACAAGCGCCGAAGCGCTTAATATTTATATGAAGGATATTGAGATAAGCGCTCATGCTTAGCAGCTTCAGCTTGTGCTTTTTGGTAGCAGCTTCCAGCTCCAGCTATTATGATTCCAGCCGCAGCTGTTATGACTGCAATCCACATATTGCAAAGCACACAACCAAACGCCAGCCCGCAAAGTATCAGTCCACCTGCGACTCCAAGCAACCATTCCATCAATCCGTTCCCCCTTCATTTGATACCCTATTATACCATAATCTCAATGCCGTTTCAATCGTTCGATTTAGGTGTCGACACCTAAATAATTGGTGGCGAGTTAGTCATGACTAACTCCGACTAACACCTAAATAATTTATACAGTTAGTCATGACTAACTAACCGAAAAAAGAAAAAGGGGATTATTCCCCTTCTTCCATCTTTCCAATATAAGTATTGTCAAGCGCCCTCACTCGGTTCATCAGTCTATACCATGTGCGCTGTATACCGTCAATCTGATACTCCGGGAACAAGTACTGCATCTGGGGTGAATCCATCCAGACCGCTGTCAAGCTGACCGTGATGGACAATTCTCCGGTCTCCCGATTAAAAGCGCTCATCTCACGCTTGACGCCGTGGACATTGTATCTCCACCGGAAAATCCGGTCTAACAACCGGACCGCCTTCTCAGCGTTTTCCGGCGTATCCATCACGGTTACGGTGTATGTCTTCATCATGCTTCCTCCTTTGATGTTGCTGGTGTATCCTGAGTTTTAAGGGGCTTCGTCTTGCCACTCTTCGGCCTTCAACGAAGCTGGGTGCTCGCCTTGTCTTTCGCCCTTCCCCACCGTGCACCTGTGCGTGGGATTCATGGCGCTATCACCTGTCCAATGGTATCACCTTCTTTCTCATCATCCCCCGGAGGGGGGTGAGGGGCCTTAGCCCCTCACCGCTTCCACCCAGTCTCGAAGAGTCGGGATGTTGTTCGCTTCGAGGTAATCGTAGTACTTGTTCAGCCGGGCACAAACCCACTTGGCGGTCTTCTTGTTGTACACCGACCAAGCCTGAATTCCGACCGTACCACGCTTGGCATTGTACCGCAGGGAACTTTCCAAACCCTTGCGCCCAGTCACCGTCAGCAATTCGATGAACTGCGCCCGAGTGAAGACGAACATCATATCAGGCAAGTTGTCCTTCGTGATATTGTCAACCTCAGCGGCGTATACCACATAGTCCACGCCGGGGAAAATGTCATCAGCGCTGATACGAGCGCAAGGGACTTTCCATTCGCCCATGTTCGTCTTGGTTTCGCCCCGGTACAGCTTGCCGTTGATACGGATAGTCCAATCGGCCTTGCCTGCAGCCCGGCACCGGACATCTTCCAGCCTGCGGACGCCACGAGCAAGCACAAAGTCACGGACATCAAAATCACACTGCTTGCCTGACCAGCCCGTGCTACCTTTCGCCGCTTCAGCCGTCAAACGGGCATTAAACTCCCGTACCGCCTGAATCTTTTCCGCCACTGTCATCTCTTTCGCCATTGTCTTAAACCTGCCTTTCATCGTTTTGCCTTGGGGGCTTGTGCCCTTCGGCTTGGCTATAATATAGCACCATACAAGCACATTGTCAACAACTAAATCGTAATTTTTAGATTTGTATAATTTGGGATGGCTTTTGACCATATCCCCCATCCGTTTTAGGATTGCGACGCGCTCATGACAACCGGATCCCCTGGGGGTACACATTTTCCACCAAACTTTTTAAAATTAAATATTTGACAACAATAAACCCAACATGATAAAATAAAAATTGGAGGTGGAAATATGAAAAAGAAATACCAACTCGATTATTCTATAGAACGTGATTCGGACCGATGCACCGCAATTGCAAAAATTATTGATTCTTTAGAAACCGATCCAACCGCAATAGAGTTGGAACAAATGGCCTCCTACATCTTATACGGCAAAGACGAAAATGGTTAGAATGCAATATAGCGTAATGAATGTACAGATAGAAATAAAAAATATAAGAGTTATACAGTGAAAGAAGATAAGGTATAGTCGCTGGATGAGATTATGGAAGCTCCAGGTTTTGATGAACAGCAAATGCGTTCTGCGTACAAGCGCGATTCCTATACTGCGCCTAAGCCTACAATTATGCGCCCTAAATATGATAAAGTAACTGGAGAAATGGTTGACCCCGGCGATTCAGACATTCCTGGCATGGTAGAACAATGGGAAGCTATTGATAGATGGCAACGCATGCTTGATATCGCGCAAGGCAAAATTGCGCCAAATGAGTCTGATACTATTGTAACGGATTCTTTCCGTATATATCAATTAAAGCATAATTTAATTGATATGAGGAAACATTAGTATTATTTGAAAGATTCTTATAAGCCAACTTTACATTTTCAAAATTTAGACCATCCGAAACAACAATTTTATGATTGGAGCGGCGATTCCTTTTATTGGGTTTCGCGCGAATCATGGAAAGATCGAGTAGATCATGCCTATACATCACGAGTTTCTAAGAATTTAGCAGACTACGAGACTCGTGGAGAGGGAGATGATTTAGAAGTTAAGTGGGTAATTTGCTAGCATACATTTGATTGGGAGAACCCTAAACATATTCGCGCCCTACTTAATTAGTACTGTACCTTGCGCGAAGCCCTACATGACAAATTAAATACATATGGGGTGACCTTACTATGGGATTTAGATCGCTATTTGTCTTTATGCAATTTAACCCCATTGCGGCAAAGCCTTGTAGAATGGCGTAAGATGGGGCTATATTATGAGGATATTATAGAAGAAATGCGTATATAGTATAATATAGAGTATTCTCCTAATTATGTTATTACAATTGTCAATACAGAAATTCCAAATAAGATTGCAAAAATTGCCCGGCAATTGCGTTTAGAACTAGAGACGCCGCCTAATATGCGAAAGAAATGTATTCACTGCGGAAAAATATTTCCAATGGATACACTTTTCTTTAGCCGCAACAACACCCATAAAGATGGATTATCTAATACTTGTAAAGAATGCGATAGAGCTTCACGCGTAAAAAGAGGAGTGGTGAATAATGGCAATGACCTCAGATACAAAGACCCGACGATGCCTAAAATGTAAACGAGAATAGCCGCTATTATTGTTTCAATCAACTCCATCAAAATTTTTTCCTGGCGGAAGATGCTATATTTGTACACCATGTCTTGAGACTATGGTACCACAAGATAATTTAGGAGAAGTAGATCGACTTATGCGTTGGCTTGATTTGCCTTTCGATCTTGATAAGTGGACATAGTTATATGCATAGCATAAAGATCATACTCTTACTATGTATTTTAATTTATTATATGGAGAGCATTATGAGCCTTTAAAATGGGCCGATGAAAATGAAAGATGGCGTCTCGCGCGCGAAGAGGGTACCATTGATGATGAAATTAAAGTTTTGAATGAAGCAAAACTTAAACGATTGAGAAAAGTATGGTCTGCGGCCTATAAACCAGAACAGCTTTTATGGCTTGATAATTTTTATAATTAGATTGTTGCAACGCAAAATGTTTCTACTCCTATTCTTCAAGAAAAAGCTAGGGACTTTTGTGAACTTCAACTCCATATTAAGGAAGGGCTAAGAAATGGCGTAGATGTTTCTAAAATGATGAAACAAGCCGATGATATTGTAAAAACTTATCATTTTGAAGCTTCTAATGCGAAATCCGCGGCGGACTTTGAATCAGTGGGAGAGCTAATGGTTTATTATGGTAAGAAAGGATGGCATCCTAATTGGCATACTGAGCCGCAAGATTCCATTGACTTTATGATGGAGAATATTTAGAATTATCTAAAGAGGCTTGTTATAAATGAGGGAAATTTTGCAGAGCAAGTAGAAGATAGACGCGCACGTTATAATATGACCGAACGGCTTGAAGAAATTGAAAATGAAAAAGTTGATTTTGATGAAACTGCAGATGTAGAATATGAAGGAGAAGATGAACTCTCTGCCGAATTGATGGGAGGGGGTACAGATGAATGATTTTGATGAAGCTGTATTGCGGGATGGAATACCAATTGAAAAAGGTGTTGTTCTAACGCGCGAATACCTCGATGCAAATCAAGAATTATTTACTAAATATCTTGACTTATGGATACGATATCCAGACCTTCTACTCGATATTATACAAGATTCGACAGATGCAAAACATTTTCATCTAATGCCTTTTCAACGAGTAGAATTGCGCGCAGCTATGCGCTATAGATATACATTCTGGACTGCTACCCGTGCGACTTCTAAATCATTTACTGCTTATTTAAGTGCACTTATTCGCGCGGTGCTTTTACCTAATTCCACAATAATGATTGCTTCCGATACCAAAGGAACAGTTATTAAAATTGCGGAGGCTAAGTTTGAAGAAATATTTAGACACTGGCCGCTATTAAGGAAAGAATTAAAAACGCGCGCAGATGATGGTAAAACCGGACAAAAAGCAAGTACCAATTATTATGAGTTGTACTTAAAAAATGGTAGTATGATTTCTGTTGTATCTAAAGATACATCCCGCGGATTACGTGCAACTGCTGCAATCTTAGAAGAAGCAGCGCTAATTGAAGAAGTACCATTTAATGAAGTACTTTGGCCACAAATGAATATTGCTCGTAGAGAAGTAGATGGCTCTTTAAATCCCAATGAGCCAAGTTCTTCTCAAATCTTTATCACAACTGCTGCAGAACGTACTGTATTTATGTATTAGAAGCTTATTGAGATTACTGTGAATGCGGTTTTGCGACCGAAGGAATACTTCTCATGGGGTCTCTCTTATGAAGTACCATTGCATTATGGCCTATTAGATAAAGCAACCCTAATGGATCAACGTTATTCTAATACAGTAAGCGAGGATTCTTTCGCGCGCGAATCATTATCGATATGGAGCGGTAATAGTAAGGATGCATGGCTTGATTCACGCCGACTTAATAAGCATCGTTCTTTATTAAAATGTGAACGTAAGGCATTAGATAATTTACCAGATGGTGCTTTCTATATAATTGGTGTTGACGTAGCACGCTATGGCGCGAATACTGCTATTATGGTTATTAAGGTATTGCCTGGAGAACAACGTTTTAAGAAGCATGTAATTTATACTGAAGTAATACATGGCGAAAACTATATTACTGTATAGGCGCCTCGTATTAAAAAATTAATTGAATTATATCATCCTAAAGAGATTGTTATTGATGGCAATGGTCCAGGTATTGGCCTTATGGATGCAATGGTATTACCTTCTTTTGACGCAAAAACAGGAGAACAATTTCCTGCATATTTTACTTTTAATAATGAAAATCATTTGCCGCCAGAATTACATGATATAGTAGAGGAGCCCAATATTAAATATAATGCTATTATATATGATATTAAGGCTTCTGCTTCTAATGAAGATGAGATTCATGCAGCATTTCTTACTAGTATAAATAATGGGTCTACTTCATTTTTAGCGCATGAACGAGTTATTAAAGATAAATTAATTAAAACAAAGAAAGGTTAGAAAATGACATCATATGATAGACGAGTATTTTTATTACCATATGAAATGACTTCTCGCCTTATGGATGAACTTAACAACTTGCGGCTAAAACCAACTGGTGTTGAAAATAAATATAAAGTTGAACGTATTTCAAAATCAATTGAAAAAGACCGTTTTAGCGCACTTGAATATGCAATGTATAGAATAAAATATTATGAAGATAAAGAAATTTTTAAACGCAGAAAAAAGAATATTGGTTAGTTTGGTTTCTTCACTCCTAAAAATAGGAGGTGATTTTTATGAGTTAGGATTTTAAAACTATGTTTGCAAGACCATAGTTTCGTATTAATTATGTTCCTATTGATTCTCGTGAACGCCTCTCTCGTTGGGGCGGTAATAGAACAAATAGCGTTATGAATCGAGATTTAACTATAGAGGAAATAGAAGAAATAATTCGTTCAGGCGAAATTTCTGCTATCCGTGAATTATCTCGATACTATTATAGAACCAATGGTCGTTATCGTAATAATATTAATTTTCTTTCTACACTTTTTCTTTATGAAACATTAGTTACTCCTATTTATGAAACAGGAAAAGGATCTAAAGCATAGATTATAAAAGCATTTTATAATGCATGTAATTTTGTAGAAGCGTTAGATATTAAAAATACATTAACTCGCATTACGCGTGAATGGCTTAAATCAGGTATTTATTATGGTATTTTACAAGAACATGGCAACAAAGTTGTTATATAGGATTTACCATAGGAATATTGCCGCACAAGATTAAAAGATTTTAATAATTTATGTGTTTTAGAGTTTAATATTACTTATTTCTTAACTAAATATGAAGATGAGAAAACGCGCGATGCCGCTTTACTTAATTTCCCACCAGCAATCCAATAGGGATGGAAATTATATAAAGCAAAAAAATTAACAGATCCATGGATCATGGTACCTGCAAGCGCGGGTGGGATAGTTTTTTGTTTTTCAGAAGATACAACTCCATTGCTCGTAGCTTCTATTCCCGAATTGGCTAAAATGAAAGATGCTGTAAAGCGAGAAGAAAAACGAGATGAAAATGAGTTATATAAATTGTTAATACAAAAAATGCCAGTTGATAGCAATGGCCATTTAGTATTTGAATTAGATGAAATAGCAGAAATACATGCTGGAGTTGCTAGTATGCTTTAGGATTTAGATACAGTTGATGTATTAACAACATTAGGGGATACTACTTTAGAAAATTTACAAGACTCATCCGCGGCAACCCAATCTAATAATCGTATTGAAAAATATAGTGATAATGCTTGGGATTCTTTAGGAAGCAGTAAATTATTTTTTAATGCAGATAATAGTTCTTCATTAGCATATGTTATTAAGCGTTTAGAAAGTGTTATGCAAGAGTATATTAATGCATATGCCACTTGGATTAAATTCTTGATCAATAGTCGCTTTACTCGTACAGGATTAAGTTTTGATTTTGAAATATTACCAGTAACAAAATTTAATATTAAAGATTATAAAGATTACTATTTATCTATGGCCCAATTTGGCTATCCAAGAATGCGCGTAGGCGCGGCAATGGGTATTAAATAGCGCAATTTAGTAAGTACAGTTGATTTTGAAAATGAATTTTTAAATCTAGATGAAAAAATGCGGCCATTATTATCTTCTTATACTCAATCTGGTGATGAAAATTCTACGAAAAAAAATAATTCTGGAGAAAAAAATAGTAATGGTTTATCTTAGCCTAGGGACATAACTAATAAGGGCGGAAGACCCACTTTAGCAGATGAAGATCGTTCCTAGAAAACGCAACAAAATATTGATAGTATGAGCTAAGGAGGCGATATATATTATGAGAAAAAATATTCCAATTTATTTTGATAATGCTATCATTATGTCGCCTGCCGAGTCTATTAATGGTGCTTCTAATCTTAATAGATTGAAAGTTGGTGTTTTTACTAAATATGGTAATCGTAATGGTTCCTATATTAAAGACGATGTCGCAGAAATGTTAATTAATAGTGCAACTAAAGGAGATACTCCAGTAGTTGGCTTCTTTGATCCAGAATCACAAGGCTGGGCAAGCCATACTGGGCCTACCCTTGCTAGCGCTTATGGATATGTCGAATACTTTGATGGATGGCAGCCATTTAAGGATACTGATGGAGTAGAACGCGATTATGCAGTCTTTTCTGTAGTATTATTTACTAAATATTTTAATGAAGCTAATTTTGTAGTAGGCCAACATCAATCTATGGAGCTTGATATTAATTCCATTGAAGGTGACTGGGCAAATATTGGCGATACTGAATATTTTGTTTATACTAAAGCTGAAATCATGGGGCTATGTATTATAGGAGATCATGAACCATGTTTTTCTGTATCTTCATTCTTCAGTAAAAATGATGATACATATAAATCTCAATATGAAAAGTTCTCTTCTCTATTGGCGGATTTGAAAGCTAAAGTTGAAGAGGCTGAAAAACAACCAAAAGAAGGAGGGGAACATCAAATGGAAAATGTTGTAAATCCCGAAGTAAATGAACCCACTCCTGTACAGGAAGAACCTGTAAATCAGGAGCCAGTAGCTCCAGTTGAGCCTGCGGCTGAACCAGCTGCAGAGCCAGCCGCAGAACCAGCAGAAAATTTTGCTGCTGAAGAACCTGCTGCTGAACCAGTTGAACCTGCGGCAGAACCCGCAGAACCAGCTGCTACGGAGCCTGAACCCGCGGCCGAACCCGCACCAGATTTTGAAGCTCGCATTACTGAGCTTGAAAATCAATTAAATGAAATGACTACTAATTATGAGAATGCTCAAACTCGTATTCAAGAACTTGAGGCCCAGATAACATCCGCGTCTGAGACTGAAGCTACCTTGCGTAATGAGATTGCTACCTATGAAGCCGAGCGCACTCGTTTAGAAGTAGAACAAAAAAATTCCTTAATTGAACAGTACGCAACTGATTTAACTGAGGAAGAAATTAGCCCAATTCGTGAAAATATAAATAATTTTTCTTTAGATGAATTGGAAAGCAAACTCGCAATTTGCTATGCTAAAAAACACATGGCTGGCAGTGCTGACAACAAAGTAGTTCCACTACCAGAACCCGTTGTTGATGAATTCGCGTTATTTATGGAAAAATATCGCAAGAATTAAGGAGGAATAACTTATGGCAATGAAAAGATTTCCTATTACCAATGTTGTGGGCGATCTAGTTGACCAGCATCGCGATCCCGATGAAAAGCTATATGCCAGCCTAGAACTAAACCAGGTAGCATTCCCAAAGACTGGTATGGTAGTTTCCCAGACTCCTCTCGGAGACGCTTTTACAAAGGCCGCTCCTTGTGAGAATGGTATGTGGGTCGTTGCTGACAAGGCCGCTGGCGCTATCAATCCACCCGCCGCTGCAACTGATGCCCCTATTGGTATTGTTTATACTACTGAAAAAGAATATGATCGTGAACACTATGGTCTACAACGTTTTGGCCGCAAGATCGCTGGGGATTATCCTCGTGTTGGTCTATTAGGCGTAGGTGATACTGTAACTACTAACTGCTTACAGTATGATGAATCTGAATTCGCTACTGAAGCTAAACTATGGGAAGCTCTTGAAAAGGATCTATCCTTAGCTGCTAATGCTCTTTATGTAGTACCTGGCGTTGCTCAGGGTAGCGTAAATAAGGCTGTTCCACAGCTAACTAAAACTAAACCACAGTCTGGTATCTATGCTCGTGTAACTAAATATTACACCATTCCTAATGGCGGAAAGGGCGTTAAGTATCAGATTATCAAACTATAATGGAGGTGCGACTTATGAATAAGCTACATATGTTAATGAACGGCGTATTTGGTCGTGCCGTTCCTGCTGAATTTGCAGCAGAAAATTATGATTACGAAGCTGCTCTCCGTGATGAATTAGCTAAGCTAATGACAAAGGATGGCGTACACTTCAATCGTCACGTCTTCAATCGTAATAAAGAAGATGTATTTGAACTATTAGAAGAAAATCTACAGGAAGTTCTACCACAGAATGTCAAGAGTGCTCTTGATATGTTTGTTGAAGTAAAGAATTATGCTCAGGGTCAGCGCCCAGAGTTCCGCGTAGTTCGTGGCAAGATTCGTGGTAAGCAGTTCGTTACTCGTGCTACTGAATCTGGTAACTATGAGACCTTCCGTCTAGATCATGATCGTTTCGATCTATACATTCAGGCTATTGGCGGCGCTGGATATGTAGACTTTGAGCGTTATCTTGATGGTCTAGAATCCATGACTGATATTTATGAAGTTATCCAGGAAGGTATTGTTGACCGTCTATTTGAAATGGTACAGGGTTGCTTACTAAATTCTTGGAACGCCGCAGGCCGTCCCGCTCGCAACAAGGTTGCAACCAATCAGTTCAATCCTATTGCTATGAAGAAACTATGCAATACCGTTGCTCCTTATGGCAGCCCAATTATTTATTGTACTCCTGAGTTTGCAGCTGAAATGGTAAATGCTATCGTTTATAGCAATGCTAATCCAAGTTGGGTTGGTGGTAAGATTTCTGATCAGGATATGATTGATATCCGTGAACGCGGCTATATCGGCAAGTTCCAGGGCGTACCAGTTGTTGTAATGCCACAGTCTTGGACTGATGAAACCAATACTAAGTTACAGTTTAATCCTGCTTTTGCTTATGTCCTACCTGCTGGTAAGGAAAAGATCATTAAGATGGCTTTCGAAGGATCTCCTTACTTCCGTGAATGGGATGACCATGAGGGCGACAATAGCTTCACTCTACAGGGTTATGTAAAAGTTGGTGTAGGTCTATTCACTACTCCTAATTATTGGGGAATTTACTACAATGCTGCTCTATCTCAGGGTAGCGGTTGGGAAACCGAAAATGCTAGCATTGTAGCCAATAATGAAATTCAAGGATAATTAATATAATGGGAGGGAGATTTCTCTCCCTCCCATGATTCTTTTTTTGGAGATAAAAGGAGGATTCATTATGAGTATTAAAATTAAGAATGTTAGTACGAGTTTAATTTCGTTATATTTACCGGCCATTCGTTTTAATCGTGAATTAATGCCGGGACGTGAAATTCCTGTATCACAGGAAGAATATGAAGAGTTGACCTTTGATCCAGGTTTTATGTCCCTAGTAAATGGACATTATATTAAAATTACTGGTGTTGAAGAAGAGCAGCAGGTAGAAGTTGTTGAAAATGTATTTGAAGCTTCTGAAATTGAAAAAATGCTAGTTAAAGGTGATGTAACCGCATTTGCTAAATTTATTCCACATGCAACTGATGCGGAAAAAGAAAGTGCTGTTACTCTTGCTGTAGAACATAAAATTACCAATGCGGGCATTGTAGCCCTAATTAAAAGATACTGCGATGTTGATGTAATTTAGGCTATTGCCGTGAAGCACGACGCAGAAGAGAAGTGATGAAAAATGGCAACGCCCTTCTTAAAGGTTTATGATGCTTTTCTCGCGCGAATAACTGCTGATGAATGGACATTAGAAGAAGAGTTAGCCATCGTAGAACGAGACTGGCAAGAACTTCTCAAAATGGCCATTGCTCGCTTTAAGTATCCTCGTGTGAGTTTAGATTTTGAAGAAGTATCTAATGTCGATAGTACGGATGATGCTCCTTAGTTTAAAATATATTAGTTTGTAGAAGATTTAACTAACGATGAAATTTAGTTACTTGCTGTATATATGAAACATGAGTGGGTAAAAAGATGCGTCGCTAGTTGGGAACATATTGGATAGCTTTATACCTCCAAAGATTTCTCTGCCGCAAATCATTTAGATAAATTGAATGACCTTGAAGCAAATGTGATGCGAGAGGTCGAAGAATAGTAGGATATATATGACAGATCGCGTGGAAAAACCCCTTCAGAAATATTTAGAAAACTGGCAGGGAAGCGACAAGTTTACTCAAATAACTTTTGATAGTTATAAAAGTAAACTTAAAGGCCGCTTTTACGGATTACTTTGCGAAAGAGAAAAAGATGGAGAATGGGAAAAATTTTTAGATTCAATTTTAATTGAATTACTAGGTCTTGGGGCAAATTCTATCAATTGGTGGCCACTACTAGGAAAAGTTGCACTTTTACGATATTTATCATATGAGTATTTTAGAAAAAATATTTTTGAGTGTATCAATCTAGTTGGTGGATTAACAATACCAGATGAATTATCTTGATGTTTATTTTTCCCGTGTGAATCACTTTGGAGAGACAATAGCTGAAAGAATTAATAATAGTGGGATTGTAGCTTTTGAAAAATGGCTGGCTCAATCTCCATTTACTGTTACTGATTTATCTGTCGAACGTGGATATTATTTTAGTGGGATTATTTAGACAAGTAAAGATAAAGAAGAACAGAAAATTATGTATTTATATGTTGCCAATGATATACCTATAGTAGTTGGTGATATAGTAACATGGAGATAGGATAATGGAGCTATTGAAAAATGGCTTTTATTATAGAAAATACATAAAGTACATGAATAGTATTAGACATTTTAGATGGTTAAATGTAATTATGAATTAAAATGGATTGATACAGATGGATATTTACGCAAGTCTTGGGCTTATGCTGTAAGTTCTGTAGATAGTAAAATTAAAAGTAACTTTAGAATGTGGCATTCTTTGATTTCTCCATAGCCAAATAAGTTTGCAGAAATTATTATGCCAAGACCTATTTTTAGAAAAAATAGTGAGGATTATAATGAATTAATGAGAGGAGTTACTTTTATTATTGAAAATGAAGGATGGATAGTTATTGAGTGTGACTGGACTAGTGTAGAAGGAATTATTTATATTTCATTAACAGAAAGTAAAGTCAATTATTAGTATGATGATAGGGATATAGATGTTGCTGATACTGATAGATATAAATTTCCAGCATTACCAACATTATATAAGGTGGGCGAATAGATTGTTCCTAAATTCGAAGAAGACACATTGAATTAGTGGGAAATTAATTTAATCAAACCGGATGATTGTGATTTTATTGATGATAATTTTAATGCTATCGCGCCAGGATAGTGTATAATTAAAATGCAATTAAAAAATCGGCCTGCTGTAGAACATGAAGTAGAAGTTACTATTTATCCTAAAGATGAACCATCTTTGATTTATATTGATGGGCCAGATAATATTAAATTAGATCGCTATGGAACTTATGTTTTAAAAGCTGATGAAAATATTATAAATGCAGAAATAAGTATTCAAAAGAATCAAAAAACTTATGATTATGCAACTATTAAAGAGGACGTAGATTCTAATAATAATAAAATATATGTACTTCATGCAAATGATAAAAATAAATTAGGAAAGGTTATTTTAATTGCTACTTATTAGGGTAAGGAATATACCAAAACTGTAGAGATTATTCCTTTATGGTGAGGTGAGATAAATGGCAATAGAACGACCTACTTAGCGCAGATTTGCTGTAATGGGTAATAATGCATTTAATATGGCAAATAAGCTTATGAAAGATAGAGAACTTTGTCGTCTATTAAAATATTAGGTACGGGATCCTTTTGATGAAAAATACGAAGAAGTAGATGGGATATTACTATTAAATAAATAGATTATGATTACTCCTAAAATATGGGATGATAGTACAGAAAAAACTTCATATGTAGTAGTATTATTTAATAGTTTTATTACCAATGTAATAAACCCAGATTATAAGATAGATACAATTGGTGTCGAAGTAGCTTGTCCTTATGATGAATGGGTTTTAAATGAGCATTCTTTGCGGCCATACTTAATTATGGAACGCATTGATAACATATTCAATGGAGCATAGATGGCAGGAATTGGAACTTTACAATTTGTACGGGCTGATAGAACAGTTTTTACTTCACAAATTGGCGGCTATACTATGCAGTATTAGATTAATGAATTTAACTGATACAGAAATATTAAAATTTCAAAAAGGAAGTCCCGTTTTTATTGACGATATTTGTGCAGTTTATCCTGCTACTTTGGGTGAAATAGTAGATTTAGGATATGATAAATTTTAGATATATTTATCTGTTATTACTTCTACTAAACCTATAGAGCAAAAGAATATTGATGCTGAAATGAAGAAAATGATTGATTCATTAACAGATTTTTAGTTTATTCTTTTAATGGCAAATTTAGATATTAATATGAATGAAAATTTAAAAGGAGCTTTTAAATTTTTTACTCATGAAGAAATAACTTTAAGTTTAGACCCTCCTTCAATTTTTATAGGGCCTTTGACTGATAAACGCATATTAAATGAAGAAAAGTTTTATGATTTGTAGCGTGTATTGCGCCGTATGTATTTTTTAGAAGTTGAAGGCGAGGAAATTATTATATATGCTGATGATTTACCTGCGACAAAAAAATTAAAACAAAAAATGCGTGAAAATCGTGAAAAAGTTCGTAGAGCAAAAGCAAAATAGAATGCTAAAGAAGGTTCTGATTTAAAGTTATCTGATTTAATTGGTAGTATTGCTATCAATGATTGTGGCCTAAATATGATAAATATTTGGGATATTACATATTATGCTTTTCATGATTAGCTAAAGCGGATGGGCTGGCGTGATTAGTTTAATATAAATTAGAAAGCAGCTCTCGCAGGAGCTAAGCTAAAAAAATCTTAGTTAAAGCATTGGATGCGTTCCATTGCAAGTACAGAAAAAACTTAATTTAAAGGAGGTAACTTTTATGGCTAATGTAAATATTTTTGATAAATATGGCATTAAAGAAGTTGCTAATGTTTATTTTGAAGCTCTAGAAGACGATCTCGCCGCTGGCGTATATGCTGGTGATATTGTTCTATTCTTAGATACCCTAAAAGTTTCCACCATTGAGACCACTGCAGAAAATACAGCTGCGCAGGGCGGCTGGGGCAATCCTCGTCTAATTCAGTGGGATTATGGTAAGGAAATCAATATTACTCTAGAAGATGCTTTAATGTCTCTAGAATCTTTACGTTTCATGTTAGGTGGCGCTATTAAAAAGCCAGAATCTGGTAAGCCTGTTATCGTACGTCATACTGAAGAAGTAGTTTGCGGCACTAATGGTGTTGTACCACTACCTAAAGATCATTTAACTGGTGTTCAATTAACTCCAAAAGCTTCTTACGAACATCCAATTCGTTTAATCAACTTAACTCAGGGTACTCGTACTCAAATTAGACCTACGAAAGGCGCAGCGGAGATTAGTTTACCGGGTAATAAAGCAATTAATTTCGTCAACCCTGCTATGATCGGTTATGATTCTACTGAACAACCTGCTGAACAGCTAACTGCTGCTGGCGATCACATTCGTATTTTCTGGGAAGAAGTTCTTCAGAATAATGAAGGAAATGAGACTGCTATTGAAGTAACCATTTCTCCTGATACTTTCCCTGGAACTTACAAGGTTGTTGGTGATACCTTCATGCGTTCTGAAAAGACTGGTAAGGATGAGCCATTCCAGTTCGTTATTAATAAGGCAAAGGTACAGAGCAATGTTACTATTACTCTACAGGCTGAAGGCGATCCTTCTACCTTTGAAATGACTCTAAATGTATTACGTTCTACCAACGATGATGGTCAGAATGAAATGATGAAGCTAGTTCGTTATAACATCGGTACTACCTCTGGTGGCACTACTGAAGACGATATCGGCTCTGTAGCTCAGTAATCGAGTTATACCGGGGTTCCCTAATGGGGACCCCTTTCTTTTTTTTAGGCGGTGATACCTATGAATGATGAATATTTTGGATATAAAGAGTTATATGAAGTAATCCTTCGCGCGAAAACCCCTATGTAGTTTGGAGATAGATATATTGAATCACAAGAGCCAGTATTATATTTTAATAATGTTAACCTCTCATTGTTGTCTGAATAGAATAGGCCAGTCTTTGCTCGTGGCGGCTGGGCTAATATGCCACGTGTAATATGGGATGAGCGCACTGAAGTAACATTTCAAATGACTGAAGGAGTTATGTCTTCAGTTGGAATGAGTATACTTTTAAGTGCGAATGTCACCAGTTAGAAGGAAGATGAACCATTATATATTCCTATAAAAGAAGAAAATTTAACAATTGTAGATGAATATGAGCATAATGGTTTATTGTTTCCTGTTGTTGAATTAACGAATAAGCCTATATTTTATCCAGATAAAAAAATTTTTATTTTTGAATATACTAGAAATGCTATATAGCAAAAATTATATGGAAAATATATAGAAGTTCTTGACCCTTTTGATAATCCACATTATAGATTAGCTTTAGCTAAGGATAAAAATTTCGAAACACCAGCAGAAAATAATAGAAAATATGCCGTTGATTATTACTATAAATATAGTGATGAAGCGTTGATATATACTGTATAGAAAGAACGCTTTAATGGATTATTTACTTTAGAAGCTAAATTTTATTCTAAAGATGAGAATGAAGGCATTAATTATACAAATGTATTATATATGCCTAAAGTTAGGGTTGTAAGTAATATTAATTTACGACTGGGAGAAAGGGCAGATCCAACTGTTTCTACTTTTAATATAATAGGGCTGCCAGAAACTGTTGGAGATAAAAAGAATTTGATTATGGAAATTACTCGTTTAGGAAAACCTGAAGAGGAATTTTAAGAGCCACTTTCTTCGGAAGGTGGCTCTTTATTTTTTATGCGAGAAAAGGAGATGAATACGAATGGCTGCGAACAATACTTTAGAGATATAGGTATCATTAGGTTTATAGGGAGCTTAGAATTAGATTCAATAGTTGAGGTAGATTCTTTAGGATGCAGTTTCGCCTAATACTGCTTCTATGAAAAATATTACTAAAGAATTAGATGCTGCTTTACGCCAAGTGAACAAATTGCGTTCAGAAATGGCTACTTCATTCTCTACTAGTGCAGGAGCGAAAAAATTTCTATAGGATTATGATAAAGTATTTGATCATATTGGAATGATTGTAAGTTCCTTTTCTACTTTAAATTTAAATGATTTAAAATTACCTAATAATATACAAGGGTAGTTTTCTCAGTTAACTAAAGATTTGAAAGGACTTGAGCGAGAGATTGATAGGATTGAATCTGGAAAAATAGGCAAAGTATTTGATGATGTAAATAATGCTGATTTTGGAAAAGTAAGGTAGGCGGCGAAAGAATTAAATATTGATTTATCTAAGACTACTTTTACAGAATTTTCTGATAATTTAACTACTGAAATTGAAAAAGCAAATAAAGAAATTGCAGATTTACAATAGAATTTAAAAAATTTATAGAATTTTATTAATAATCCATAGATTAATAAAGATTCTATTATGAATACAATTGTGAGTTCTAGTGAATATGCTCAAATAGCTAATAGAACATTAACTAAGGCTGGCGCGGATAATTTACGTACTTAGCTAGCGGATGTTTATAAAGGATATTTGGGTGATGACGCATTAAAACAATTAAATTTAAATTTATAGATTAAGTAGGGCGCGAGTACAAATAAATTATTTGATACATAGCGTGAAAGTATTGATAAATCAACTTAGGTTTTAATAGATTTTGCCAATGCTAGAAAAGCAGATGTTTCTAAAGCTATTTAGGATTTAACTGATATTAAAAAGATGTAGAAAAATCCTGATGGTAGTAGAACAAATTGGCAGAATCGTTTACCATTAATTGATAAAATTAAAGAGCAGTATAAAGATTTAATCAATTTTTCTTCTCAAGATGATTTTGTCAATACTAAAACAGGTAAAGGAATATAGGGATATATTGATTAGTTAATTAAAGAATTACAAACATATTCTTCGACTGTTGATGTTAGTGCGATTAAAACTGAATTATAGTCTAAAATAGAAACAGTAATTAATGATGCTTTAAATGTTTCTGGCGCTACTGTAGATAGAATTTCTAATATAAATGATTTTAAAAGTAGTATAACTTCTGTAATTTAGTCAGTTTTTAATCGTTCATTTAATATTGATTGGAGTACTATTAAAAATGGTATTAGTGTTGAAAGCGCTATTAATCAAATTATTGCTTAGATTTAGAGTTAGATTAGTAATACAGAAATAAAGGATTTAGATAGTGCGATCTAGCAATTATAGGCAACTACAAGCAATTATGGCGCAGCGCAGGGTGTTGTGACTGCTACTGCCGCGGCTGATACCGCGGCTTTAACTAGTAAAAAAGATGCAGCATAGGCTTTATCACAATAGATTTAGGATTTATTACAAGCAACTTTAGCTTTACTTAATGGTGGTTTAGCTAACGGCATGCAATAGGATAAAGATAAGATTGATTAGGCACGTAGGGCTTTAGAAAATTATGTATCTACTACTGCTAAATATGAAAAAGCCTCTAAATCATTAACCAATGTATCATCCGCTGTTGCTCGTTGGATGGGTTTTTATCAAGTTTTAAATTTAACTAAAAAAGCAATTTAGGACATGAAAACTCATGTTCAAGAACTTGATAAAGTAATGACTCAAATTGCTGTTGTTACTAATATGTCTCAAAATGATTTATGGGGACAAATTAGTACTTACAGTGAAATTGCTCGTCAATATGGTGTAGCAATTAAGGGCGTTTATGAAGTTTCATAGATTTATTATCAGCAAGGCTTAAATAAAGGCGATGTAATGAATCTTACAACTGAAACTTTAAAGATGGCACGTATTGCTGGAATTGATTATGCGACTGCAGCAGACTATATGACTACTGCTGTGCGTGGTTTTAAATTAGAAATGAGCGAAGCCGCTCATGTAACCGATGTATTTAGTAATTTAGCTGCGCATACGGCATCCGATACTGAAGAATTAGCTACTGCTATTAGTAAAACTGCTTCGTCTGCTGAAGCTGTTGGTGCAAGTTTTGAAGCAACTTCTGCAATGATTGCTACTATGGTGTCAGTTACTCGTGAATCTGCAACAAATATTGGTACTGCTTTAAAATCTGTTATTAGTCGTTATGGTGAAATGACATCGGATCCTTCTAAAATGGTTGACTCTGAAGGGGAAGAAATGAGTCTGAACAGAGTTGATAAAGCTTTATAGACTATTGGTATTAGTATTCATGATGTTAATGGGCAATTTAGGGATTTTGATGATGTCATTTTAGAATTAGGCGATAAATGGGATTCTATTGATAAAAATGCTCAACGTTATATTGCAACTATTATGGCTGGTAATAGACAATAGTCTCGTTTCTTAGCTTTGGTTGGTAATGTTGAAGAGTATAGAAGAGCATTAGAATTAGCTAATAATTCTGAAGATGTTGGCGAATTATAGACATTAAAAACTTTGGATTCTATAGATGCTAAGATAGAGCGTATGAAAGTAACAGTCCAAGAGTTCTATACTAGCTCTGGAATTTAGGATTTATATAAAGGAATATTAGACACTATTACTAATGTTATTGATGGTGCGAATAATTTACCTAAAGCTTTAGGTAATATACCAATATGGGCCATGGCATTAGGAGTATAGATTATTTCTACTATTAAGAATATTGCATAGTTAGCTATTGTATTATTACAAAATAGCTTAGATTAGATGAAGACTGATGTATCTACTAGTTTATCTTCTTTAAATTCTGAAGCATAGCGTTAGGGACAAATTTTTGGTAGAACTTGGGCGCAAGCTGCTAGTGCAGAGATGAATTAGATTATGGCCTAGGGTGGAACAAAGCTGCAAGCACTTTTTGGTTCTAATAAAACGCGTACAGCACTAACCTTCGTTTCTACTGCGTTCTCTGCTGCAGGAGCATTAGCAAATGTAAAAGCAACTTCTGATTATGGAGCCAGTACTAGCGTTGCTCAAGACCAATCAGCAGGACTATGGGCTGGAGTCGGAGGTACAATTGCTAATGCTATTTCAGGCGGTATTTAGGGAGGCCTAATGAGTGGCGGCAATCCTATAGCTATAGGAGTCGGAGCTGTAGCAAGTGCATTACCCTCTTTAATTTCTGGTATTAATATGTTTAATGTAAGTCTAAGCCGTCGTTTAGAATTAGCCGAGAAAGCAGAAACTAAGGCTCAACAAGAAGCTACATTAGATCGAGGTAAGGTAGATGATTTACAATAGGCTTATGATAAATTAAATGAGTTATCTTCTAAATAGTATGAATCTGCTGAAGCATTAACTGAATATCATGAATATATGAATTAGTTGGCTGATTCATATCCAGCATTGATATCTGCTATGGAAATTAACGGTGATTAGATTATAACCTTAGAATCATTAGAATTGGCTCTAGCTGACGCGCGTGCAGAAGCTGCTTCATCTACTGTTGAAGCGTTAAATAAAGAAAAAGAGCGTATTCTAATTGAAAAAGATGCTTGGAAAGAGTTATAGGCTGCTGACAATATTCAGTTAACTGAAGATGTTATTTCTAATTTATCTCCTGATGAAATTTTTGATAGAATATATGCTAATTTTGATTTATATGTTAAAGATAGTGAAGGATATAAGAATAGAGAACAAATTATTCCAAGTGAAAGTTATAGTGGTATTGAGCAAGGACGAACTGTTTATGAATCATTAATAATGGCATATAATAGAGCAGTGCAATTTTTAGGATATGAAGGAGAACAAATCGGTGATTTAATTAATATAGATGACTGGGATGTTGAGGAAAAAACTAAATAGCTATATGAAGAGCATTAGGAAGAAATCAATGCAGTTTTAAATGACTGGATTTTAAATAATGCAACTAACACAGATATTGCACTTACCAATTATTCTAATTTATTAAAAAAAGCAGTTGAGAATAATAAAGATTTAAATTATGAATAGCTTACTGGAATCACTAATATTAATGCAGATAATTTAGATAAAACTTTAGCTAATTTAAGTACGAGCGATTTAGTACAAGCAATTTAGCACACTCGTGAATTTATTAATAATGGATTGTTAAAAACAGAACATGATATTGAAGTTATTACAGATTCTGTTACTTCTGCTTCAGCTTTATCATTAACAGAAAATTAGCTTTTAATTAATTCTAAATCTACTTCTGGAATTGATTTAAATCAATATAGATAGTTTATTAGTTCAATGATATCTAGGTATAAAAAAAATGTAGATTGGACTGAAACGGGAAATACAACATTAGGAACCACTCTCTATAATGAACTTGTTACTTATATTGATCAAAATTAGTGGTTAGCGGATGAATTAATTACTGGTTTAAATTATTCATAGATTAGTAGTATTGAAAAATTAAATGAATTTTTAACTAGTCATAATTTTGATACAGAGCATGGTATAAATGCTAATATTATTACTTCAATACAAAAAGATTATTAGTCTAATTTATAGCTAGTTCGTACTAATTTATATAATGCAATTAAAACTTATGTTGGTAGTTTAAATACTGGTGGATTGGACACAGAATTATGGCGACTATTTGATATGAGTAATACCGAAGATAACATAACTGCAGAAGTTGCTACTATTTTGCAATCTTCATTACCACAATACAAGCAATTAATGGATAAAGGTTATACAATTGCTGCCGATAATTATTTAAATGGCTTAACTACTTTATATCAATAGATTGGACAATTAAGTGATGATTAGCAACATGATATATCTCCTATACTTCGTGAATTAGATTTAACTGATGTTGAATCAATTGATACGGCTATTAAGAATTTTGAAGCATTAGGTTTAACTGATATTGTTTCTAAATTAACAGAAATAAGAGAAAGAGTTTATACAAATATCGGATTAACTATCTCTTCAATGATGTCTGAAACTTCTAAAATTGCAGAAGAGGCTGAAAAAGCATTAGGAAATATAGGAAAAGGAATGGATTATTCTGATGCTTTAAAAGCCGCATAGGAAATTATTGCTAAATCTGAAAAGAAAGATAGAACAGCCGATAATTTAATTGAGTGGAATGCTGATTTAAATAAATGGGTTCTTACTTCAGAAGCTCTTGATGAATCATATAGATAGATTACTGAAGCTAATAATGATAGATTAGAAGCAATCAGTAGACAAGCAGAAATTATTTAGGATAGTTCTGTATAGGAAGTAATTAAACAATTAACTGCTGATTCTACTGGAGAAAATATTACTGAACAATTAGGAAAATTAGAAGGATTATCTGAACCTGAAAAAAATGTTTTAAGTTAGACATTACAATAGTTATAGGATTAGTTTAAAAAAGAAAAAGCAGAAAATAAAAATTTAGAATGGAATACTTGGGTTATTGATGCACTAAATCAATATGATCAAAAAGAATTAGAGTTCTTATAGACTTATTTACAAAATTCTCCATTACAATATATTGCTTCAATGGACTTTGATGCTATTGCAGGTGGAACTGCATCAGATACCATATATGAAAGTTTTATTACATATATGAATATTCTTGGCGGCGAAGCCGCGGAAAAAGCAGTTGAAATTTGGGAAGCTTTAAAGGAAGCTAATTTCAAGCCATTAGAAGATGTATTAGGAATTAAGATTAGTGATACTATTAAAAAATAGAGTAGACAGACCAATGCTTAGTAGTATACTACTTTAATTGAAGAATTATTAGATAATAATAATACTACATTAAGTGATGCTTCAGAAGCATTAGCTAGTTAGTTAGGATATAAAAATGTTAAAAAATATCCTATGATGGTTAAATTATTAGTCAAACAATTATAGACTAATATGGAATCATTATTTAAGAATGGAATAATTTCAGCAGAAGATTATAATAAATTTATTAAAGCTTAGGCTGAAGCGAATAATAAAGATGTATTAAAAGCTAAATCTGTAGCTGATATGGCTAGTGATGGAAGTATTACTTTAGATGAATTAGAAACTTATGCTAATACTTATAAAATTGCATTATCTGAATTATATAATGAAGAAACAAATGAATTTAAAGATGAAACTCTTAAAGGTATTTATAAATATAATCCAGAAACTAATTCTCTTGAAGCAGACGCAAATGCAAGTGCTGAATAGATTATAACTGCGCTCGCTGAAGCATTTGGTGTAACATTAGCAGGCTTTACAGATTTTGCGACTGAAACTATTGATAGTCAAATCGCTTAGCGTGCGAAAGATAATAAAGGTAAATAGATAGCTTCTTAGCTATAGAATTTATCTTCTGCAAAAGTTGGAGACGAGATTAATGTTAGCTCATTGACACCTGAAATGCAAGCAGCAATTGGGGCCGTTGATGGTACAATAACTATTAGTAATGAATATTTGCGTGATAATTTATTATTATTACTTAAGACTTATATTGATAGCTATGAAGGCGAAGGAAAAGAAGCTTTATAGGCTGTTTATAGAACCATTAATGATAGTATTATTTCTTCTCGTGGAACTCGCGGTGAAAATTTAGAAAATATTATTTAGTCTTCAATTAATTTAGACGATTATAGGAAGTCACTAGCTACAAAATCTGGATATAATGGACTATTGGATAAAAACATAATAAATGATGAGTAGATTAGACAATATGCAGAAGCTAAGGGCTATGAATATGATGAGTGGTCTAAACAATTAATTGCGACAGAATAGACTTTAGCAGATATTGATGCACAAATTGCCGAAGCAGAAGCTCCAGGTTCTGGTGCGACGGAACAAACTATTCGTGAATTAAAATAGAAACGAGAAGCTCTTGCAACTGAATTAAATAAGAATTATAAAAATGAAGCATTAATTGGAGTTTTAGATTCTTATGAAAACATAAGTGAATAGGCTTTAAACGATTTTAGAGCAGAATTTGGAAATAAGTATGATAAATATATTGGTACGGATGCATTAGGAAATAAGTTTATTAAAGATTTTGAAGGGTTTAAAACAGCCATGGACGATGAATACTCTAAAATCTTTGATGAATATATCTCTACGATCGCAGATTCTTATATTGATAATATTTCTAAAGCCGGTTCATTAGCTGTAAGTGGCACTTCAAGTCAAGTAGAAATATAGGGCTTCTAGAAAGCTTTTGGGTAGTTATTTAATGGTGAAAGCGCGACATTTATATATGATGCATTATTAGATGCTTGGATTCTTGATACTAATGATATGCGTCGTATGATTGAAAGATCAGCCGAAAACTTAACATTCGCTTCTGAAGCTGAGAAGCAAGCTTATATATAGAATTAGATAGATGCTTTGTTTAAAGATAATTTAGATTTTAGTAAGTTCTTATCTGGAACAGCCACTGTAAGAGAATCTAATACTTTAAAAAGTAATTTACAAAAATATTTTATAACCAAAGCTAAAGATTATGGAGTTTACGGCTCAGAATCAACTATCAATGAATGGGCAAAAGAACACACAAAATCTACATTAGAAATTCTATCAAAAGGCGGTTCAGTGGCAGTTGAAGAATTAAAGCGTGTTAAGCCAGAAGCAACTACTGAAGAGCTACAAACCGCATATGAAGCTTAGATTGCTCCTATTCAAGCTGCTGCAGAATTAGTAGATTCATTAGAAGTTGGTTCTTTTGTTGCAACGGAACATATTGAAGCATTAACTAAAGCAGGATTTACAATTGAAAATAATGTTGTAGTTTCTGTTGCCACCTCATTGGCTGAAGCCTATAAAAATTTATATAATTAGATGGCTGAAACTGGAGAAGCAACTATTTCACAATTAAATAATATTGCTGCTTTAGGACTAGATAATAAATATAAAGGAAAACGTAATGGTTTAGAAACTTTAAGTAAGAATACACTTAGTATTGACGAACTAATATAGACTTATACTGATGCTGGCGAAATATTTGGCGTCTATGAAGGAAAAGACAAAAATGGCAAGGATCGGTATAATTATGATGCGGCACTTCAAAAGTTAATAAATGATGAATTAATTGAAATCAATGACTATGGACAAATTCGTATTAAAGATTTTGCTGGATATGCTGCAAGAAGAGGCTGGAATGATGCTTCAGAAGAATATAAAGCGGCTTATAGTGCATGGGTTGATGCTACTATTAGTGATAATGCTTCTCGTGATGTTAATACTCGTATTAAAACACAAATTTCTAATCTGGCTGGAGCGAATGTTGGAGATACCGTTAATATTCATGATTTATCATCTGAAATGAAGGCGGCATTAGGAGTAAGTGCTGAAACTGATACTCTTACTATTCTTTCTGAAGTATAGAGAGACAATTGGATTTTAGCATTAGATGCTTCTAAAGAATAGAATGAAGCTGTAAAGCGTGCTATTATAGAATCATAGCAAGCAGTTAAGAGTAAGAGAAATATTGCTACTAATACTAATGCTATTATCGCTATGAAAGTAAGTTAGCAGGCAGCTTAGGATTTTGCTATTGCAACTGAAAATGAATCTATTAATGCTGAGTAGGTAATGCGTGAACGCGGGTATGTTTTTAACGAATATACTCAAGAATGGGAAGCAACCGCAGCAGTATTAAAGAATTTAAGTGCTGATTTAGCTGCGGCACGTGAAAATGGTACTGCTGAAGATGTAGCCAATCTTGAAGCAGCATATAATAAATTAAAATATGAATTATAGAATTAGAGATATAATGCTATTCAAGATTTAGTTTCTAATTATTAGAATTTATCTGAAGAGTCCATCGCCGCTTTCCAGACTGCATTCGCAAACTGGGGTATTAATATTAGAGACTTTATTAATACTGATGAATGGGGCCATAATAGAGTAGATTTAGCTGGCTTAAATTAGAAATTAGCACAAGTTGGATATGATGTTAATGAATTATTCTAGTAGGAAATTGCCGCGATTGGTGATTCTTATTTATAGAATATTTCTACTGGTGTGTCCTTATTATCTAGTGGTACTAATAATTTAGCAGATTTAGGTTCTTTTGTTGAGAATTATAATTAGATGCTTGGTACAAATTTACAAATTGAAAATGTAAGTTATTATGATGATATTCTTGATGCCTTTACTGTGCGCCCTGAATATATTAGAAAGTATATTGAAGCATAGGCTCAACAGTTAAAGAATATGGGTATTTTGCCCGAAGCTAAAATTGATTAGTGGATTAAAGATAATACTATTAAAGCTGCTTAGAATAATATTGATATTGGTAGTTTCTTATCTGGTGATAGGACTCAAAATGATGTTAATAAATTAGGCAGAGCTTTAGAAACATATTATGCTACAGTTAATAGAGATATAAATAGCGCTACTAAAGATGCTTCATATGCTATTAAAGCTCTATAGGCAGGTGGAGAAAGGGCTGTTAATAAAGCTCGTGAGATTAAACCTGATTTAACTGAATCTGAATTAGCTGAAATTTATTCTAGTGCTATTAATCGTTGGAATGATGCTTTAGGTGAAGTTGAAGGAATTATTTAGGGGCAAGTCATTACTGGCGAGTTGCGTTAGGTATTAAGCTAGTTAGAAATGGTAGATGCCAACGGCGTTGTAAATAAAACCTTTAATGCTGTAGAAGTATATTCTGCTATTTATGAGCAGATGAGTAATACTGCTGGAGCAACTGTATCTGATTTAAATAATGCTTACGCTAAATTATTGACTGCAAATGATTAGAAACGCATGGATGCTCAAGAAGCATTAGAAAATGCAGCAGATATGTCATTTGATACTTTAGCTTAGCTATATAGTAATTATGGTCAAAATATAGCTACAATTTTGCCAGATTTAGTTGAGAGTGGTACTGTTGGATTAACAGGTTTTGGCGGCATTCGTATTTTTGATATTGATGCCTTCTTAGGTACATTAGGTTTAGATGCGAGTTCTCCTGAATATTATGAGCTTCGTAATGAATATGCCGATGCAATGACTGAATTCTATAATAATACTAATAATATTATAGATAGTGTTGCTGAATAGATTTAGGAATTAGCTGAAATTAAGCCAGGTAAAGCTATTAATTTATCATATCTAGAAAGTGTATTGCCAGAAGGAAAGCTTAAGGAAGTAATTGGCTCTTATGGTGAATAGATTTAGAATGGTATTTATGTTTTTAATGAAACTGTAGATATTCCTAAATTAATTCAAGCTACTGCAGAAGCTGCGGCGAAAGCTGGAAAACTTATTCCAGAATAGATGGCAGAATTAGCAGATACAATTTCTGATATGTTAGCTGATATAGCTTCATTAATTAGTGGCGGTATTAGTGGTAGTTTAAGTAATGTGGATGCTTAGAAATTATCTTCATGGGCTGACTAGTATGGGATTCATTAGTTAGATTTTACAACTACAGCAGATGGTTTAAAATTATCTACTAATTCTGCAAAAGAATTATATTAGGTAATTAAAAATATTGATGATATTCAAGGTAGTATTGTATTTGATGCTTTAAAAGAATCATTAATTGAAACCCAGGATGAATTTAAATCAATTAGTAGTACAACTTCATATATTGTAAGTCTTGAAAAAGAACTATCACAATTACGCGATCAAGAAGAAACTCCTGATAATTAGAAGCGTATTACGGCATTAGAAGAAGAATTAAGTCTTGCTCAAGAAATTAATGCTGCTCGTTCTACAACCGAAGATGATTCCTTTAAATTTATGGATAATAAAATTCCTAGCGGATAGAATAATCCATTAAATTACTGGTCTAATTGGTATGATGCATTTGCAAAAATGAAACAGACTAGTTATAAAGGGAAAGACCGCGGTAAAATGGCCTATGAAGATTTCTATAATATTGTTACAGAAATGGGAAAGATTGCGGAGATTTCAGGTACGGCAGTTAATATTGGTGGAAAGACAGTAGAAAATTCTTAGCAAGCCGCGGATCTAATAACACAAGCGGCTGGTGTGTTAACGAATATGTCTACTGGCGAGATGGGCGTTAAGTTAAGTGCTATCGGTATTGATTTTTCATCTGGCGTAGATAAAATGGCGGCTGGTGTTGATAAAGGTATTGATGCATTAGCTGATGAATAGATTGACATGCTTGATAGTATGATTCAATTACTTGAAACTGTAGTTGCTATGGAAAAACTAGGTGATATTGACATCGATAAAGATAATGTTTTAGATTTAGGAGAAATATTTGATGTTAAATATGACCCAGAGGATTCCGATCGTATTATAGAAATACTTAATACTTATACTGAAAAATTTCAAACTGCTGCACAGAAAATTTTAGATAGTGCTAAAGATAATAAAGATTTAACTAAAGCATTAGATGAAATGAAAGTAACAGTTAATGGCCAAGTTGTTACTATGCGTTAGATGTTTGAAGATGCTGCAGATGGTGTAAAAGATATTGATATTGACGCTGAAGCATATACTGCAATATTAAATTCTTTCTATCAAGCTTATTTATCTGGAGATTATGATTTAGATCATTTATTTGAATCTATTAAATCCGTATTATCTGGTACTGGTTTTGAAGGAGATATTGATATTGGTGATATGCACCTTACCTTTACTGCAGGAACAGTTATTACATGGAGTAAAGATAACAAGGCCATTATAAATGGAAAAGAAACTCAATTTGGTAAAAATGATACTGATAAGATTGTTTCTGCCATGGCGGCTGCGGAATTTGATGAATTATTAAGTAACAATTATACAATTGAAGAATCCGGAGAAGTAACTTATCATGGAGCTATTGATACTACTGTAGAATATAATGTAAAAAGCGGCGTGTATACTGCTCATTTTGAAGATGGCGGTGAAGTTACTGCCGATAGTTAGCCAGCTTTAGTTGCTATGATTAAAGCTTATGAATCATTGACTTAGTAGAATATAACTGGCGATGAAACTGGTACTGATACTGAAATAACTAGGAGCAATGTATCTATTACTATTCCAGGATAGGTTACAACTAATATGGTATTAGAAGTTGTAGATGGAGAATGGAAAGTAGTTGATAAAGGTTCTGAAAATGATGAAGATTTAAAACAAAAATGGAATAATTTTGTTAATGCTTATGAAGTAGAATAGGCATATAATACTACTCTTGATGTTACAGGCCAGGTAAAAGCCAATGCTGAAGTTGCTGCAGATACTCCAGCAGAATAGCAAGTAACGCCTAAAGATGAAGTACAAAATAAAATAGATGAAAATAGAGATTATGCTCGAGCTAATCCGGCTACACAAAATATTAACAATGTTATAAATGAAACATAGACAGCATTATTAGAAAATATTAAAATTGCAAATCGTGGCGTAATCTAGAAAATTAAAACTGAAGTTAGTAATACTTCTTCTAACAATCGTGATGATACAATAGATGAATTTGGTAATGTAACAGGCGCAAAAGGCAATGTAGCTCTCGCTCAAGGTACATTAATGGGTGAACTTGGCCCTGAGCTTTATGTTACTGGTGGCCGCTATTACATAGCTGGACAAAATGGCGCTGAATTTGTTGATTTACCTGATGATGCTATTGTATTTAACCATCTATAGACTCGCAACTTAATGAATAATGGGCATTCTACTCGTGGTAAAGCTTATACTTCAGAAGAACGAGCTTTAGCTTTTGCGACCGGTAATTGGAATGGCGGCGAAGCTATGGCTTCTGCGGCAAGTGCATTAAGTTCTCTAAAACAACTTCGTGCAATGTGGCAATCATTAAAAGATTTAACTGCTAAAGATCTCGCTGGCGCAGCTGGCGGTGGAGGCGGCGGTGGTGGAGGAAGCGATTCCGAATCTAATAAAGCTTTCCTAAAAGATCTTGAAAAATGGTATAATTGGCTACAAAAGATTGCTCAATTAGAAACAGATATTACCTATCAAGAGCAACTTCGTTCTAAGATTCAATCTGATATGGTATCACATGGACAAGATTACTTCTAGAGCTAGCTAGTTACTCTTGATAAATTAGAACAATCAGTAACCACTCGTCAAGATTTAGTTAATTCACAAGAAGAGTATTTTAATACTCGTCGTCAAGAATTAAATGACCAGGCTTATCCATTTAGTTCCTTATATGAATTTGATGAGGCGGGCCAATTAAAATATAAAGATGGTTAGCTTGCTAACTTATCTAAATTAATGGGAACTAATCAATATGGAGAAGCCAATTATACTGCACAAGAGCAATATGAAATGATTGTTGCTATGGATCCTCGTTTTGAGGAATATATGTAGTATAATGATAACGGTGAAAAAATTGAATGGGAAAAAGACGATGAGGGCAATTGGAAGAATGAAGACTATGTAACCGCGGTTGAAAACTTCTGGAATAAAATTGAAGCCGATAAAGAAGAAATGTAGTCTTTACATGATTCTATAGAAGAAGGAAAGAAAGATATACTTGCAGATTATGAATCAATTAATGAGATATTACGCGATATTGAAGATAATTAGATTTCAGTAGAAAATAAAGTATATGAAGCAATGGTTGATAGCCGAGAGCGCGCTATACAAGAGCTAGAAGATACTAAAGATGCAATTCAAAATAGCGCCGATAAACTTATTAATGGCTTATAGGATTAGTTGAATAATGAGAAAGATATGTATAATTAGTAGGCAAAGAGTGATGACCTTACTAAACTACAGCGGCAACTTGGTATTCTATAGCGGTCTGGCGCAAGCGCGGCCGAAATTGCTGGAATATAGGCGCAGATCACTGAAAAGCAATCTGATGCTTATTTTGACGAGCAATAGAGATAGATTGATGCAATTCAGCAGGCTTCAGATAATGAATTAGAGAAATTATAGCAGCAAATTGATTTAGAAACAGAAATGTTAGAGTATGAAAAAGAATATGGATTATTATGGAGTAAGGTTTATGAAATAATGCATGGTGAAAATGCAGAAGGAATTGCGGCATATATTGCTAAAAATAATAGTGAATATTGGGGCAAATCTCCAACTGAATTATTAAAGACTTAGCGTGATGATTTGTTTGAAGCTCAAGCCTATAAAGACTTTGCTAATAGATTTGAAGGAATTGAGACTTTAATTAATCATTATAATAATACTAATGTTGGTCTTGGAAATAATACTGAACTTGCAGATTAGGCTACCAATACAATTAATGGTACAACTACTACTAGTACTGCCGCGGCTGCTACTTAGAGTACTGCTTCTGGTAGGGCTGAAAAGTCTGTTACACAAGGCTCTTGGAAATAGGATGATAAGGGCTGGTGGTATGAAAATGCTGATGGTAGTTATAAGCAAAATGAATGGATGCAAGAAAATGGTATTTGGTATTACTTTGATAAAAATGGCTATATGGTTACTGGTACTTAGGCAATTGATGGAAAGAATTATTCATTTAATGGTTCTGGAGGATTGATTGGAGAGGCTACTAGTGGTAATACTAAAGGTAATAATAATGAGCATGGCTGGAAAATTACATTAAATTATTGGGATAATGGAAAAGTATTTTCTGTTGAAGGAAAAGGTAGAACATATGCTAACGCTGAAGATGCTGCATTTAAAAAAATTAAATCAAAAGAGGGGCAGTCTAATTATTGGACTGCAAATGCGGAAAAGTATGAAGAAGGCGGTTTAAATGATTATACCGGCCCTGCAATCCTTCATGGCACAAAGAATAAGCCTGAAGCTGTTTTAAATGCTTCTCAAACTGCTATTCTTCGTGATGAAATTTTAAGTAATAAACCTAATTCCTTACTTTCTCTATTAACTAGTTGGCGCGATAGCGTTACTGGATTAGCCGATACTTCTTCTATTAGTAATAATTATACAGATGGAGTTACTATTGAAAAGGCTGAAGTTGTAATGCAAGTATCTTAGATTGCTAATGATTACGATGCTCAACGCGCAGGAGAACAAGCGCTAGATAAAATTATTAATGTAGCTCGTAAAACAATGGCATAGAATAGAATAAGGAGGTAAAGGAGATGCCGGAATATAGAGATATCATAAACGCGAATATACCGGTAGACCTAACCCGCAAGGGTTAGGTCTACCAGGCTACTCATAAGGGAGATGTTAGAATCTCCCTTATGAATCGCTCATTTATAAGTTTTACTTATGGCGGAAAATATATTGAAGATTTTAATTTAATCGCAACAATTAATAATAATAGGTTAGATAGAATAGGATATTCTCCTTTTAATGACATTACTACATCGTATGAAAATTTAGATGGGCAGTACTATTGGGGCACGCATTATAATCCAAATCAAATGGAGTTCACTCTTTCTACTGACGGTATTGATTAGAAAATGCTTGATGACTTTTTATATTGGTTCCATGCCGGAGAAATTCGTGAGTTAATATTAGCTGAGCATCCGAATAGAGCTACTTTGGCGCGTGTGGCAGAGCCTCCTCAATTATCACTACTTCCATTTGAAGATGATGTATCAATTACTATTAATGAAATATCATATAAAACTAAAACTACTTTATATAAAGGAGATATTTAGTTAAAATTAGTAATGGATGAACCTCATTGGTATGCAATTTAGAATATACTTGGTCGTAAGATTTCAGAAGAAGGACATCCAACTAGGTATATTGATATGTGGAAAGCTCCTAACGACCCAGATGAAGAACAATATTATACAAATATATTTGCTTCTTAGGATGCTTTAAAAATATTATATGAGGATGGTATTCCATTAGGTAGCATGATAGATTAGAATATGATGCTTGGTAATGGAGCCTTAGCAAAAGTTGAAGATAATGAAACATCTTAGATTTGGAGCATTGCATCTGACGATGATAGTATTTGGACAGACGGCGTTCCTCGCGGCACTGGTGCGCGTATTAATGGAACTGTTACTGCCGCTGATAAAGAGGCTGATAATAAGATTAGGTCTGCCCCAGGGACATATTATGGAGCAATAGCGGGCGCGATTATGAATGCAGATGGATAGGGTATTACTTCTCTTAGCTCTAATACAGATGCATATTTCTATTACTCTGGAAATGCTCCTGCATTTACTGAAATTAAATTTAATCTGACTCCATAGTTTAATGACCAAGGTTATGTAATTTGTCCAAATAACTCAATTGTAGGCTCTAATCCATCATATAATACTATTATTGTTGAAAGTGTTAATCAGTAGGTATTAAAATTAACTACACCAAATATTTTAACTAGTTATAATAAAGCATTATAGATATTTTATAAGATGCTAAATTCTACTGAGTATACATGGGAAGATGTGCGTGCGAATATTCGAGATAGTGTGAGACATGCTGGAGTGCGCGCATGGGCGATTAAAATAATAGATATTATTAAAGATGGAGAAACTACTAGCGGAGCTAATATAATTAATGTTAAAGATGCAATGTTAAGATTTTTAACAGATACTAATAATACACCATATACCTTAACTTTGACTTTTAATAGCTAGTATGGAAAAGCAATCGGAAAAATTTAGTATAACACTCCAGATGCTAATAAAACTGATCTTACAGATATGTGTTCAGAATATGGAAAAATATTTGAAGAAGATGTAGGAGATATGTTGAACTCAAATTACATAATTATAAGAGAAAGAAATTATCCAAATTAGTATGGACGCATTGTAGGATGGAATAATACAACAGAAGGTAGGCGTTATTCACATCGTATTACACATGATTTTAGTACTCCATTAACTAATTTTGTAATTTATTATAAAAATATGTACTTATAATATAAATGAGTTAAAAGGAGGTAGACACATGATTACGGATGAGCAAAAAAATTTGATTGTTGAAATAAATAATTCATATGGTATTGAAAAAAAAGAAGTTCGTAGTTATGAAGTCTCCCTATGGACTCTTTAGGACAGTTTTATTACTGTCCTAAAGTGGTCCGATGTGGAGCAAAAAGGTAGAATAGAAAATCCTAAAATGATATTGGATATTGATGGAACTTAGGAATTAACTTTTAGTATTCCTATGTATTATCATCAGAATGGGATATTATAGCCAAATCCAAATTGGTATACTATTCATAGCGGAAATCTTATTACTGGTTTACGCAAAATTAAAGTTATTTTTAATAAAGAAGAACCTTAGAATAAGAAGGTTTTTGAATTTGTAATTCTTGATGTTGAAGAATTACATGAAAATGATGTATTAACTTGTAATGTTAAATGTGAAGGATTAGCCTTTCATGAGTTAGGAAAAATTGGATATAAGCTCTCATTATCATATGATGAATATTATGAAAGATATAAAAAGTGGGCTGAAACTGGTATTGATCCAGAACCACCAGATGAAGCGCATCCAGAAAAAGAGCCTATGGCAGATTTAGCTTACTGGTGTGAAAAAACTGAGTTATAGAGTTATGAAAAGAATCGTAATAATATTAATCCTAATATTTGGTATTATAAAATTAATATGAATTGGAATTCTTTTGAAAATGGATTATCAAATACTAGTTAGCGTTTACCTAATTAGGTGTATGAAGAAACATATACTACTTCATGGGATGAGAATTTAAAGCCTTTAAAAACATAGTCTTTTACTATAAAACAAAGAATGGTAGATGTTAAAAATAGTAATAAATATAATATTACTTAGACAATAGCTGAAACATTCGGAGTATTTTGTGCTTATGAGTATGGACATGATGAGAATAATTAGATTATTTCTCGTACAGTAATTTTTTATAATAACTTTTTTAAAGAAGAAGAAGGTTATTTATCATTAACTTATCCTTATGATACTAATAAAATTAGTAGAAAAATGGATAGCACAGATTTAACTACTAAATTGTATGTATTAAAAGTTGATGATGATACTACATTACAGGGCTTCCATAGTATTATGGACAGTGAAGCTAATAAAACAAAAGAAGATTATATATTAAATTTTGATTATTTGCATGAAATCGGTACTATTTCAGATGAGCAGTATGAAGAGATTGGTATATATGAAAAGAAAGTAAGGCAATTAAATGATGAACTAGTTCCTTTACAATAGCGCTAGGCCGCGATAGAAGCAGATATTGTAGATTTAGAAGCTCGAAAAACAGTTCTAGAAAACGCTATTAAATTAGATTAGGAACAGGTAGACGCAAACAATGCCTTAAAGACTGCGTTAGTTTAGAAGTATGGCGATGCCGCCGGGAGTAATTTAGTAGTAAATTCAAGCAATCCTGCAAGTGCAATAATTATCCCAGATGGAAATAATAAGGGGCATATTGTATTAAAAAGTAATTTAGGAATTATATTTTAGACTATAAAGTTCTTTTCAAATGTACAATGTACTGCAGAGAGAAGTGATAGTGATTTTACAGCTCAATATAATGAATCTGGTAATTTAGAGTAGATTAATAATTTAACTTATAATACTGAGGCTTCTAATATTGTTTATATGACATATAGCTATAATCCTGATTCATATTATGATAAAGTATTAGCAATGTGGGATCAAAGATTAGCTAATGATAGCATTGATTTAAGTTAGTTAAAAAAACATTTAGGAGAAGATGATATAAATCCAGAAAATAAAACTGGATTATATAAAACACTTGAAAAAGTAAAGACAGATATTAGTAATAAATTAAATGAAAAAAAGAAGCTAATTTTACAATTTGAACAAATGATGGGACCAGCATTGCGTGAAGGATACTGGCAGCCTGATGATTATTCTGATTATGGAGATATTAGAAAATATACTACAAAATTAAATTTAACCGCAGATAGTAGTATTATTACTGCTGATACTGGAAACAATGCATAGTTTATTTGGGATTTTGGAAAAGAAGAATCTACTGATGAAGATGATTCTAGATTATTTTATAATGAGCAAAAATTATATTATACATCTAGCGCGGCATTATAGAAGAAAATTTATTACCCTATAATTAGCGTTGCTAATTTATATAAGGGAGTTGATTTAACAGAATATAGTTTTTATTTTGATACTAACTATAATGCTGGAGAAAATTATAATGAGCCCTTTGAGTTAAAATATAGATAGTTTTTTTCAATAGGGTCTTAGGCTAAATTAGTTTTTATTAAAAAAAAGAGTGATAGTAATACTATATTGCCTGCTATAGTTTTGCTTGGCGCGAAAACATTAACTGAAGCATAGATTACTCGTATGAAAAATACTGGATATCTTGGAAAAATTAATTATACAGATATGTCTCTTACGGGTGATGGTATAGAAGTAGAAATAACGCCTGATTTATCTAGACCAGCATTATGGGTTGCACATCCAGAAGATTATGAAGTTGTATATCCGCGTATTAAATTTTCTTCTATGAATTTAAAAACTTAGAGTAGTGATATTATTATTCATTATGACGCAGAATTATTATCAATGTTTAATGATTATTATATAAATACTCGTGAAACAAAACGAAATGATATATATTATACTGAATATTTTGTTACTCTTAAACCAGAAGTAATTTTTAGACATCTAGAATGTGAGGAAAAAGAATTAAATGTTCATTATATAATTTCTAATGCCAATACTTCTATATATTTAGATGCGCTAGAAATATCCCATGAAAATGCTTATCCAAAAGTATCATATGAATTAGATGCTCATTTAATAGATACAAAATACTATGAAAATAGTATTAGTCATATTAACCTTGATTATACAAAATATTGGGTGTCACATACATTATATAATAGACTCGCGCAATTATTAATGATTAATGATACTGAATTGAAGTTTAAAGATACTTTTGGATATATATCTAGATTAAACTTAGACTTAGATGCACCTTGGAAGGACACTATTGAAGTTAGAAATTATAAAACTAAATTTGAAGATTTATTTTCAACTATAGTTGCTTCTACGGAAGAAATGAAACGAGTATCTTAGGGTATTAGTGGTCTACTATCTGGATAGACTGGATTATCTAATGTAGGCTTTACTGATACATTAGCATAGAATACTCCTATTTTAAATAATTATTTAGATACTTATTTTAATACCAGTCCTACTGTAGAAGAAAAATTAACTTCTATATTTAATGAAGCGGGGTCTATATTAGCTGATGCTAGTAAAGGATTAGATAATATTCGTACATTGAATACTGAAAATGCCGCGATTTTAGCAAGTTTTGTTCAAGATATTGGTAGGGAAGTTGCGGTTTAGACTTATACTTAGACAGACCCACCAACTACTTTTAAAGCTGGAGATATTTGGATATAGATTGATGAGGGTAAAACGGAAAAGTATCGTTATCTTGCTGTTTGTAATTCAAGTGAATCTAATAGTGGAGATGGCTGGGGAAAAATCTATGATGGTACACTTGCTTAGATTAAAGGTGTTAACTTAAATGTTGATGCGGTTACAGGAATTATTGATATTAAAGCAGAAAATTAGATTAATATGGGATCCGGAGGAAATATATATATTGCCGCGGATGAACGCGTAGATATTGTTGGTAATAAAGCAATAAATATTGGTGGTACTACTATTAATTTACTTAGCGGTAGAAATCCAAAAACTAAGTAGGAAGAGATAAGTGGTATTAATTTAATTAGTAGTGGCGGTAATAATGTACAATTTGAAAATAAAGATGGCGAACATATTGATCCACAAGAAGAAATCAATGATTTAATAGAAGATTCTGAAGAAGATTCTGGCATCTCTAAAGTATTAATTAATCCGACTAAAATTGAAATGGCATCTTCTAATATTCTAATGCGTGGCAAAAATAAAATTTAGATGGTTACATCTTTAGATACTATTGCTTCTACTTCTGTTATAGAAATCAGTCCAGAAAATGGAGTTCTGATTGGTAGTGGTAAAGGAGTTAGATTATATGCAGGAGGATTTTAGTATAATAAAGATACTGAAACAATTACTGCCCCTTCTACTGGTGTAAGTGTAGAATTATTACCTTCACATTTATTATTTGGAGTCTCTAATACTTCTAGTGGTACTGCAGTAGAAATGACAGATTCTTATTTTATTTTAGGCGCGGGCGGTAATAAGTCATTAACAGCATTACGAGACGCTACAAAAGAAACTCTTGGATCGAATTCTAGTATAGTTGGTATAAAAGCTACAAAAAATTTTATTGGCCTTGCATCTGGAGATGCAAGTAATCGTTCATTAGTATATATAGCTCCAACAGAAATAGTATTAGGAACTAGTTATAATCAAACTAGTGGTTCATTCGTTAATATTAAAAAAACAGGTATTATTATTGGTGGGACCGGGACATTGCAAGTTAATATGACTAATTTTAAGTTAGATGCAAGTGGGGATGTTACTGTAAAAGGTAATATAACAGCTACAAAGCTCATTGCCGATAGTAATAATGGCCGCTTTGTTGTAGATAATGATGATATGGGATTTTTTAATTCTGATGGCACCACAGCTTATTTAACTATTGATAAATATGGAAATATTAATGCTAATAAAGATTTAACTATAACAGCAGGAGCACATTTTTCAGTTGTAGCAAATGGTTCTAAATTTATTCTTAGAAGTAATGCTATTGATTATAATACAAATTTATATATAGCCGATAATAAAACTTGGAAAGATGCTACATAGGGAATTCAATATTCTTCTAGTGGTGGACTAAAAATTAAAGGTAATATAAATGCAACTAGTGGGTCTATTGGTAATTGGAGCATTGTTGATAATAATTTAACTAATGGTGATACGGGGATATCTAATGTATTCTTAGGAAAGAAAGTTAATTATGGTGGGTATAATACACCTGGAAATTGGGCTATGTATATTGGCGCAAGTTATCCAGAAAATGCAACACCAGGTAAATGGGATGGCACTCGTCCTGAATATTGGGCTCCTTTTAGAATTACTAACAATGGGGAAGTATATACAGAAATATTATGTTTAGGTAATGGGCCATCGGACGCATCTCGTAATGAAGTGGTCCAAGGTAATTGGGATAATCATGTAGGAAAATTATGGGTATTTGTAAAAACTGGAACTGGCACCTTTCAATGGAAATGTATTGATGGTACAGCATTATGGGATGCTGTTTGTACTGCGAATAATACATCTAATAGTTCGGCCGCGGCGGTCAGCCCAACGAATCCACCAAGTGGAGCATCTGCTGAAGTAATACCTAAAGCAAGCGGTGGTGGATGCTTTATCGCAGGAACGCAAATAGAATTATATGATGGTTCTACTATTAATATTGAAAAATTATAGGTAGGATTAAAGGTAAAGTCATATAATGAAATTACACATCAAATTGAAATGGGTGAAATTGCTTCAGTATAGATGTTAAAACATAAAAATTAGATTTATGATTTGATATTATCTAATGATACAATTTTAACTCTAACGGATAGTCATCCAGTATTAACAACTACAGGATGGGGTTCATTAAATTGTGAACAAGCTTATAAAGAGCATGAAGTATAGACTAAATTACTTCATGAAAGTGATGAATTAGTTACAATTAATAATGAAAAAGTTTATATTAAATAGATAAAATATCGTGATGATTTACAAGATGAAACAGTATATACTTGCCATGTTGAACCTTGTCGTACTTTTGTTGTAGAAAAAGTGGTAGTTCATAATATGTATGCTTATGATAAATAAAAAAATAGCCCGGGACTTAAATGTCCCGGGCTTTCTTTTTTTATTCTTCAATAAAAGGCTCTAACGCAACCATTTCAACTGGCATAAAATTGAGAGAATCAAGAGCTTCCATTGAAATTTTATTAGCATTTAATTCAACTTCTGCATTAACTAGCTCATTTAACTCATTATTAAAATCAGTTAAATTTTCTTTTGTAATTTTACAATTCCCTTTTTCATCTGATGCTAATTCACCATTTTCATCCTTTTCTCCATATTTCTGAAGAATCTTCATACGCGCTTCATTGAACTGAGATACCTCAGCATCTGCTGCTTTTAAAATACGAGAAATATCAAATGCTAGTCTAGCTTTTAGACTCTTCTTTGATAGTGCTTGTAAAACTTCTGTTGCATTTAATAAATCATTAATCTTAACCTTAATCATATATCTTCTCCCCATGTAATTTTATTATTGCGTAATTTTCCGCACCAATACTTACCAATACATATTGCATCAGATTCATCTTCAGTGCAATCCATATTATACCAAATTTTTACCTTAGCCTAAGCCTATTTTTTCTTGGGATCTCGATGCTAATCGCCATCATTTATGCCGCAATAGGAGCGCCATTCACTCGGGTAAACCAAGTCATGGTCTATACACGCTTCAAAGACAGTATCTAATAATACTCCTTGAAGATTTGCAAGAGTCTAAAAAGTTTTTACTTGCACTTCAGTTGCTTTAGAACCATACTTCTACAACTGAATATTTTCTATACCTACAAAATCTGGCTCCCATTCTTTTAATGCGGCCTTAAGCCAATTTTTAACTTGATTAATACGCTCAGTAGCTGGCAGAGTAGTGCTTGTCTTAAAAGTCCCATACCCAACCAATACTTTATCATCATATATTGCATAGCCTGTGGTGCTTGTTGCCGCATCTAAGGCTAGAATACGCTATACATCTGTACCCTTTTTGGGTACCTTATTTTTTTTGACTTTATATGGATCGCCGGCCATACATATATCACATATCTTATGTTTGCGCCAGTTCTCAAAAGTCTATTCCTATTTATGTCCAACCGGACATTGCATTTCAAGTGGAGTCTTGAGGTTCTTATATGTTTCACTTATAAGTTTCCATCCCTCTGCTTCCAACGCATTAGAGACAGAATAAATATTTATAGTACTCATACTCCTGTAGAACCGAAGCCAGCTTCGCCCCTATCAGAATCCTCTAAAGAATCCACTACATTAGCCTTAAATCTATAAGATGGCATTACAAGCATCTGTGCTATACGGTCTCCCTTATGAATTTGATAAGGCTCATCACTAATATTGTCATATAGCGCGCGTACCTCCCCGCGATAGCCACTATCAATTACGCCGACGCTATTGCTTAAACGAAGAGGAGTTTTCGCGCCAATACTAGAGCGAGGTAGCACAAATGCAACCCATCCTTCTGGTAATTGAATATGTACTCCAGTCTTTACTGGTGTTCCGATAGAATGAGCTGAAATTGTCGTATCTTCCATTGCATACATATCAGCGGCAGCATCACTATCATGCGCGTATGTTGGTACTTGTGCGCCCTCTTCTAGCTGAATAGGAAGTTCAATAGCATAGGAATGATACTTTTCCGCAGCGGCATCAAAGATACTAAACATTTTATTCATAATTGTGTCTACTAGCAACTTTTTATTTCCAGTATAAGACACTTCACTATAAATCATTTCTTTCATAGTATCAGATAGCGCCTTAATCGCAGCCTGTGCTTCTGCCTTACTTAAACCTTGGTCTTCCATATTATTTACAATCTGATTAATAGACTGCTGTACTAATTCAGTTGAGAATTGCTGCTCTACTCCATCAAGAATAATTTTCATCATATCATCAGTTAAATTTTCATCATCTATATCAGTTAATCCCTTAATAGAATCAATTAATGTCTGTAATTCATTCATTTCCTTTCACCTCAATCGCTGAATGTTTTTTCTGTTGTAACAACCATCCACATATCAACTATTTCTCCTTTGGATTTCTTTGTTTTTACTACATATCCAGATTTAGTTAGTGTATATCCGCCGGCTGCCTGGCTATCTTTAGCATCTTCAATCATTTCCATAGCTTCTTCCTCAGTATCCACACGCCATACATCAGTTGTCTTCAGTAGCTGTCTCGCCATTTTCTTTAATCTCCTTTTCTTTTTCTTCGTTTAATTTTCTTAGTTTTTGTATCAAATCAATATAATTAAGTTTCTTTGCAGTCTCGCTCACAGCGCCAACTGCATCTCCACTTTCATTAATCATTTCAGCGTACTTTTTCGCGCCAACTTTCTTCTTTAATGCGCGCCTCTGTGCTCTATTCATTGGTACTCTAGTTGAGTTAATTTTTTCAATAGTTTTGTCTTGGATCTTTTTTAGTACCTCTTCGGGTGTATCCGCGCCAACCTGTTCATATGCTTCCTCAGTACTGATATTTTGTATTTTAGCATAGCGTTCAATCAATTCTTGACAAGTTAGAGGCTCTTCTGTATTTAATTGCTCAATCTTATCATCCATCGTGTAGGGTCTCCTTCTGCATTTAGGCTATATTCAAAATTTAATTTATGAAAAGTAAGGGTGGGAGGAAAATATAATTTATCTTCATAGTTATCGCAATTCCTCATAATTAAGCAACGATATAATAAAATTTCTGTATATTGTTTTGATTCTATAAAATCAAAATCATCAGTATCAATAGTAGCAAAATAAATTTGAGCACCATCTAATTCTGTATTTGTTTCTATATCTTCTGTATAGTCAACAATAGTTTCTATATCAATTACTCTAACCTAAGTTCCATTATTTAAGAAAACTAATCTTACATTTGGAATTTCTTTTGATGCGTATTCCATATTAGCCTCCTGCATTTTTATTATATCCAAATTCCTATGATTTAAAGAACTCTATATAATATTTTTCTAATTCACTTAATTTATCCTTATCACAATAAGTAATAATTTCAATCTACCAATTCCAAAATCCTTCTTTTAGTATAGCATGATGCACTGCCTAATCGGCTATTGACTTAATTCCAATTGCGCTTTTAAAGTGGTCGGCAATACGAGTCTTTACATTAGTACTCTTTCCAATATAGCATTTACCAGTATCTATATTAGTTATTTTATAAATTCCCGGCTCTGATTTAATTTCAATTCGTTTGAATGTATCATCTAAATTTGGTTTAACATATTCTGCCCAAACTAACTTAGAAATGATATCTGGATGTTGCACTTTCATAGAAACGGTCGTTAGCAAAAACTCAATATCATCTTTATATTCATCAGGCAATTGAATAGTATAAAATAACTTTGCTTGTTTATCTTTCTCATACTAAGCTAAAGTTTGTTCAATACTTTCAAATCGTTCTTTAACTTCTGCTATGGAATTATTATATTGTTCAATTTGTTCCATAGCTTCGCGCCATTTAGCTTCTGAAGCTTCTTTAATTGTTTCATCCTATAGATTGCATTGATTAATAGTATCTTCAAGCAATTTATTATAATAATTCTATTTTTCTTCTAGTGCCAAATCTAATTCTTGCTAGCGCTTTTGCCGCTATTCTTCAATAGAATTATCAATTTCTTTTAATTTATTATCAGTAATATCATGATAAGTATCCAGTGCTGCTTGAAGATCTTTCTTACATTCCTCAAGTCTATATTCTTCATATTCACGCTTTTTCTTATAATCTTCGTATTCTGCTTTACATTTAACAGACTTTTGAATCATAGCCAATGATTCTACTTCAACATTATGTAATTCATTACGAACTGTTTCTATATCTGCTTTATATTTTTCTAAAACAGCTTTATCAATTTTCTGTTTCTAATAAAGTTTAACTCCCAGAAATCCAATTATAATTAAGCAACCGATAAGTGCGTATGTCATTTATATCACCACTCTTCTTTTATACTTAATTATATCAGATTTCTGGGAGTTTGTCAAATATTAGATTTTAATTTTTGTGCGCTAAATAAGATACCACCAATAATATTTCCTGAAATAGTAAATAATAGATTTATACTAAATTGACCGCCTACTAACATATAGTAGAAATCGGCAATACAATGGTTAAAGCCAGCTATAATAAAAGTTGCTACTCCAAGTACCGTCGCCCAAAGTGGAGTATTCTTATAGGTTGCAAAAGACATTAGCATTCCGCAACCAATTCCTTTTGCTAATGCTGCTGATATTGTTTGAGCACTCTTGGCTGTTGCTACTGCTATGGCAGCATCATGTACCACCATATGTGATAAACTAGCAATTATAGCCACTCCAAAAAAATTACATAAAAGTATCAATGGATAATAATACCAAGGATTTTCTTTGGTAAGCATAAATTGAACCTTACCAGTAAATAAATGTAAATTATAAATTCTTACAGTAAGTAATCCGCAGGCAAATATTACTGCGCCTACAAGAGGATTGGACGCTGATAAGAACGCCCAACCTCCAAGCGCGATAGCCATACCTGCAAATATTGCTCTTGATAATTTAATGGCCATTTAAATAATCCTCCATCATAATGATTCGCTGGTTTGAAGAACCACGTAGCGGCAACGTCGTGTCTCTTTTATCCTCCTCATATCGCCCGTCTATTAAACAGGTTATATTTCGGAGGACCGTTCTAACATCATCATCATCTCGCTTTTCTAATTCTTCTATAGTATAACCAGTCCAGACATAAATTTTTAAATCTGGAAAATCATGTTTACACCACCCGATTAATTGCTTTACAGCATCAATATTTTCATTATTTAATGGCTCACCGCCAAGAATACTTAAAGTTCGCATTACGCCATTCTTTTTTATTTTATGTAAAATTTCATTAATATAATCCCAGGTAAATTCTTTACCATAATTAAAATCTTGTGCTTCGGGATTATGACATCCGGGGCAATGGAAATGACATCCCGAAAAATACACTGAAAGGGAGATACCTGGTGCCGCCGCGGTATCATCCCAATAGATTCCTGCGATTTTACTCATTATTATCATCCTCCTATGATTTTATATATGGAGGATAATATTCAAATTCATCTTGCGACCATATTTCTATTGTACCAATATCAGTTTCAATAATATCTTCTAATTTAGTCATATAATCACCTCAATGAATATGTTTTACTCTTTCTTCTGTTTCAGCTTGCTTTCCAAGATTAAAAGCATCTTTATAAGAACCAGTAAGATATCCAGTTACGCGTCTAAGTCTTGAAATATTCTTACTGCCACATTCAGGACAGCTTTCACCAATTTCATCCTGATAACCACAGTCATTACACATATCTAGGGGTATGTTCAAAGCGAAATACGGGATATCATGATCCATAGCATAGTTTACAATGATTTCAAGAGCATCAATGTTATTCTTTACTCCAGATGGTACTTCTACATATGTAATACATCCGGCGCTAGAATAACCCGTTAATTGACTCTCAATATCAATTTTGTCAAAGATTGAAATATCATGCCATACTGGGACATGAATACTATTAGTAAAATATTCACGGTCGGAAATATTTGGAATTTCGCCATATTTTGCCTTGAACTTCTTCATTGCGGTGTAGCAGAGATTTTCGGCAGGGGTATAATATACACCAAAGTTTAATTTATATTCTTTCTTAAACTCTGCGCATCTGTCTTTAAATAGTTGCTCAATTCTCTTGGCAAGTTCCATTCCTTTTTCAGTAGTGTGATCGCAACCAATTAGAATTTGAAGGGTTTCCGCGAGTCCTAGTTGTCCAATAACAATGGTGCCATGCTTCAATGCAGAGCGAATACCTTCTTCTGGATGATAGCCAAGCATAGTATTATTTTCATACATAAACTTCGCGGATGCGGGAGACTGTTTACAAATCCATTCAAAACGTTCCAGAAGCATATCTTTAGCTTCATGAATTTTTTCATCTAATAATTGCATAAATTCGTCTATTATATATCCTTCAAATGTAATCGTGCTGCCATCAGAAAGAGTGGCTTTTTTACATTTTTCCTTTGCCTCCATCGCTAATGTTGGCATAATAATAGTAACAGGACAAATATTACCACGGCCATCTTTCATTTGAGGATTGGTGCCAGGTTCTGCATTGATATCAGCAAGGTTTGCGGTTCTACAACCCATTGTAGAAAAGTAAGTACGAGGATCATTTATATCATATCCAGCCGCATTACTCCAGTCAACATTTGCATAGTTAGGATAAATACGCTTAGCTGTAGATTCTAGGGCTAATCTAAATAGATCATAATTTGGATCCCCAGGTGCTCTATTGACACCTTTCATACATTGAAAAATACCACATGGAAAGATCGGAGTCTTATGAAATTTACCAACGCCTTTAATAGAACCTTCTAGCAATGCCTTAATTACCATACGACCTTCCGGTAGCGTACAGGTGCCATAGTTAATAGATGTGAAAGGCAACTGATTTCCGCTTCTGGATTGGAGCGTGTTAAGGTTATGATACATGCCCTCGACTGCCTGCTGCAATTCGCGCTCAGTCATTTCTATTGCATATTTATAAGCTTTTGTTACTTGCGCAGTTTGTACTAAAGGAAGCACATCTTCATCAACTGTTAAATTATGATAAGGTTCAATAGGCATTTTACTAATATCTACATTGGCAAAATAATGTGCTTCATTTCCTTCATCAAACCATTTTAATCCATCTTTAAAATGTTTCCAAAAACTCTTCCTCACATAAGGAACCATAGTCCAATCCAAATGTGTAGCACTAACGCCGCCAAACTGCATTAAAGATTGTAGTTGGAAGATAACTGCTACAAGCTGGAAAGCAGTATTAATAGAATTAGCAGGGCGAACATCTGTTTGCCTAGTGTTAAAGCCCTTTGCTAATAAATCATCAAATGGGATACTTAAACAATTATGCATACCTACTGCATAGGCACTTAAATCGTGAATATAAATCTCATTATTTAAATGATTGTTACGGGCCATTTCTGACATACAATAATCAAGTGCATATTGCTTCATCATTTCATCAGATGCTTCGCCAACGCGGCCGCCAAATGAATGTTCATCTATATTTGCATTTTGATTTTGCACATTGGATGCTTGAAGTTTTTCGCTAATAGCTCGAATGAATTCGGTTGAATTTGCGCGCATAATGCCATGTTTATAGCGATACTTAATATATGCTTTACCAACTTTTAAATCATAATCTGTAAGATAATCTTCAACTAATTCTTGAATATCTTCTACACCTAAAGGTTCATCCATTTCATGAGCAACATATTCTACTTCATCTGCAATTTCTTCGGCATAAGGTGGAAATCCTTTTTCTGTTGGATAAATTTCATGCCATGCTTTACATATGGCTGTTTGAATTTTTTCTTTATCAAATGGTACTAATTGCCCAGTGCGTTTACGAATTTGTAATTTCATATGAATCACCCCTTAAACTTTTTTCCACAATAGGGGCATTCATCAGCATTAGAAAAATCATAATTCCCTATATCATGTGTACATAGTGCTTGTAATGCTTTAATTTCATTTCTAATAGTAAATACCCTATCAGTACGCTGCATTCTACTTAATTCTTTTTTTAATTCTGCACTTAATTCTGCATACTTCTTTTTAACTTCTGTAGTTTCCATATTTCCAAAAACCTCCTTGTTTAACCGTTTCCATGCTTTGATAAAACAAGTTCTTTTGAGAAGGATATTTTTTTATTATAATTTCAAGCTGTTCGCGCTCGGGGCGAATTTCAGTCATACGTTTGTCTTTAGGAATCCTTTCTACTATAGATTTAGATTTACTTGTTTCACCTTGCGTCCAAGTTGCAATTAGCTTGGATATATCTGTAATTGGGTTATAGCATTCTATTGATGGCTCTTCATATTTTATTTTCAATGGAATACCACAACTCCAAAATACATACAATAAATTAAGTTTATAAATAATATCTTTAAAATAGTCTGATTGATAGTGGAATGAGCCACCAAGTGATAAGTAAACTTGTGAACTTGGCGGAATTACTGCAAGTAATCTGTTCTTATAATGTTTCATTAAAATTGGCGTTTCTTTTAATGGAATCTTTAAATCTAAATATGCATCATTTCCGCGAGCAATTAAACTATTTTCACGCACTTCCAAAAAGTCTGAAATTTTCTTATAATGTGCTGGATGAATAAATTGTATTGAAGATGGAGTTCGCTGCATGATTTTATCAATAACTTCTCTCCATCCCTCTTGAAAGAAATCATTATCATAAATATAAAATCTATGTCTTTTATGAACAGCAGGGAGCGGCAATACTTCATTGCCCGCGTGCCATCTATAATAAGAATTGTCTAATAATTTTCCAATTTCTTTATCATCTAATCCTGCAATACGCTTATCTTTAAGAAAATTTTGATATATACGAGTGCGTGGTAATGTAAAGTCAATTAATTTATTTTTAAATGGTACATATATACCATTTGTAAAAGCAGTACCGCCGTATACCACATTAGGCGCCCGAAGAAAAGCCTCGGGCACCGTAGTATATTCTTTAGATTCACTAAATATATAAATTTTTTCATAATTAGTTAATTCAGTTTCATCTAAATTTATTAAACGACAAAACTTATTTTCTTCTGTTTGATAATAATTAGCTAACTTCATTATCTCAAGATTAGGAGGACAAAGTTGAGATTTTGGCCAACTCTGTAACTAAAGATCTACTAAGCCAATCATCATTCATTCACCTCAACTCGTTCTGTCTGGAACTCTAAAGTTCCATCATCATGTATTGCTGTAATTTTAGAAATTACAGGATAAAAACTATCTTTTCGTTTTTTAGGAATGAAATCGCTTTCGCGCCGGATTCCCTGAACCATTAATAATGTACCTCTGGAGAACCAACTATTTTCTATTACATGTTTGCGCCCATCAACACCTTTCTGAGATAGTCGTTTATCAAACATTGCATATTGATTCTTATATACTTTAACATTAACTACGCCAGTTGGCGTCAACAATGTTATAGTATTCTTCATCTTATTTTTATCAATAACTGTGCCAATAATTCGTCTTAATTTATATATTCTAACTTCATTGCCATCTTTGCCAGTGAATGTATAATCGATTTCTGGTTCTTCTGGCAATTTAAAGAAATCATCATATAAATATTGAGAATCTGCTAATTCATGTGGATGACTATAAAATGAAACAGATTCCATTTCCCAATGTGATATATTTCCCGCCGCATATTTATTAAACATCTCATCATATAATGCTTTGTTTAATTTATTCAGTACCTCATCTTTATTTTTCTTTAAGTACATACGCATTGGATCCATACCACGCTGGTATAGATTATCCCATACCGCCGCAGAAATACTTACACCATTTGAGATATAATCGGCACTAAAGTTATTCGCAATAAAGTTAATTGCCGCATCATTTAATTGATAATTTTCAACTTTCTTTTGTTGCTTTAAAAACTTATTAAATAAGAATAACTTTTTACAAAAGATAAGTTCTTCTGGAATTAAATCATAATTAATAAGCATTTGCATATTCTGTAATGTCAATCTCTGTTTTTTATCGGCAATCATATCAATATATTTTGCCATAATTTCTTCACGAGGTAAACCTACTAATTCATCAAATGCTCCACATTTAATTAAGTTAGACATTTGAATCTTATTTAATTTAACTCTTTCTAAGAAATCATCCATAGAAGTAAATGGACGCTTATCCATAATATCTTTTATAATTGAGATTGATAACCTTGTTATACCACGAAGTCCATATAAGATTTCATTTTTTGAAACAACAGGCGTGAAAGTATAAGAAGAGTCATTAATATTCGGCGGCGAAACTTTAATTCCATAAGTACTAAATCGGCCGATTGCTGATGCAACCTTACCATAATCCATACTCTTGGTTTTCTCTTTTTTCTTATCTTCTTTTTCACCCTCGGTTACTTCATTCTCTTCTTCCCATTCTTCTTGTTCTTCTTCTTCTTCATCTGGATCTTCATCTGGTTCTGCTTCAACTACTAAAGATGCCTCACCATCTTCATCATATTCAACAGTTTGAATGCCACCACTATCTACAATAAGATTTGCGGTATTCCAGAATATAATAGGGAAGAAGCGTGCAAGATTCATTTCTTGTAATGCGACCATTGAATATGAATATGTATGCGCCGCATTAAATCCATATCCACGGCTCAATGCAATCTCAATATTCCATACATAATTACAAAACTTTTCGCTCAATCCTTTTTCTTTTACATTATCAAAGAATTGTTTTGTTAATGCATCATACTCTTTAGGATTTTTCTTTGCTATAGACTTTCTTAATTTATCCGCAAACTGTAAGTCCCAACCACCGCATTCCGGCAATTGTACTAACTGCATAAACTGCTCTTGTGTGATTGACATACCATCTGAGATATCTAATTCACGATGCATAATCTTACGCTCTTCATCTGTAAGGCCCATCTGAATCATTTCTTTATCCCAATCTTGCGGCCTTTCCCTAAATCGTGCATACTTATCCAATGGACTTTCTGCACCTTTTTCAGTGGCCATTAGACGAATAACTGAATTAAGAACTGCAAGTTCGTCTACACTTCGTGGATGTGTTAATGAAATACCGCGCACGCCACTCTGTTGTTCCATTTGAAACAAAGATACAATTTCATGATTTTGAACCATATCCCACATTTTCTCGTCATCACGATTTATTTTATAAACGCCAAGCGCATTTTCATATGTTTCTCTAAGATTTTTACCAGCCTTAATATATCCCTGTTCTACTAACAAATCCAAACATGTATGAATCTTATCGGCTGCTTCAACACTTAACAAGTCCATCTTAATCATTGAAACATCTTCAAGGTCATGTAATTCAAACTGTGTAATGATTGTACCATCGGGCGCGCGCATTAATGCGCTAGATTCTGTAAAATCTTCATCTGTAAATACAACACCGCCTGCATGAATACCCTGACCACAAATCAAGCCTTCAATTCTTTGAGCAACTTCCCAAAGTCCAGGATGTTTATTAACTTCATTTACAAAAGTCTGATTTGGTGGAATTCCATTTTCTTCATCACCATAATAAGTTTGCTTTAATGTATAAACCTGACCGCGCTCTGCCTGAATAAGATTAGAAATATAAGATGCTTCATCATTATCTATACCTAAACCGCGACAAGCAGTTTGAATAGCTGACTTTGACTTTTCTGTCTTAAAAGTAGCAACATTTGATACTCGATTTTCTCCATACACCTTTCTCAAATGCTCCAAAGTCTGTGCTCTACGAACGCCCTCAATATCAACATCAATGTCAAGCACGGAAACACGAGCTGGATTAAGAAAGCGCCAAGGGTAGGTTCGGGTTTTCTCACGCAAGCAATCAATCTGAATAATATCAAGCGCATAAAGTAATACGAATCCCATACCAGACCCGCGTGCTGGCAATACAATCGTTCCCGCATTCCAACATTCATCTATAATCTTTTGTAGATTTAAGAAATATGCTGACCATTGTGCTTTATTTACTTCTGAAGAAATCCAAGTCATTTCTAGACATTCATTTAATGCGGCATAAGCTTCTTCATTTTGTAAATCTTCATGCTTTTTAATACCAGTGATAACCGCATCTACCAATATCCTATCTGCTTTATATAGTGAAGAAGAGAATTTTTCTAATTCCGGTATTACTGAAAAATAATATTCATAATCTTCTTCTTCAAACATATCAAACTCGCGCCATGGAAGACTTGGGATTTTCAATGGTTTCAATACACTAAAATCTTCACACTTATCTTTTATCTCTCTAATTGCATCATACGCGACTTCAATTTCTTCTTCAGATAAATATGGGAAGAAACTATGAATTTCTTCGTCATTCATCATATATGTTGTCGCATAAAATGAACGAACTTCTCTATCACCATCTTGTGAATTAAGAAACGCTTCATGAATTTTAGCTTCTTCCGGCCGCCCATAATGACTATCAGTTGTTATAATATATTTAATTCCAAGTTCTTTTGAAATCTTTAATAATTGCTTATTAACAAATATTTGTTCTTTTCCATTTGAAGGTTGCATCTCCAAATAGAAATTACCTTTCCCAAAGATATCTTCAATATATAAACACCAACGCTTTGCAGTTTCATAAAATTCTTCATCACCCGTATCCATATATTGAAGTAAGAATTTATCTAATTGAGAACCCAAACAAGCACTTGATGCTATCAAGTGCCCTGGATTTGGCTTTACAATATCTTTTAAATCTTGATAATAAGTTGGCCGTCTGCGCTGGCGCCGACTCATATATGAACGCTGCCATGCCCTTGTAGATAATTGACAAATTTGTTTATATCCAATCTTATCTTTTGCAAGAAGAATAAAGTGAAAATATTTATCCTTCGTTTTATCAAAGTTTTTCGCAGTTAAACCATTACGAGTAAGATATATTTCATTACCGCGAATTAACTTAAAATCTGGATGTGTTTCTTTAATTTTCTTATAATACTTTTCTGCCTTAATATAACTTGATATAGTTTCATGGTCAGTGATTGCAATACATTCGTGTCCGAGTTCAATTGCTAAATCAATTAGGCCTTCAACACGATTAATACAATCACGAAGAGTTTCGTTACTATACATCGTGTGATTATGCATACTACCTGGATATTTCGACATTTACTCACTTCCTTTATCTATATCTATTATATCATAAAATTCAACATTTGTCAAAAGTCATATTTACTGCTGTCTTCCGTTAGCTCATAATCACTAATGAAAATCTAGACTGATTGTTTGCCCATCCATTCATTAAGGTTCGCGCGTCCATATACAGTTAATTTCTTAGTTCTATTATTCATAACCTCTTCAATGAAATCTGTATCTTTAAACTTCACATAGTCAATACCATTATATGAAATCTTAATACTATCTTTACTTGCTCCCATAACCATAACATTCATTAATGGGATATCCTTAATAACAATCATTGGCTCTTCAATATGATTACCAAAATATTCTGGATGTGAAGCAAGACAACTAAGTAATTCATCATTATAATCATTACCATCTAGAACATAATCTACAATATAACAATTTTCAAAGTCTTTTGCGCTTAGATGCGTATTAGCATAATTTAATAGAGAATCTAATTTATCGCCATTTAATCCCCAGCCTGCGGCATTATCATGTCCAGCGGTATATGTCACTAATCCACTATCTTCCAAGAACTTCTTAAAGCTGGGTAGTCCAGCAAAATTCCCATCAGAACGAATACTACCTTGAATTTCATTATCATTATTGCGGCGACCAATCATAACAGGTTTATGATATTTACTTACTACATTCATTGCAATTAAGCCAGTAAGCTCTTGTGGAATATTATCCATAGCGTCTAATTCTACAAGAATAATATTATTATCATCTAAGCCATCTTTCTGAATCTTAAAATCTACAATACCCATAGCCTGCTCTTTTAATCTATCTTGCCGTGCTTTAGCATTCTTACCTACTCGTGCGGTCTGCTCAGCTGCATATTCAATATCTCCTGGACGCGCACCACGTTTAGTACTCTGCATTGCTCTATTCGGCTCAATAAAACAATAAAACATTGCTTCTTTTTCTGCAAGTGTTCCTACACGTGTAATAGCATTAATAAGTGGAGCAATATAGAAGGCAATATCAATAGGAGTTAAGCCATTATAAGGCGAGACGGCTTTATCTTTTAATGAATATGCTTGAGATTCGATAAGTGTTTTAAAGCCCTCATTATGGATGTTCTTTAATCCTTCCATCATAATATAGTTAGTCTCTATATTCGTTCTATCCATTACATCCGCAATTTCCCCAAGTGCAGCTAAATCTATATAATTATGTGCTTGATCTATTCCTAATTTTGCATCTAGAACTTCACAGAACTTATAGACAACACCTGCACCACATAATGACTTATTTGGATAGTCTGGTGATAACTGATTATTTACTACAATAGTCGTTGGAAGATTAGAAGTAACTGGATTACCTTTGTCATCATATAACTGTTCATGATGGTCTAAACAAATAACATCCATACCCATTTCGCCAAGTAAACGATGCTCTTTCACATCATATGAACCCGCATCTGGTAAAATTACTAAATCCCAACGTGCTTCATCTGTAATCCAATCTACTTTATCATTAAGTCCATGTTGCTTATGATCATGTACAGTAAACTCTAATTCTATTTCTGGAAAAATATGTTTAATATATAGCCAGAGAATTGCACTTGATGTAAATCCATCTGTATCAGCGTCTACAATAAAGAGAATTTTATGCTTTTCGCGCAAATGATGAAGTAGCATCTCCGCGGCGGTATCAATATTCTTTAATTGATATGGATCGTTTTCACATAATATACTAGGATTCATAAATTGTTCTATATCTTGAACTCCTCTATCTTGTAGGAGTTCTTTTAGTGCTTTATCTGGATTTGTACTATATTCTTTTCTTAATCTATATCTCATAGCATATCACCCGCGTTATGAGAATATCCTACCCAATTACACTTATCACATTCATATTGATATTGTGGAGGGTTCGAAGTTAAAATTATATCATTTCTACGAAATAGTTTTGCCCCGCATCTCGGACATTCAATGTTTACTTGTGAGCGTGGTTTCATTTCCTATGCATCAATAGATATCATTTTATTAAATTCATCCCATTTCATTTTCTGTTCTCCTTATCTTACTTTTATTCTATGTTTATAAAGTTCTTCAAAAACTTCTTTACCTCTATCAAATGGAGAATCCTTATATCCTAAAAGATTATCCATATCCCATATATAATAAAATGTTGCTTGCCCTTGAAATTTTCTACACATATTCTCTATTTTTGTACGATATTCTCGTGCCTCATTTGAGCGCCAATCTTCATATTCTTTATCAAAAGCAATTGTAATTTCATTTGCGCCGAGAATATTAGTTAACAAGCTCACATGAAATTTATTTATCATTGATCCGCAACATGCCACTGCATTTGCGTATTCACCATAATATCCTTCATCCAATAATACTGATTTTTCACCTTCTGCAATTATTGCACTTCTGCGCTTTCTAATTGCATCTTGATGTTCATATATACCATATAAGTTAAAATGTAATGGATGTGCATATAATGTTTGACCAATTTGTACTGGCCGATATTTTCCATATTCTTCCGCTTCTTCGGGATTAAGTGTTCGCGCGCGAATACCTACCAATCGGCCATTAATATCAAAATGTGGAATCGTTATCTTATTTTGAGCATTCAAAAATCCAATATGGAATTTATCCATGACTTCAGGTTTGATTCCATCTTTAAGCCACAAAGGATGATGATAAGGAAGAAAATAACTTAACATTTCCTTTGGATATTCAGTTAATTGAGGAATAGAAGAATCAAACTTATATTGTTCAAAGTTAATATCGGATTTATATTTCTTATGGTTAGAAATTGTAATATGCTTAATACATTTCTTTACATAATCTACTGCTTCTTCAAACTCTACTCTATGATAATTTATTCTCATAAACTTTTGATATAAAGTAAAGATTGACATCGCTTCATTACATTCTGTATAACATCTAAATATTTTATTATTCTGATACCAATATAACTTCATTGATTCGGCTTCATCCAGTGGATTATGACAAATTGTTGGACAAACTAAATATCCTTTATCTTCATATACCGCAATTTGATCTACGCCTAAACTTTCCAAAAATGTTTTTACATCATCTAGAGTAATAGAATCTATTATATCTTGAATACTTACATCCAACAAATCTAGTTCTGGATCAAGTCCTTGTAATGATGCTGTCATTTATATTATCCTTTCTCCATACTAATTGCTCGTTCACTTGCACTTGAGAATAAATCAATCGGTTCTGGAATAGGCTGATTCAAAGCATTTGTAATAAATAAATCTTCTCTTTCTCCTGTACCTAAATGTAATCTTATCCAAATTCTTATCATTTTATAGCGGCCACGCCGCATTTTATAAATATCTAATACATGAGTTGGACGAGTTGAATCTTCAATACACTCTGGTTTAATTGTGCCATCACGAACTGCCACTTTCAAACCAGCTTTTAATGATAGCCATCCTTTTTCTGAAATACGAGTCATTACATATCCCATATCTGCTTTATCAGCTATGCTTTTTGCGCCACGAATACTTTTTTCATCTTTAAACTCCATCTCATCATTCTCCATTCCAAGTGCATTTACCTGAGTTGCTGATGAGATAAAGATATTATAATCTTTTGCAAGTTGTTTTAACTGATTCGCCATCATCATTAAGATTACCACTTTATCCATTATTTCTAATGGTGTAGACTATTTTTTAACCCTTTGCAAGAGGGCCACTACTCTTTCCAACTTCGTATCAATAGAAGTTGTACTCTCCGTTGAAAGGAGATAGTCGTTACAGGTTTATTTTACTAAAGTTATTGGCATTAATTCATAATATAATTCTTCTGAAATATATTTGTATTGTTTTCCAAAACATTTATTACCATGACATATACTTGCAGAAATAACTCCTGGCTTGTATTCATTTATTTTTTCAAATTCTCTGGCATTATGATGAACTTCTATAATATTTCCTTTATCATCTAATAAAGCAGTTGGGCGCATTTTTGTTCTAATTGGCCGCCAATTTTTTAGTCCATCTTGAATATCCTATTCTAATACCCAATAATAACCTGACCCTTTTATATGCCCTTTAATAGCTTTATTTATAGTACCTTGATGCCAATTAGAGTTTTCTTTTGCCGCGGCTTTTTGTGAAGGATAAATTCCAATAATTTTAAAACAATTTTCTGAAATTTCTTCTAAGCAATATACATTTGGAACTGCCGCTTGCTTAGTCTGAACCATTTTTTCATATGATTCTATATTCTTTATTGGATTCACTATTCCACCGGGCTATATATTATATAATTCCAGAGTTGAATTTGAAATTAATTCATATTCATGATAATAACCATCTTCTAAATTATCATATTCTCTTGTTTCTAATAATTCAAATGAGAAATTACTTTCACCATATTTATTCCAATCTGGTTGTAAATGATAATTAGGATGTGTGTTATTATTTAACATCTTTTTATGCTAAATAAATCGTTTTTCTACTGGCAATTCAGTAATGCCGATATAAACTCTATTGTTTATTTTATTTGTGATTTTATAATAATTAAATATCATTGATATCACCTCCATAGGATATGTGATTTTAATGATAAATAACTTTAGTAAAATTTTCCCACGAGATTCACTTTTTTCTCAAAATTATTCGCCAATAATTTATCATTGACAGTCAGTGTTCCTCGTTAGCCATATTTCTATGACCCCGCTGATTAGCGGAAAAGTAGTGTTAGAGGACATAACCTTTAATTGTTCATCCTCGCGTACATTATTTTTTGTAAACTGTCCAATCATGCTTGCTGTCGAATGAATATAATCAAAGAATACATACTTAACTTCGTCAACTGTCGCATATTTACGAATCGTTGACTGAACATTCTGCAAGTTTGGATCACTTATTTCTTCAATAATAAAGTATCCACTATATTCCTCCATGATTCTCGCCGCGGCTTTAACTCGTGCCAATTCCATCGGAGTATCATAATGCCCTGTTAAAATATGATCTTCATCTACTCCGGAAAGATATGCTAACATAATTGTTTGCAATTCTTCTTTATCCATTTCTGTTACAATGAATAATACTTTTCTTGGCATTCGTACATTACCTTCAGAATCCAATTCTTCAATAAATGAATTCTTTTTATGCGACCATCGCTTCGGATAAGCCAAATGACATGCATCAAATATACTTGTACGAGATTTACCCGCGCTTGTACTTGCGCTTTTTAAGAAAAAACACCCTTCTCGCGCGCCTCTGCACACTGAACTAAAAATCTTTCCTTCCATTGAAGGCCCAATACTTGGAGAACTTCTTAATTCTTCAATTAATGTCATAACCCCTTCTGCGGGATTTCCCTGCCTACTATTACCATTCGTAAATTCACTACGAATTTCATTATACTTTTTTTCAACACTATTTAATATTTCATCTAGCGTTGCTGCTTCTAACTTATTAATTAAAGATACTTCTAATTTCGGATCTTTTACATCTTTATCATCAATAAAATACTCACTAATATCATAATGTTCTTGCTGTAACTTTCTTAATAATGAATTCTTTTTTAATCTTTTATAATATACTTCAAAGTTGCCTAACTGGGCGTACTCATATGCGTTTTTAAGAAAGTCAAGACCGTTTTCATTTTTATATGTTGATGCGGCCAAACCACCGCTTCGTTCAATCTCTTGGTCTATCTCCATCGGCGTCAATGCCGTGGCGCCCGCCTCATATAATTTTTTAATTGCCATTAGACATACTTTTGCTGACTTAAAATCAAAGTCTTGCGGACGTATGTCTGGATATTCCAAAAATAATAGAGGTTTATACATTAAGCAACCGATAATCTGGCGATAAGCCTGAGTGTCGGATAGCGTCATATAATTCCTCCTTTACTTTAATCTAATAGTGCATCATCAAGATTTATTTCTTTTTTCTTAGAAGTGTTTTCTTTAATAGGGACTACATATTCATGTGTTTCTGTATTTGCAATTGCTGCCGCAATACTACCTGCTCTGGCTTGTCTATCTGCACGCCAAGCTTTCATATTTGCCATACTACGCGGACCAACTAGTGCCAATGATTCAGATAATTTATCTTTCTTTGATACATTATAAATATAATCAAGACAATCTACAATTGCATCATCAGTATATCCGTATTCATTTTTCAAGCGCTTTCTCTCTGTCCAAATACGCGGTCCAGGACTCTTAATTCCAAATATTTCACAAACTTTATTTGAAAATCTTTCTCGCGCCAATTTCTCTTCATAACAAGTTGGGCAATACCAATATGTAGTTTTTCCGCTAAGAGATGCATATTGAATTAATTCATCTTTATAAAATTCACCTTTACATCCTGCACATTTTCTAGTTATCTGCATACCATCACTTCCTATATTTTATTCTATATAAAGTATATCATGATTTCCAGAAAAAGTCAAATAAAAAAAGAGCCTTTCGGCTCTTTTTATATATATTACATCAACTGTTTTACTTCGTCAATAAAGTATTCAACCAATGAAGACTGCGAAGGAACTGCTTGACTTAGTTTAAAGTCTTCAGAACCAAATACCTTCTTAATAATATCCTTCATAATCATCAAATGCTGATCTTTATTATCTTCACCGCCAAGTTCAAGATACTTAATCCAAATTTCTTTAGCTTCAGCCATGACCTCAGCAAATGGACGATCCTTAACCTGTGCAATTTCTGTATGGTCAGTTACCTGCGCGCCATCAAGTTCTACTGCTTTATCAATAGCATCGCCAATTGCATCTACCAATTCTTTATATCCAAATTTAATCTTTGGAGCAAGATATTGATAACGACTACCGGCAAATATATATGGGGTTGACCGTGTGTATAAATATCTTTCCGAAGTCCCATCTGGATTCATCTGTACTTGCAGATAACCAATAATATCTACAATAGAATTAATAATTGTATAACACTGATTTGGTAGATCGGGGCAAACTGCAGTAATAGCTTCGCCATCTTCATTACGCATTTCGGTTGGCTTATCTTTACTATGAGCAATAAATAAGATACCAAAACCTAATAGTGTAATTTCACGCCAAAATTCAGAAAACTCAGTTTTTAGCATATTCCAACCTTGACCCCAAGGCACATCTCTAATACTGTCTACATTTTCACGCTGACAAATATACTTCTCGCATAGCTGCCAAGCAATCGAGGCTGTATCTACGACAATCGAATCATACATTTCTTTTGCCTGTGGCTTACGAAGCTGTGTTAGAACTTTCTTTGCATCTGTCCAACGAAGAATAGGAGCACTACGGATACCAGCAAGAGCATTAGTGCCCTGCTCAAAATTCATAAATAGCGCACGTGGAAGCTGACTACCAAATGTAGATTTTCCTGTTTTCGGTTGGCCATAAATTAATAGGAATTTTCCCTTTAAATCTCTTGAAATCTTAGAAGGCTCAAGAGAAAAAATATCAATATCTGCCATTTTAATCCTCCTTCATATAATGGTCCGAGGTAGGGCATAGACCTATTTCTATGCCCAAACACTCTATCACATTGTAAGTATTCAATTGCCAGGTATGCTTTTAATCACTCCTGCCACTGGTTTGACTTACAATTACTCCCAATCATACTTCTTAGAGGAAGCTTCCGCGGCATTAGCACTAGACTTTGCAGTCGTACTATTGCGTGCATTAATTTGCATTTGTTCAATTGCCGCCTTACGCTCATTAAATGCCTTCTTAATTTCTACTGGGTCATATGCAAAATCTTCTTCCTTGCATTCATCATCGCCAGTAGTAATAATTAGTTCACGCACAAACTTAGTTGTGGTTTCTGGTACATCTTCACCCCAGCCGCTAGACTGTACTTCTTCTTCCTGAGAAAGAACACGAATACGGCCCTTAACAGTTACTGTACCATTAGTTTCCCAATTACGAGAAATATATTCAACAGTATCGGGAGCTTCAACAATAAATTCAACTACATCGAGCTTTCCGCCATACTGTACAATGCCACCCTTAATCACTAGACGACCAGTAGTATCACCTTCACGATCTACTTCATCATGCATATCCATAATAAAGATATCAGTTACAAAAGATGCTACATCTGCAACGCGAGCCTCATTAATAAATGAACCACGAATCTGCCATCCATTAATTAACTGTCCGGTACGAGATACAAAATTATTTTCCTGCAGAGAAGCACCAGACAGACGTACATGAGATGCATGATCAATACCCACATTCTGTGCTGTCTTCATTAGCTTTAGATCATTTAGACTCTTCCACGCGGGATTATTTTTACCAGTAGATGTATGCTCGGTCGCAAACATACTAACCTGTACATCACTAGTTTCTTCCTTTCCGCCATAAGTCTGAGTAACACGAACTGTTACTGTTGCGCGCTGGTATGAACGCCCATCAGATAGTTTCCCATCACCAAAAGATACATCCATTAGAGTGCCCGCTAGATTTAACTTATTTGTTGCCTGAATACTAATACTTTTCATTTTACATTTCTCCTTTGCTTCGTTATTTTATTTTTAATTAAAATTCTGTTTCTGCTTCCTTTGCGGCTTTTGCAGCTGCCTTTTCTGCGGCCTTGCGTTCCTTTTCTACCTGCTTCACGGCGAGTTTAGCCTGTTCTTCAGCTACCGGGTCATAAGTTAGACCAGCTTCAGTTAGAGTATGATACTTAACTACCTTTGTCTTAGCCTTACGAGTCTCCGTAGCTGGTTCTAGTTCAACGGTTTCTTCACGAGTAATACGAGTATATCCATTCTTTTCTAGTGGATTAATAGAACCGATTACCGCACTTAGAGAAATTCCTAGTGCTTCAGAGATTTCCTTCTTGCTATACTCATTACCATAATGTTCCTTTAAAAAATTTAGCACACGCTCACTATTAACTGTCATATACATTTCTCCTTTTTATATCTTGTATAGATTTATTTGTTATTTTATTCAATTGTACTTTAAATTACTTCATCCCGCACACGGGCTACTTTCTTTTTCTATATATAGTATATATTAAATTTTACAGAATGTCAAACAATTATTCTTTTTCTTCAATAATAAATTTTTCGTTTGCCATTTTTCGCGTGAGTTCATCATCTGAACCTGCTTTGTCTACAATCTCTTGTAGCTTTGGAATCACATCTGTCTGATAGCCGGTAATAGCTTTACGAAGTGTATTTACTTTATCTTGTAGCTGATTTACCATCACCATTGCACCCACCAATAATCGTGCAGCTTCAGGATGAGTAGGAGCATAATCATCTCCTGCTTCATTAATAACATCTACTAATGCTTGGAAATCATCACGTATAATAGTAGCAGTAGACAGACCTTTTTCATCATTCTGATTTCTATTATAATCCATTACCTATTCGGCGGAAGCTGCAGTAGCCTGCGCTAAATCCTTAAATAATGTTACATATTTCTTATCCATTCTTTACTCCTTTTACCGCTCGACCGGTAATTTTATATTCAGAATCTCCTATCCATTTAGCTTCTTTTACAAATCCTTCGGCTTCAAGTTTAATTGCTTTAACGCCTTTTGTCATACGCCCAGTATAACTAATTTCACTTAATGGATAACAATTATAATAATCATTATTTCCAATAATAACAATTTTATCATCATCATCACTACTTAAAATAACTTCTACAATACTATCATCATCATCCATCTTATTAATTGCTACACCTTTTTTCGCGCGAGCAATATATTCACCAATATGACTCTTTTTAATGAAACCTTTCTTTGTAATACAAGTTAAAGACTTATAAGCATTAAAACTCATAGTATCAATTAGTAGGCGCGGATGTTCTCCTCCAATATCAGCTATATCAGTTATCTTATATTCTTTATCCAGCTTCAACTTACTAAGAGAAATATTATACATTTTTCCTGCATCAGTAATCAATGTAAGGGAACCAAGATTTGTTGTATATATAATAATCTGTTTAAATTTAGCTTCTTTGCCTTTTTCAACAAGTTTAATTGTTTTTCCATTATAAATAACAGCAATATCTTGTTCTTTAATTTCTTCAGGTTCTTCTTCATCACCAAGTGTATCAGTAATTTGCGTGCGTCTGGCGTCACCAAATTTTTGAGATACTAGATTTAGTATTTCAATTAATTTTTCATCTAAAGCGGTAGGTTCAGATAATAGGTAATGACAATCCGCAATAAACCTAGTAAGTTCTGCTAGCTCATCATTTAATTTTACACCGTCAAGTCGGCATAAAGAGGATAGCTTCATAGCTAGAATCGCATCAACCTGCTCTTTATTGAATTTGTATTTTGCTATCAAGGCTGTTGCGGCATCCTTTGGGTTATCACTACCTTTAATAATAGCAACAATATCATCAATATTTGCCAAGGCAATCAGTAATCCATTAATGATGTTTTCACGCGCAAGTGCTTTATTTAAATCAAATTCAATTATATTACGCTTACATTCTCTAATATGAGCAATATAAGCATCACATGCTTCACGCCATCCAAATATTTTTGGGAATCGTCCTTTATCCAAAAGAATCATATTTACAGAGAAATGATTTTCAAGTGAAGTATCATGATATAACTTTGCAATCATTTTATCTGGATTTTGTCCTTTAGAAAGATAAATACGAATATCCGCAGTTTTCTTTGTATGGTCAATAACTTTATCAATACCATAATCTGGGTTTTCATTTACTAATGATGCAAGCTGATCCATTACAGTATTGGTAAATACTCCATATGGAAGTTCTGTTGCTTGAAGCATATGTTCTTTAGGCTGATAAGTTATTTTTGCGCGCAGGCGTATAGATTTACCTCGTCCAACTCGCAAACTATCTTTTACTTCAGTAGCATTTGTAAGAATACCACCTGTAGCAAAATCAGGAGCACAATAAATTTGATCAAAATCAACTGAAGGATCTTTGATGATTTTAATAAGTGCATCATTAACTTCTTTAAGGTTAAACTGAGGCACAGAAGTTGCCATCGCAACCGCAATACCTTGACAGCCATTTACAATATTCCAATATCCAATGGATGGAAATACAGATGGAATTTGTTCTGAATCATCATAATTCCAATACCATTCTGTAATGGCATTTTTCTTTAGGCCATCAAATATGAAGTCTGAAATTTCACTGGACTTCATTTCTACATAACGGGCAGCCGCATGGCTATCGGGAGATGAAGGATTACCATAGCTACCCTGTACATCTTCTAGTGGATAACGACTTGACCATGGCCTTGCTGCACGAATGAGTGCATCATACATTGCTACATCGCCATGAACATATGATTGGGACATAGCTGAAGCTACGCTCTTTTGTGCCTTCTGAAATTTATCCTTGTGAGTGAGCTTATTCGTAAATTGAGCATATAGACCTTGCCGCAAACCGATTTTCAGCATATCCCGTACATCTGGAAGAGCACGCTCTTGAGCTACTGATGCTGCATATTTTAGAAATGCTTCTTCGGTTGTCTTTTGAAAGTCTACATTCTTAATCATGTTCTAACTCCTTTCTTTTCATTTATTATAATATAAATTTTAGAATTGGTCAATTATTAAAATCTCGTATCCATTGTAAATAGTATGATATAAAATCTGCTTTTCCAAATCCGGGCGTTGACGTATTTCTTTCTGCTAATTCTTCAAAATCAGCTTTACAAATAAATTGTTCTGCTCGCTAGCATAATGGTTCAATAAAAAAGAATTGTATATTCTTTTCCATTTGTTCCTTCACAATATCATATTCTTCTCTAGTAAAAAGTCGATGATAATCTTTATATCCTTGTCTATAGATAGCATATTTCCAATTTTCATTTATATACTTCATTGCTTCTGGAGTAGCATTATATTGCCAAATATTAAAATCTTCGTGTTTAATTGGCGGAGCTTTTAAAATTCTCAAATCTTCTGAAATATTTTCTCTAGTCCAAATTTGAAATACGCAACGTACTGAAAAGTCTTTATCCTTATCGGTAAAACTATTTTCTGGTATATACATATATGCTTGTAATTTAAATCTTGAATCTAATTCTTTATGAACGCCCCATTTCATAAATGATACTGGGACAATAAAAGCAATAATTTTACTAAATTTTGCTGCATGATTAAAAAAATCTATAGCTAATTTTGAACGTTTTCCAAATGGCGGATTTCCTATTGTTATATAATCATTTTTATTTAATGTTAGAGATAAAAAATCTGCTTTGGTAATATTCTCTCCCTCAGGAGCAATATCATAGGCTTCATAATGTTTTAATAGAGGCAAAAAGTTTCCAGAACCCGCAGATGGTTCCAGAAACATTTCATTATCTAATGAAGGATAAAATTGTTTTAAGAAATTATAGCATTGAATTGCTATTTCAGGTTTAGTATAAAATTTATCTAAATTTGCCATTTAATCATCTCCTGAGAAAGACATACATAGCCAAATTATGTCCACAATGATTTTTCCAACTAAAATTAATTCTTATGCTATCAAGTATAATACCAAATTCATTTGCTTTAATAAAATTATCATATTCATTCTTAATCAAATCTATGTCAGCAAAATTAGTAATGGTATTAGTAGTATAATTATAAACAATTAATTTTTTAGGCATTTTCTTTTTTGGACTAATTTCTTTTGTAATACAATCATTAATAAGTTTTTGAATATTTTTAGGATGATTTAATAGATCTTGATATATTGCTTGAACAAATAATTTACGCCACTCTTCATCTAATATAATAAGATTATCTCCGTACTGTTTAGCTTCTTCAACAGAAAGAGGATTGGTTGTATATGGATCTTTCATCCAATTATGATTTTTTGAAATAGTTGTGAATTTATCATATAATCCAACTTTTTTCATAAAATCAGTATGTGGCTTAAAATCATTAGAAAGATATTTATAAATATGATTAATAGTGAAATTGCCCCATGTGCCCAATCCTTTAGATACCCTTTTAATTTCTACTTTTTCTTTATTAATAATTAAATCTCCATCCATCGTACACGTATGATTTCCAATCCATTCAATAGAAATAATTTTTTCATTCTTATTATAATAATTAATAAATAATTGAGCATCATTAAGTAAATGCTGCCATTCTTTATCTTCTACATGTTCAGGAAAAGGGTTGGTCTGAGGTAATTTATTAAACATTATATATATAGCAATTTCAAATCCTTTACCATACCATTGATTATCTTCTTTCTTATTAATCATAAAAACATCCTTTCATATTTTTCTATAATAATTATATTATAGTTTTTATTATTTGTCAATTATTTATAATATTAAAATCCACATTCTCAAACAAAAAGTCTCTGCGTCCTTCAACCTCAGTGCCCATTAGCATCTTTAGTGATTCCGCCGCCAGTTCAGCATCATTAATGGTAAGAATATCTAGACGCCGATTTACCGGATGTAGCATAGATTCTTCCATATCTTCTGCTACCATTTCACCTAATCCCTTATAGCGACTCTGTTCCCATCCACTATGAGTTTTCTTTAGTTCAGAAAGTTCATCTTCATCATAAGCATATACATGCTGTTTGCCTTTACTTAATCTATAAAGAGGCGCGCGCAGCCAGCCAAGCCGTCCTTCTTCAATAAATTTTGGCATTAATACATAGAAGAGAGTTGCAATTAGACACATAATAGAATATCCATCTACATCAGCATCTGTAGCAATTGCAACTTTTCCATAATTAAGTTTCTTCTCATTATAACGCTCTTGAATACCACATCCAAGTGCCATAATAATATCAGATACTTCTTGATTTTCTAGACATTCTTCTAGAGGATGTTTCATTAGATTCTTTACTTTACCACGCACAGCATAAAGTGCTTCTGTCTTTACATCTCGCGCTGGCATTAGTCCACCTAAAGCAGAATTACCCTCACAAATAATAAGCATGGAATCAGCACCATGCTTCTCGCAATCTTTAAACTTATCAGAAGAAGTCACTTTACGCTTGCGCTGTTCAGTTTCTTTCTTCTCCATTGAAAGGATAGCATTTCTTGCGCGTTCTGCGGCCTCATCGGCTTTTGCTTCTTTAGATAATACTGTTAGTATTCTATCAAGATCATCTCTATTATTTATCGCCCAATCTTTAATTGCTTCAGTAAACACTGTTTGTGTATAACCACGCAATTCAGTATTTTGAATCTTATCTTTTACCTGATTCTGATATACAGGATGTGGGTGTTTAATATTAATTATAGTGACTAATCCCTTACGAATCATATCACCATCAAATGATTCTTTAGCTAAATCATTAATTGTACGAGTAAAAGCTGCTTTCATGCCTGCAATTGGAGTACCACCATTCGCATTTAAAGCACCATTAGAAAATACATAACTTTTCTCTTTTCCACCTGTCCATTGCGCGAAAACTTCAATATCAATATCGCCATCAAAATGTTTATTAGCATAAATATATTGTTTATGAAGTGGCTTAGAAATATTATTCGCTGCAAAATCTTTCAATCCATTTTTAGATAGAAATTTTTCTTCTTTTTCATCTACTTTATATACAAAACTAACATTTGGAATAAAATAGCTAGTTAATTGTAGTTCTTTTCTAATACGCTCTTTATCAAATGAAGGAGTATCTTCATTTAAATGGAATATGGTCTTATCAGGCTTAAAATACACTGTTGTACCTGTTTCTTTTGTACTTCGTATTCTGTTCGCAGTAGAAGATTGTGGTATACCGTCTTTGAATACAATGTTCCATTCTGCTCCGTCTCTGCGTGTCCAGACTTCAAAGATTTCCGAGCAAACGCACACTGTACTTGACCCAATACCGTGCATACCACGAACTCTTTTATAATTAGTTGAATCAAATTTACCAGAAGAATGAGCAGAAGTATATATTTCGATGAGTACTTCTTCTGTATCTTTATTTTTTCCATGTGGCACCCCCGCACCTTTATCAGTGACTTTAATATCATTATCATTAACTTCTACAGTAATTTCATTACCGCGACCCATAATTGCTTCATCACAGGCATTGTTTAATATTTCTAGAAAGCAATTAAACATAGCATCTTGTCCATCTGCACCAATATACATGCCAGGAGTCGATCTTGCCGCGGTACGAAAATCTCGTACTTGTATTGAGTCTGCGTTATATGCCATTCTCTCACCCCTTTCTTTCTTACAATATATTATATCATGAATTAAAAAAGAAGTCAATTATTTAATTGACTTCTTCAATTACCAAACTGAATTATCAGTAATATCCTTTGATTCTCCACAAATTGGACATACAACTTTAAGGATAGTACCAATACCACCTCCAGTTGGGATTAAGTAAGGCGCGCGGCCGCCATTATATCTTGAACTTAATCTGTCATGCATGTGTTCTATTGTAAATTGATTATATGCATCTTTTTCTTTTTGAGAAGCAAATTCTCCATAAGATAGATTAAGGCGTTCGCGCAAATTTGTAATAGTTTGCTCATAATTCTTTTTTACAACTTCTTGAGCATTTTGAATGAGTTGTTGATTTTCTTCTCTAAGATGTTCACATTTATCTTTATAATATTGAATAGTATCGGTTATCGCAGTGGCAAGTTCTTCTTCATCATAAATTTGAGAGGTTTTATTAGTATCTGTATCGTGTACTTGAAACATTCTTATAATCTCCATTCTTCTTTAAAAAATTGTTCTTCCGTTGGTAATTTATCCCAAACTACCCAATTATGACGATAGGTTTTAATCGCGTTTGTATATATAGTTATTGTATAGTCTTGATATATATTACCAGTCTCTTTATTGTATCTTAGACTATCATATTCTAATGAATAATTATCATATTGAATCCAAACTTTTTTATCTTTTGGAAGTTGGATAATTTCTTCCCAAGTTAACCACTGGGCCATTTTAATCCTCCATTGCGATACTATAACCTTCTAAATTCACGCCAAAATCATCCCAAAAATATTCTTTCATTACATCATCTAATTTATGAACATATAATGGCTTTTCCTGTGAAAAATTTCCATATAGCAAATCATTCCAATCTACTATCTCAAGACCGAAAATTCCGTATGTCCGAGCCTTTTCCTGAAGGGCTCTTTTGTTTAGGGTTAGTACGATTCCGTTTGTCTTTTGAACTTCTGCTAGGAGTTCTTTCGTTTTCCCTGTTCCTACTGGACGTGCAATTACTTTCATTTTCAGATTCCTCCAATTTTATATGATGATAATAATAACTGTTAGTACATAAACGTTCAATTGTATATTGGCTAAGATCAGATAAATCCCAATATATTTCAAGTGTATTATTATGATAGGCAAAAGCTACATAATATCCTAAATCTTCATAAAATTGCGTTATTATTGAAAAGTATCGCTTTGCAGTATTATCACTTCTTACTGTAAATTGTATATATGATTCTCCGCGTTCCGCGGCGTCTTCTATTTGTTTATTAATGCGGCCGCAAAACCAGTTTAATCTTGCTTTAAACCACAACCCCTTATGTTTAATAGAACCTTTCATAAGTTCTCTTGCTTCTTTTGCTTCCATATTATTTCCTCGCACATCCGCAGTTTGGACAATAATACTCTTCTTCAGGATTATAAAGAATACTTACTACCTTACACTCTGGGCATTTATAAGCAAGAACTTCGTCAGTGGTAATAGTTGGCGCAGTATCAATAACTGCTTGCGCCTTCTCCATAACTACTTTAGCAAAATTAAACATTTCTTCTGTATCTGGCATATGCATTTCATAAATTAAATCCCAAAGCATTTCATCGCGGCCGAGGGACGGCGCATTAAGATTACAATCATCACGATAAATTAGTTCGCGCATTTTTATTTCACCGCCGTTTTTGTTATGTTTTCAATAAATGTCATTTCTTTTCCGCAATGAGGACAATATCGTGTATAGCTATTACTTTCATTTTCACGTTCGCAATATGAACATCTATGTCTAAATTCATACCAACATCCATTTTTTTCATCCCATGTTCCAGGGATAGAATCAAGACCTTCTTCCCAGTCATCTCTTGCACAAAAACATTTTTCAGCAAACAATTCCCATCCATATTTCGTCATTCTCATTTTCCTCCATCCTCCCTGTGTTTCCCGTCAGCGCAGAAAAATGTTTGCTCTCGTGGCAGATTACAATTATTGCAAAAAGAAATTTTTTCATCATATCACCGACATTCCTTGCAATAGATAACCTCATGAATTTGCCCGCTTCTAAACATTTCTCCGAGAATTCCGACTGTATCAATTAAAATTTGCATATCAAACCCAAAATCATTATTAAAATTTCCAGTCTTTATTCTGGATATTGCTTCTTTTCCGGTCATCAATACTTCACCGCCTGTCCGCAATTACTACAATAATTTTGTCGTGGATAGGCATAAAGATCATGATTACATTTCGGACAATGGTAAAACTTTGTTCCATAGGAGTTTGTTGTAATTACTACTTGCTGTGGTTCCTGCTCTTTAAGTAAAGAAAGAACATCCGAAATAGTTTGCCCAATCTTAATACACATTTCTGGAGTAATTATATTTTGATTACACAATACCGCTTTTGCGATATTCATATTTTCTATAATTTTCTCTCTATCAATCATTCGTAGTTCTCCTATTAGTTTTCAGCTCTATACCAAATACAATCACCATTCTTTAACCAAATCATAATTGTATTTGGTATGCACATACGAACTCCGTCAAGCATAGATTCTGGCATCATTTCAAATACAGCTGGGCGATAATCCAATATATTTTCTTCTCCTAAAACGCCTTTTGCTTTTTGATAAATTTCACCGTATGTCATACTTTACATTTCTCCTATTATGTTAGTTTTACCATAAGTGGAATTGTATTACTAACTATAAGTGCTCTAACAAAATCCAAAGTTATGTATGGTGATTCAAAAACATGAATTCTCGAGTTTCTCCATCTCATTTCACGGCCCGCAAATCCGCCAGCTTTGCTGCCTGCCAACGCAAGATGCTGTTTATCACTACTAATAAATGCCAAAGAAGGCTCGTCAGGACTACTTTTTTCCACTAATAATTCTTTTATGTTTCGTTTTTCGTTAATTATTTGATCCAGCATATAGAACCAATATTCCTCATATGTTGCAAGTCGACAATTACATTGTTCACAGCATTTTAACATCATCCCGATAGATGTAAATGACGGATGAATATGACTCCATTCTTGCTGATAGTTTGTTGGAATATACAAACTATATGGTTCTGGGTAAGTTTCAATAGTTTCCAACAATGTCAGCAATGGCGCCATTTCGACAGCACTGTGAAGAAAATGATCTTCATAATAGTCTTGTCCACATTGTTTTATCATTATGTTTCGCCATAAATATTTAGCGTCATGCCAATCAATTTTTGCTGGTATAATATCACCAAGACTCTTTATTTTAAACAAATTGATCACCTTTCCTCTAATTAAAGTTTTTGTACGTTCTCTTCCAAATGTGGACGGCTGATTCCATTGTTCGTCTTCTTGCTCCGCGCAAGTGGCAGTCTGGGCACCAAACACTCCATCGCATTACTTTACGATTAGAACGAGCCAACCAAAGATTGGAGGATTGACATTTTGGACATGGTTGCGCTTTCTTATTTGTCTTTATCCATTTATTAGGACTTAGTACCATACTTATCTCTCCTCAAAAATTAGCTCAGTGCCACATTTTGCGCAGTACTTATCATCAGAATCAACTTGCTCGCCACAGTTCTTACAGTAATATCTAACTATAGTAGCCCTATATACTTCATCGTCTCCAAATGGATGTTCAATTGTTCGTAGTTCACGGCTCTCTTCCCTGCGTACAGTTGGCTCATTTGTGCTATAAAGTCCAATTTGTTGCTTATGTATCATCTTTACATTCCCCTTTTTCTTTTATTATAATATGATTTTCTTGTTTTGTCAAACAATAAAGTGAATTATCTGCATGAGGAACAGCGCGTAAATTTAATCCCATTTCTAATGAATAATTATTCATATAGGCTAATCTAGTATTATTCCAATCTCCATATATATAAGTTGGTTCACTTGTCATTTCTAATGTTTTTAGTTCTGGTACGGCAAGCATAGACATATACATATTACCATTGATAGTAGTATTATTTGGTAATTTAAAGATGAAATTTGCGGCTTCGCCAGAAGCTAAGTCTATCTCTGTCATGTTGATATTTTTTGTGCCACAGAATTCACATTTTGGCGCGAAGATATCAAGAGCAGCACCACAATTACAACAATTTGTTTTACTCATTCCATTTTACCTCTAAATTTCTTTTATAGTCATAACAGATATGATTATCCGCGGCAGCATCAAGGCGCTCAATTGCATGGTGAAAACTTATTTCATTATTCTTAAATTCTTCAATAGTATAGCCATCTGCTTCCCATTCTTTCCAAGCTTCAGTTAAATCTTCTTCCCACTCATATGAAATTTTAATTTTTAGTTTCATTTTTACTCCTTATGCGCGAATGCGCCATATCCTTATATTCTTATTATTCTTATATCCTTATATCCTTATATACTTACCCCAAAATGGGTTAAACCTTAACTCAATTTGAGTGAACCCTTCACTCATTTTGGGTTAAACCTTAACTCAAATTGAGTTAAACCTTCTTTCAAATTGGAGGTATTGAGTTGTACTCATTTTGAGTTAAACTTCGGTTATGAAAGTTTCATCCATTTTAGGTACAACTTTCTTTTTATTTTGACGGTTCACAATATTTTCTGCACGCTTTTGAATTGCCAATGCTTCTAGTCCAGGCGGATTTAAATCTATTTCATATCTATTAGCACTGTCTTCTTTTTGTTTAATAAAACCTAATTGTTCCAAGGTTGTTCTTGCACGAGTTGCTGTACTATCAGACATTTGTGTTGCTATTTCTACTGCCGCGGGTGAAAAATCAAATTCACCTTTTCCCGCCCATTTTAATATATATACAAGTAACATAAATTCATTTCCAGTTAATACCTGTTGTGCTTGTTCTATATATTTCCAATCAATAGCACGGAGAAAACTTTCATTACTCCCAGTCACATGAGCAACCTTATCAACAGATTCTTTTTTTATTTCTATTGTTTTTTGATTCGCATAATTAGCCATTGTACCCCTCCATTGCTTTTTCGATTCGCATTAGAAGGGCAATAGAAGGTGTCTCTTTACCATTCAATACTTTATTTAAATGTGTTCTACTAATATTTACTTGTGCGGCGGCCTGCCCTTGAGTCAGGCTATTATCTGCCATATATTTTTTAAATTTATCAATAATAGTCTGTATCAAAAAGCACACACCTCCAATATATAAAAATGCCTATCTTAATGATAGGCGTTAAATTACCAATCATATTCTACAAATAGTTTTTTATTTTTAACTTCATTCTGTTCCCATTCTAATACCTCATCGCGCAATTCACATAATCGAGGTACAGTATCATAGGTTCCGAAGTAATCACGATAGGTACAAGCAACCCTAATCATTTCCTCAAGTTCCTTGCTTCCAATTTCAATAAAATCACCAGATTCATAATCTTTGGGCATGAACGACCAGTTATCTACCATGTCCCAATTCTTACGCCAATACATACGTTCTGATACCATTCCTGAGGAATACCAATTTTCATCCTTAAAAATTCTATGGTTTGGCGCCTCAAAAATATAACAATCCATCCCGATTTTAATCGTCTCCTCTCTTACATATTAGAAATCAGTAGGTTTATCATCATTATCTATATTAAAATCACTACAAAGAATAATCAATATAAAAATAATAAAAGCAAGAATACCAATATAACATTTAATATCCATAACTCTACCTCACTTTCTATAAAAATTATAACATAAATTTAAGAAAAGTCAAATAAGAGGAGTTCAAAATTGAACTCCTCTAATCTTATTTAGTTAATTTAGTAATCGTTTCTGGCGGGATATCACATTAATCATCAATATAATTAATTTTTGCGCGGAGTCCTCGTATTGGCGGTGTTTGATCTTTAAGAATCAGATTCAAGACAATTCCCACGATCATTGCTAATGCCGTGGTTCCAATACTTACAATGCCAAAATTACATACTGCGCCGCTTACTCCTAGTGTAAGAACAGCCGCGATAATAGTAACATTTTTATTATTATTTAAATCAATATTATTATCTTTAATAGTACGAATACCTGATAAAGTAATATATCCATAGAGAATAGCCGCACATCCTCCAAAAATAGCACTAGGAATACTTACAAGGAAAGCTTGTAAGGGGCCGATGAATGCGGCGATACCCATAATTATAGCAGCTAGTGTAATTACATATTTAGAACAAATCTTACTGAAACCAGTAGTTCCAACGCTCTCGCCGTAGCTTGTATTTGGCATCGCACCAATAAATGTACCAATAGCAGTTGCTATGCCATCACCAATAAGAGTGTAGCCAAGGCCTGGCTTTTGTGTTAAATCGGTGCCAATAACCGCACTCAACGCCTTGTGGTCGCTTGTATGCTCAGCAATGGTCACAAGAGATAGTGGTAGGAATAGAAGTAAAATTTGTGGTAACCATGCCCAATCCCAATTACTTGCGTGCATAAAGGCAAAATCAGGTACTTGTACAATTTTTACATTATTAAATACGCTAAAGTCAATAATTTTTACTCCGCATACAGTAAGAATTGCTGCGAAACCATACACAATTAGAATTGCTATAAGGAATGGCAGATTTTTGATAAATCCTTTTCCATAATGTGAAATAATTGCAGTAATAAGTAGCGTTAGTATACCAAGACCAAAGCCAATTAGACTATATTCACCATTGACTTGGAAGTATGTAGGAATAAATGTTGCGAGATTCAAACCAATTACAGCAACAATTGGGCCAATTACAACGGGCGGTAAAAGCTTATTTATCCAAGCAGTACCAAATGTATTGATGGCAAGCCCAACGGCAAGATATACAATACATACAATACCACCGCCGATAAATACTGCAAGATAATTAGGTGCAGTTCCCAGTGCGAGCGCGCCGATCACAGCGGCTACAAATGCACCACTTGAACTAATAAACATTGGACTTTGACCGCGAGTAACCAATTGATAACATAGAGTACCTAGACATGCTCCTAGCATTGCAGGCGCGATAGGCACTCCACAAATCTGTGGAATTAGTACTGTAGCAACAAAACAAGCAACAACCTGCTGAAGTGCTGCAACTATTAGTCGCTTTGCAGGAAGTTTGTCATTAATATTATAAAGCATAATTATTTCTCCTTATATTTAAGTTTTCCATCATGAATTGTATTTGTGGTATATGTAGTTGTATTTTTATAGGAATTTGAGTTTGAATCCCAATAATCACTACCGCCGACATGGGGTGTAGTATATACTATTTCATCAGGATGAATTTTAAAAGTATCACTTGTACAAGTTGTATATTTTTTCCACCACTCATTGTCATCACAAGTGATAGTCCAATTATTTCTAGAACAATCACACTACCTTACCCACGGAGCATTAATGCGGCCGCAACGAGGGCATTCCCATCCTTTTTCACTCTAGTAGCTAGAAGGAGATTTATATGTATAAGAGGTACTAGTTGTTGTTGAAGTTGTATTATCCATTTCTATTTTACCTCCAATCTGATACTGGTTCATCTGCATCTTTCTTGCCATATTCTTTTTGTAGTAGGGGCAAAATTTCATCAAATGAATTATGCAGCATATGATCTTCCGTAGCGTATAAAATCATTCCATATAACATCTAATTGATACTGAAACTGCGGCGCCAATCCTTCTCATTAAGATGATTGGTGCGAATATCGAAGTAATGAGCGTAATTCTTTTGTCTAGAAATCCGCATAAGTTCTTCCTTAATAGCTTTACATTGATCTAGTTCAATATGTTCATCAATTTCCCATTGATGAAGCCCTTGATCAAAGTATTTCTGTTGCCCTTCTATTTTACATTTTACAACAATATCCCATAATTTATCAACCATATACTTCCATCCATACAATACTCCCATCTCGCACATAGTGCCAATAGCACTCTGTTCTGGGCATAGAACAGTATAATCACTATTCCATAATCTTTCAACATCTGCTGCGACAATTTTTTCCGCGAGTTGATTATTTTCTTCTTCAGTCATATTAGACTTATCATTAATTGACTTATTTTGAACAGGGCTATATACTTCACCCGGAATTCCGGCGGCCTTGAACTTATCATATTCTTCTTGGCGCGCAAGATTTTCTCCGTGCGTCATAATTCCACCCGCGAGATAACCTAAAGGTCTTTTCTGTTCCATATTATTTCTCCTCATAATGTATAAGATTTTTTATATAATCAATATTTAATTGATTATATTCTTTATAGGAAATACGATATAGCGGAATATTATAAGTTTTACAATATTCATTTTTAATTTCATCTATTCCTTCTCTATACCAAGTATTTGTTTTATCGAAATGTTGTTCACCGTCATACTCTAATAAACAGAATAATTTATGATTTTTTATGATGCCCCAATCAAATCTATATGGAGATAATTTATCTGTAAGAAAATCTGGGAACTTATATTCTGAAATAAATTGAATGTTATTATCAGATAATATGTTTGTTATTTTTAACATACCTTTTGACCTAATACATCCGCAGCTATTAACTTTTCCTGCTCTTAAATCCCTTCCTGCGACAACGGTTGTGTTGCCGCATGAACATAAACAAAGCCAATATTTATGATGGTCAGTGTTTTTATTTGGAGTGGGCGCTTCGCTTATAACAGTTAATTCTCCATATATATTACCGATTTCATTTATTATTCTATCATCATTAGAATGTTTTCCACAACTAGTAGACTTTCCTTTTCTATAATTTAATTTAGATGGACACCAATAATTTCCGCAATCACATTGACATAAATAATAATCTTTTGGATTAACTTCTTTTTTACCACGTTTATATTGTAAAATATCTTCTATTGTAGCTTCGCGTATAATAATAGAATTATGCTATTGTTTTATCATAACTATCTCCACCCAAATATCCAAGAGGTTCTTTATTCATCTTTATTCTCCTTATGTGTTAAATCCCATAGAATATCATACATCTCTAGCTTAAAACCTTCGGGCTGCTCTTTTAGTGGCAGCATCCACCAAGCGAGTCCTGCATCTGGATGACGATTGAAGTACTCATCAATCATATCGTCATAAATTGTATGTTGTTCGGACATATAAATTCCTCCTATAACTTTTTTCTTTATTATATCATGAGTTTGAAAAAAAGTCAAATAAAAAAATGGGCGCTTTCGCGCCCTTAAATTAAATAACTATCCATCCATATACTCCGGGTTGCCACACATTATTATCCACGGTTGACTCCCAAATTTGATTATTATACATTACTTTATCTCCTGTATTATAAGCGTCTTGTGCACCTGTAGGCTGCTTCCATTCAGCAATAGTACCTGGCATAGTAATTTCAGTAAATAATGCAGGAGTAATATCTGGCTCCCAGCCAAGTTGAGAAGTATGTGTTTGTACTACACGATATAATTTATCATTATATCGCATTCGTGCGCCCATTTCATAGGTCTCACCCTGATGCCATACAGGGAAAAGTACTGCACTCTCTAATGCAGTTTCATCTGTAAGAGTAGTAAGTATAGTATTCATCTATGCAATTCGTGAACGAACTGCAGTGATAAGTTCTTCTCGTGTCATACTTCCACCCCCAACATTTGAAGTGCTTCAATATAATCTTCTGATGAAGCATCAGCTGATTCTATTATATCTTCAGGGTCACCATTATATAAAGCTATATTAGAATATAGACTTTTAAACGTGCCAAATGTCATACGATATTGTCCCAAATCTGGATTAATAACAACTATTTTATCATTTGAATCTCGACCGCAACATATAACAAAGTGGTTATGCTTCCACCATATGACACTGGGACGGTCTTGCCGCACAACTTCTTCAGCATCCATTTTAAATGCCTTCATATTAAGTCCATATTTTCTTCCAGCTGTATTTATATCTTTTGCACTACATCCTATCAAAGTAGTATTACACTCTTCAATTAAAGTAGCTAAGTCTGCCTCAATATTATAATAAGACAATAACATTTTTAAACATGTTGCACCGCAATCAGAGGGATGTGAAGAAACTACAGGTGTAATATTAAACATTTACATTCCCCCTTATCGTAGCGGGTCAACTGGAGTATCAATAATATCGAACGTAAAACGCTTACCTGCGGCGAGAGCATTACTTTCTTCATTTAAATCTAATGAATTACCTTCTAGTTTGCGCTCAATCTCTTTTTCTTTTTCAGCCTAAATATGCGCCATCATATTTATTTCTCGTATCATATTGTTAAACCTCCCAGTTAAAAATACTGCTGCCTATTCCTAAAGTATTGGCTAGTTCTTCAAATAATAACATTTCTTCACTTTTATCTCTAACACTATAAGTATCTTCTATTGTATATTCATCAATCATTTTTTGTGTTGTAGTAATATATTGCGTCTAAGGATTATAATTTCCTACGATTTCTTTTATTTCCTCATTTGTATGCTAAATATGTTTAATCCATCCTCGCGCCTTATATTCATCTGGATTTTCATCAAACCATTGTTTAACGCCTAAAATAATTTTCCCAGTAATGGAACCATCCATATCATTCATAGGGCAATGTTCAATAGTGCCATCTTCTCTTTGTTTTTCATATACCCAAGTCATTAATTATCACCCCTTATGCTGGAATAGTAGAGTGTGTATTCATAAAGCGCCATAGCTTTACGCCACATACATTAGTATAGTGTAAATTTATCATGTTTAAACCTTTAGTTTCTGCTTGCGTATGCTCAGTTGCAATTTTAACAGTATCATCAGGTGGTGTTAAGGTCATACTATAAGAGCCATTATGACGGCATCTTATCTCAAACCAACAACCGTGTGTATCATTATCTACAGTAGGTAAGATGAACTCCATCGGACAGTCAATAATTGTATTACATTTATATGTAATATTAGGCGTAAGGCCCTAAAAGATTACTTTAGTATGATTATAATATGTATTTTCTGGAATTGCTTCTCCTGCGATAACCTCTGCTGCGACATATTCTGTGCCAGATAGAGTGTAATAGGCTTTGTCTGCAACAAAAGTTGTATCAGTAGTTAAGCCATATTCCCAAGTAAGATAGTCATCTACATCATATACGTAAAAAGTAACACGATAATCTAAATTGTTAATAGCTAAATCTGTAGCTTTAAAGATAAAAGTTTCTTCTTTTGAACCCCAATTGATAGTAACAGTTTTAGAAGTTGCAGCAACATCAAAGCGAATTGCAATGTCAATATAATTCGCGCCAGTTGTTAGTATATATCCATCCGCGCCGGTTATAGTAGTAGAAGCACTAACGGTGGTACTTTCAGGCGCGCTAATGCGGCTAAAGACATACCATCCAGTATCTATTATTCCGTAGGCGGAATATTGTGTAATATCTTCTACATAGGTTGGAGTACCAATAGCCTCGATTATGTTGCTAGATAGGAGTTTAGATGGCTCTAAAGAAGAGACACGCATTGGCGCGAGAAGAGTCGTAAGTGTACTAGTGTCGATGCTACTACTGCCGCTACCTTCGCCGCCAGTCGCTACCATAATATCATGCCACTACTGATTTGAATCAGCCATATATACTTCCATACTGCCATTTTCGCCAGTAAGAACAATACAAACTGAGCCAAGTGTTATATACTATTTATCAATTGAATTCATATCAGATGCTGTATCACATATATGTTCATAAGTTAATACATTATCTAAATTGCCCTATTTAGTTATAATATGCATTTTATCACCTTCTTATTTATTAATCTAAAAGGTCAGCTGTTGCCGCAACGGCGCTGCGTTCAGTTTTAATTAATTTAACCATTCCAAATAATGGATTCCCAGCAAGGCTGTTTATAAGTCGTGGAATACCACTCATTTCAATATTTTTATAATCACACTATTTAATATCAGCACAAAAAATAATCTAGCTGCCCGATGCGACTCGACCGAGTAATAGCTAGATATTTGTTGTTAATAAGTTTTCTGCTTCATCTACTAAAATAATTGAATTTTTTAAATCTCGTCCTCTTAATGTAGAAAGATGCGCTGGTTCTAAGCGTCCTTCATTTAAATATTCTTCAAATAGTTGAGGCCCTAAATGATCTTCAATTTGACGCAGCCATGGATACTACTTATCAATTTCATCCCCTGGTAAAATACCTAACTTTCCCGCGCCTTTAACTTCTAGATTATTTTTAACAAAGACAATTTTATCAAATTTTCCATATTGTAATTGATGCGCGGCCCAGGTTTCAGCAAACATAGATTTTCCAGTCCCAAATCTTCCTATACATAATTTAATAGGAATAGCATCATTTTGTAATATATCTAAATATATTTTTTGTTCAATATTTCTAGGCACTATACGCTCTCCGGTCGGAGAAGAAAATTCTTTATATTTTAAAGGACGATACTCACTTCCTGACCAAAATAATACATCTTTTAAGTCAGCTCCTTCATAAATTTTACAAAATTCATTGGTTTTTGCTTTTAATACATTTATTTTAGGATCGCTATATAAAAGATTCATTTCATTTTCATCAGGCCAGTATTTACTCCATCCTGCCCAATCATCCATTATATTAGTTTTTATATTATAATTTAATGTACAAATGGCGTGTAAATGAGGTAATTTCTATGCAAATAAATATTGTATAGCATCATTAGTGTAAAAATTAATACTATTACCTTGCTCTATTGCAGTTAATTCTGCAGAACATAAAATTCGATGGTCATTAATATCACTTAAAAAAGAATATTTTTTTAATAACTTATCAATTTTTTTATTATCGTTCATAATAACTTGTACTTTATTAGTAAGTAATATTTCTCTAATTGTTTCTCTAGCGAGGAATTTTATATTATCATGCTCTGTTGTAGAAGTTTTGATATGTTCTAATTCAGATAATGTAATAGTACTAATTGCTATTGTTTCTAGCGTTTTTAATAATTCTGGCTAATGTAAAATAGCTGAAGTATCTGCCCAGTGAGTTATCATAAATATCACTCCTCTTGCCCGATAATAGTATCCATTAAATTTTTCTCTTTCATTTCTTTTGCGAATAGAAACCATTGATGACGAGCATGAGTATCATATTCCTCTTTAGTAATATTAGTATTATCTAAAAAAAACTAACAAATCTATTTATCTACTTCATTATTAAAAGCCATAATATCATTAGCAGTTTTTGCTTCTGCTGCAGCAAGAGCTACATATCCATCATGAATCAGACAATATGAACATGGATAACAACTACGTATTATATTTTCATTTTTTCCGCCAGCGGCGAGTAATAATGTAGCCATAGAACAAGCATATCCTAATACAATAATATTTAATGGTTTAGAGTAATGAGAAATATAATGAGCAAGGAAAAAGCCATCTGATACAGAACCACCGCTACTATTTAGAATAAGTGTCACAGGTTCATTAGACTCATCTTGTTCAAAATCACGAAGAGGCAAATATACATACTCTATAATATTTTCCGTAATATCATCGTTTAATAAAATTGTCCTATGATTTAATAATTGATTATAATACTAATACATAGCCGGACTTAATTCAGTTGTATGAACTTTATCCCAAATATCTGCTAATAATTCTTCTAAATCCATAATTCCTCCTCAGCTCCTATAAAAATAGGGCTTAGTTATAAATTTTTGATAGGGTACAATCTTCAGGATTTAAATCGCCTTTACGGATAGATTTTAAGTATGGATGACGAATACTTAATCCTGTAGCTTCACTAATAGCCATACCTCCAATAGTTACGGGGCATAGATACCAATCATTAAAATTATTTTTTAAACTTTCTTTAAAATCATCAGTAAGATTAGCTACCTTACACAATTGTATTAGTTGCTGGCTATCATTATATACGCTTACATAAATTGCGCCGGGCCATCCCATATACGCGCCTCTACTAATAGGTTTAATAGATTTGCCACTTTGGTAATCTCCAAAAAATTGTCCAATAATTTTTTCTCCAGTGCGAGTATCTTGCCAATATTGCCAATTTCCTACATCTTTACCTGTATAATCTATAGTAGCTGGTTCAATCCCGGTAATGACGCAATCAATTAAATGCTCTAATTCACGCTTTACTTTTAATGTTTTATGAGCTGTGCGTTTACCAGGCTCTGGTAAACTTGAATTTTTATAGCATACTACTCCTTCTCCATTTGCCGCGAATATCATATTAAGTTTATCATAAAAAGATTCATCCATAGGATAAGAATGAACATATGTAACTAAAGGATGATTGATGCGTTTTGCGGCGGCTTCAACATATTTTTGACGCTCAATCCAAGGAGTATTCATTAAGCTTTCTCCATCATAATACCATATGTCAAAAATTCGCCATTTTAATTTTTTATTATAAAATTCATTATTTTCAACATCACGGCGATCTTTTGCGGAAAATTTAGTAGTCTTCATTGCTTCCATATAAAACTTTTCATCTTGAATACTTTTGGATTTAATTGGACTTGCGCGTAAAACCGAACCAACATTTCTATCAATACCTGTATCATAATATACTTCTGCCATAATGCGTGTTGGCTTATCAAAAGCAGAAGCAACTGCATCAAAAAAGAATAAACGATCTTCTATACGGCCATACTCTTTAGTAGTAGTGCTTATGCCGCGGCTAATAATTCTTTTATCGCCATCCATATCACAAATAAAAGCTGAATAATTGCCATCAGTTTTCAATTGAAAACTATAAAGACCTGAAGTAATCATATTATTAAGTTCTAGTTCTCGTTTTTCACGAGTATAGGAAGATGGAAAACTCCAATACTTTTCTGGCTCTAATTCTCTTAATAACATATTATTCTCCTTATATTTATTAAATCAACTTTAAATCTTTTAATAATGTTTCAGCACTTGATTTTAGCTATTCTAAATCTTTATCATTATGTATAATATAATCCCATCCGAATATATCTAAAGATGTTTCACTAGGATGCTTTAACTAATCTTCGGTAAGCGTTGGATTAACCCAAGGAGTTCCATCTTCATTAGTTCTTTCAATTCTAATACTATAACAATTATTTAGAGTAGAAAGCGCAATGTTAATTTCATTTTCAAACCTTCCATCTGGAATAATAGCGACATCAAAATCACTATAATCTTCAATAGCTTTTAGAAAATCAACTACGACATGTGTCCAGTAATCAGGATTATGCGCGCGCACTTGATCTGTTCCTACTCCCTATAGTAAGGATCGCCCTATAGCATCTTTTTGTCCATCCCAGTTATAAAATTCTTTTAAAAAAAATTTTAATACATCAGCATAATGTATAACAATAGTACGCTTATTATGTGCTGTTAATATTTCTTTTATAAAATTAGCAAACTAATCTTTTCCGCAACCAGATTTGCCGCTAAGAACTAAAGTACAATTCACTTGTTTTGTTCCTCCATCATTTTAAGATTAAAATAAAACTGTAAATATTCTCTTTCTTCTTTAGAAAGAATTTTATTATAATAATTTGTTACAGTATTTAAAAAAGTAGCGGCAGTAGCTGGATTATTTTGTTTTAAAGCAATAAACCAAGCAGTTTCTGCCGCTTGTTTAACTTCTTTTTTAATATCTTTAAATACTTCAATCATGTTTTTTCTCCTAAAGTTTATTTAATATATTAAAAAATGCCTAAACTTCTTCTTTTGTCTCTAGAGTAATTTTCTATACTGGTTTAGCTGGTATCCTTTCTTCATCTAGAGGCATATTAAAAATATAATAATGTTCTAGTCCGTTATCAGAAATAATTCTAGTTGTAAGATGCGTGCCAGTTGATTTACTAAAAATTTTAAATAATGTTTTATTATCTTCATATAACTGTTCAACTGTGCATTTATCTTTATTTAACTAAGCTATAAATCCAGCATATTCATCTCTACTGACTTCATATATGTCATTATTCATTTTGTTCTCCTTTAAAATTTTCTTTTAATGTTTGTGATTGTAATTGTGCTAATCTATCACATTCATTATTCCAAAAATTATTACCATGTCCTTTTACTTTAGAAAAGTGATACCAAAAATTATCAAAATAAGGAACAATATCTATCCAAAGATCTTGATTAGCTACATCTTCTCCTTTAGAAGTAGTCCAACCATTTTTTTCCCAATTTACATACCATCCTTGAGAGTAGCAATTGATTGCATAAGCAGAATCACTATAAATTACAACGCTTTCATTAATGTGCCGATTTTTTTGTGCAAATTCTAAGGCATTGCGTATCGCTAATAACTCCATACGCTGATTAGTGGTCCCATATTCACTACCGGCAACTTCATAGATTCTTTCACCACCACGAAGAGCAATGAAGCTCCAGCCACCAAATGTCATAGTGTTCCCAATTTTTTTGCAGGAACCATCTGTATAAATCTCTAATTGTGAAATTTGTGCTTTGCTTCTTTTCTCTTGCATTATAATATCCTCCTTTTTACTTAAATTAATTATACATGAATTTAAGTAAAAAGTCAAATCTTTTCTTCTGGTAATTTCATAATCTATTGATAGTATAATTCTCCTTGACCATTACCACCTAATTCATCATGGTATACTTCATAAATATGAGTTATTTCTTTTTTTTCTGCTGGACTAGCCCAACCCCGATCATCGACTAAAATTTTTTTCCAATTATATAGCGTATCAAATAATTCCATTTTAGTGCCTTTTCCAATGACTTCTAAACGCCCATTAATATGATCAATATCATCTGTAATTTTATTTACTTTATTATCTATTTTTTCAATAGAGTTTTGCATGGTATTCATATTATGACTAATGCGTTCTATATTTATGCAATTATCTCTCGCGCCAGAAAGGAATTCATCCATTTTTTGATTACGAATAATTTGGCTTTCATAACGATTTTTAAAATTTTTAAAAAAATCTACAATCCACCCCATTGGTATCACCTCCTTGGGAAAATTTTATTTAAACCGTATTACGGTTATATTTTTATCCAGCGAATTCAAGATTTCCTAAAGATTCATTTATTCCTTTAACAATATCTAGTAAGCCAGCTAAAAATAAAATCTAAATATCAATACTATCTGCTACTGTCTAGCCTGTTATTGTCCATACACTTTTTGAAGGGTGCTCTGTCGTATGAATTGGACGATTACCAATCATAGACTCGTTTGCTTTATTAATAATAACAACTCCTGCGCCACGTTTCATAACCGTAGGGATTTTTTGTATATTAGGAATAACGTCATTTTCAAGATGTAATAATATCTACTATAAAATATATGAACCTGGGACATACAATGTATTAGTTCGATATAAATGTAAAATATCTGGTGTAGTAGCAATTTTATTAACGCTATTCTATGTCTACTTTAAAATTGCTGATACAATTTTTGCTTCTGCACCACCTTCATCAAATAATGCTAAAGCAGCGACGCTTCCTAAATAATCTTCAATTAAATTTTTATTTTTTTCTTTAACAATACTTACAGGAGAACAGTTAAGAATAGCGGAACGTAACCATTTTAAATCATCTTTAATTGAAATTCCTCCCATAGCAAAAATACTAGCTATACGCGCGAGCTAGTCATCTAAATTACCACCTAGACTACCACCGTGAAATCCTATATCATTTACATATGTCTAATATGTTTTTACTGTAGTAGAAACATAAAAAGAATCACTTAATGCGTCTAGAAATTTTTTCTCTAGTTCGGCTATTTTCGTTTCATCATTTAAAGTTTCCTATAAATATTTTTTATATTTAAGCCAGGCTTTTTTTAAATCATCATAAGCAGTATTGATTTTTTCATCTCTTTCTAATCGTTTTCTTGACATAGTTAAAAACTATTGGGCAATTTTTTTATAACGCTATCTATCAGTACTTGTACCAAATTGTCCAATAGCTTTAGTAACACTAGTATGCCATTCTCTAATAAAATTATTACGAGCATTTATTAATGATTCTTCTATATTAAGATCTAAAGAATCAGATATAATAGTATTCATATCTAAATTTAAATTTTTAGATACATTATCAGTATTTACAGAAATAGTAATAACGTCATTTTTTCCATTTGCTGCACCGGTCCAGTCTACAATTAAATCATTCCCCACTCGCCGAAATTCTAATGCACTTGCTAACTCAGATAATTTTGGGCCACCTATAGAAATATGCATATTTTCTAGCCCCTATTTAATTTGTCTTAATAGTACTCCCTCATCTTCAAACTTTCTTTGTAAAGCTCCTTCCATTGTGGCATTTAATCCATTAATTAAAGCAGTACGTAAATTGGCTGTAGCTTTACGTTTTAATACGCCAGTAATACTATTAATTTTATTTGTATTTAGTTGTTTTATACCTAGTTCCTAAAAAGCTTTAGTACGACTAACTAGTTCTTTTATATCTCCTTTAACTTGTACTTGTCCATCTTTAATTTCAAAAGTTATATATACAGAAGAGCCTTCTGCATCTTTTCCTAAAAATATACCATCTTCTTCTAAAATAGCCGTTTCTATATCAGTAAACTATTGGTCTACTGCGTTCTATCGTTTACGCATTTCAGCATCCAATGTTAAAAGTCTATGAATCATATTATCTAATTCAGTAATTTTATCCCATGACCCGCTGGCTTCTAATACTTGCTATAATAAAGTCTATTCTTCTGTTAAAGTTGCCTATTTAGATTTTTGTTTTGACCAAGCAATTATATCAGAAATTGCTTGGAATAATCCATCGCCTTTATTTTTAGGGTCTTCTAAATCTTTAATTGTAGTAGCATTTTCTAATAATTTAGATACTTTTCCTAATTGTCCATAATTATTATATAAACCGTCAATTCTATAATTATGAATAGTATCAAATATATTAGGATCATTAATTATCTCTTTTACAATTTCTTTTGTAGCTTTTTTTGTAATATTGGCCGACAATATTTTACTTAAATTTCTTAGTCCATATTCCTAAATAGAGGTAATTATCATTCGTTTGATTTCTGCTTCTAATTCAGAAAATTGTGTAGCTTGAGGATAAGCTGTCTATAAATAGGTGGCTAATGCCTATAACATTTTTTTATCATTAATAACAATATTGACAGTATCTGTGACCCATTTAGCTACTTCCTAATCTATAGTTTTTTCTATATTACCAAAATATTTTTTTGCTCCCCATAAATGATATTTAAACTTTCCATTTTGCCATTTACCACTAGTTAAATTAGCACTATTAAGGTATTCAACTGTAATATTTTTCTTTACTTTTTGAGTAGCGTTTTCTATCATTTTAGCTTTTTTTTCTGCACTTACTTTCTACTTATCTGCTAAACCGCTAACTTGCTGCTATCTACTTTTAATCATTTCTTCAATTTGACTATTAATAGATTTAATATGCTATTGTTCATGAAAAGCAATTGTTTTAGTTTTATCTAAACCCATCATAATAATATTAATTAAAGTAATAAATTTAGCATAATCAAAAGAATCTTCTTTATAGTCTTTAAACATATCTAACAATTCTGTTAATGGAGCAATTTTATCTGCATCTGAACTAAATTGAGATTTAAATTCAGTATATTTACGTTTAAAAAAAGCCTATTCATTCTATAATTCCATATTATAAGCCATTCGTAAAAAAGTAATAATATTCTAAAAACGAGATAGCATTTGAGTTGTCGCATCATCTTCTGATAAATTATTGAAATTGGCGTGAGATTCAGCATCTCGTATGGCCTATTTTGCTCGGACTGCTGCAGCGGTGGGACTACCAAATCCAGTCTATGCAGTATTAATATTTGAAATTGCAGTTAATGAATTAAAATAAAAATAATTTGGACTCCATCCATGATAATAAGCTAGATTACCAATAGATTTAAATAAATTTTGTCCCATCTTCTCACCTCCAATAAAAATAGCCATCTAAAATAGATGGCCTTCTCTTCATCAATATGTATTTCAATTAAAATTGAATCACTTCAATTTTTTCAACCTGATTATCTTTCAATTCAAACCCTTGTGCTTTCATAGTTAAAATATTCAAAACATAAGCAATTCCAGTAAATACTGCACCAGTATCTATATCCAATTTATCTCCAGTATATACAGGATTAGTAGTTGGAGCATATTTTATTGGACAGATTTTATCCACTTTAACATTAGCAAAATCCGGTAAGTATGGTACTGGAGTGTGACCAAAAATTACAGTACGATCCGGCGCCCATCCGATATCTAAAGCAGATCTATTCCAAATAATTGCATCTGCATCATATTGATCTATAGGAGACATATCATATTCACAATCTGCCACTCGTTTAAAAGTAGTATATAATCCACCACTATGGCAAAAATCCAAATTTTCATAACTAAAAGTATGAGGTAATTTTTCAATACGTTCAATTAGATCCATTGGCATTCCGTCCATAACCCAATCTAGTAGAGTGGGCATACCGCCATTATAAAGTGAATCTTGAATAGCTGCGTATTTATAATCAAAATTTTTACATGCGGAAAGTACAGTTTTTACTTTAGCTCGTTCTGCATTTTCAAAATTAAACATTTCTTTAATTTGTCGTGCGGCTTTTGTAAACATATCTTCATGATTGCCCATTAAGTATATTACGCGTGGATTATTAAGCAATTCTTTCATAATCCTATAACCATCGGGGCCACGGTCAATAGCGTCACCTAAGAATAAAATTGTTCCTTCTGAGTCTTGTTTCTGACAATAATCCATAATAGCTTTATATAAAGCCCATACTCCATGAATATCTGAAAAACAATGGATATCTTTCATTATCTCTCCCCTCCTCTATTATAATTATATCATAAATTAAAAAAAAGTCAAAATAAAAAACCGAGGCTTATTCAGCCTCGGCCATATTTAGAATTGGTAGCGTATTTCCTCCACCAAAGAAGCGTGGTAGTTCACCAGTCCATTTGAGAATTTTATTATATTCAATCAATTCAGAAGTAAGAGAAGCATTTAATTTTGTATTAGCTTCTGATTCTGCTTCTGCTTTTGCGCGAATAGCATAGGCTTCTGCATCAGCTTCGATTTTCTTTACATCAGCTTCGGCTTGAGCGGCGATGCGAGCACGCTCAGCTTTCTGCTCTTCTTCCATAGTTTGCTGTTCCTGTAGAGTTTGAGCACGCTGTTTCTCCTGAGTAGCGACCTGTTTAGCTTCTACCGCTGCTTCAAATACATCTGTAAAATCTACATTTTCAATAGCCAAAGAAATCATATTAATACCCTTTGGCGCGAGTTCTGCCTTTAATAGCTCAAAAATAGTATCAGACATAGCCTGCCGATTTTCAATAAGATTTTCGGCAGTATATTTAGCAATTACAATCTTTACATCTTCTTGAATACGAGGCTTAATTAAAATAGTAGGATATTCTGCTCCAACATCCCTATAAAGATTCATTGCGGTAACCTTATCAATATTATAGTTTACACTACCTTGAACCCCGACTTGCTGAATATCTTTAGAAAAAGCTTCAAGTGTAAAAGATTCACGCTGTTCACGATTATCCATCTTAATTACAGTATCCCATGGGGCATGAAAATTAATACCAGCATCAAGTGTCTCATTATGGACTTTACCAAATGTAGTTACAATTCCTGTATAGCCAGTAGGTACATATGAAATACATGATGCACAAATAAAAGCTATACCTAAAACACAACTAATTAATCGTTCAATAATTGCGAATGGTCGTCCGCCATACTCATTTTTTAAAATATTTGATAGAATTAAACCGCCAATTAAAATAATAATTCCAATAATTAATTTAGACATATTTTACATTCTCCTCATATTTACGAATTTTTCTATTTAGCTTTCCAATAATACCACGATTTACTTCTTCTCCTCGTGCTTTTAGTAGATTACAACGATATAACTATCTTAGGTATTTAGTATGCTCGCTCATTTTATCCACTCCTTATAGTACTTCAATTAAAATTCTAAAATCTTTAAAAGTATTCCGATCAATAGTAACTTCAACAGGTTTATTTTTTAAATCACTTATATTAATTATCTTAGCATCTTCCATAACTTTTATGATTTGATTTATCATATCAATTAATGCAGCATTTTTCTCTTCTTCTGACCATTTGCAAGCCTCAGATATATTAACAGTATATTTTCCACCTGTACCTATGACGGTGTTATCAGATAATTTAAATGTTAAATCTAATCCAAATAGAAAAGGATAATCTGGAATAAAACCAAACCTAACATTCGATATTTTTCCTAGTAATTTTTCTATCACTTAATCCACTCCTTATTCCATTTAGTATTATCATCTTTATCTTCTGGGTTTATACTTAATAGCGAAATTGCGCTATCATATGCGTCCAATAGTGTTTCTTGTTCTTGAACTAAGTCGCATTGGCCGCAATTGCGATCACAATCACGGCTAATGCATTCGCGTTCAATTTTGAGATATTTAATTACTTCAGCCTTTTCCATATACATCCTCGTATTTTCTAGCAGGAGATAATTCTTCTGGAGTAAAGGCCCAAGTCTCCCCATAGTCACTATAATTATATATATTACTATCTGGGCCAGGCCATCCCCAAATATAAATAACGCTATCATCAGAGACTGTTTTATGAAGCTGTGATTTCTTAATAGGTAAAATAATAGCATCTTTATCTGTACAATGCTCTCCATACATCGTACCCCAAATAATATCTGGCAAACTGTCAAAAGTAATTTTCATTATTTACTCCTTAGCCATGATATTTCAGCAAAAAGCTGTTGCTCACCGCCTTAAAAGACTTGGTGCCATCAAGAGTACGGAATACAATGCCTTCGCGTGGTTGACCGTCCAGCTGTGAATTACCTTCAGCATATGCAAGAATAGCATCAACATTTTCAAATTGATTGATATACATTTCATCTTCAATCACAGGAACACATGGAATTCCACAAGGAGTAAGTGTACCAATCATCTGCTTCGTTCCAACTCTTCCCTGAGTTGAGAAGATTAGGTTGAAAGCGGCAAAATCGTGATCAGGAATAGAGTATTCACGCTGCTGTACGCCAGCACCGTAAGTTTCGCCCTGAATAGTAATCCACTCTTCCTGTGGATGCTCATTAAGCATTTGAGCAAGTACATTGAAAATATCATACTTTTGTGCCATTTCCCAATATACATTGCTATCGTAGAAGCAAGGCTTCTCAATGCTATCAAAGCATACATTACGCGAGCATACATATAGTTCTTTCTTACCAAACTTGCTACGCTTCATAGTAAAGGTAGTTGAGGTGCCATCAATCTTTTCAGTAGCAATCCACTTTTCATCATTGGTAAGAATCCAAGGCATATTCTGCACGCGTTCTTCGTCAGTTTTAGATACCCAAGAAGGCCATCCATTTTTCTTATCCTTTTTCTTTCCAAAGAAGAAGAACATAACCTTACGACCCCATTCACGATGCATCATCCAGCGAATGAAAGGCTTCTTAAAGAGTTTCTGATGGCGTGAAGCCATTTTCTTATATTTATCTACAGGTGCGGCTTTACGCTGGTTATCTTCATCATCAGCATAAGTTATTCCCAGTTTCTTAGTCAGGAAGCGGGATTCATCGGTTGCGCGATGAATTTGACCTTCATCATCAATAATTGCAACGCTAGTATCAATTGCGCGAGTTCCATAAGCGTCCGGAGTAATTTTATTTTCAATAGTCCATCCAAAATCACTTGCGTGCATAAGCAAGCCTTGAGAAATAGTTTTACACATCTTCAAGGTCTTAACTTTATAATTACGCTTCTCAAGGAAAGCAAAACATTCCTTATCAGAAGGAACACGAGAATCAATTTCAAAATAAATAGCAGGGTCTCCAACATTAAATTGACCTTTCTGAACGATTACTCGCCAGCCGCCAACAATTGCATGTTCTACACGGTCATAGCCGGGGATTGGTTCAATGCCATCAATCAAAACTACATAGGCAAGTTCACGCTCTTGATTTTTATTCAGCATTTAAATCATCCTTTCTCTTTTTCTTATGTAATAATTATATCATAAATTTAAGAATTGTCAAATATTACTTTTCCCAAATCACAATACGCCATTCATTAGTATAATATTTAACTCCATCAATTTTTACCATTGCATAACCGCTAGAAATACGAGTAAAAGCGATACACTCGCCTTCAATAATTGAACCATTGGGCATTATAATCATAGCATAACTATGAATAGTAGAATTTTCAGATTTACTTACTTGAGTACATCCTGCAAGTAAAATACATAACATAAAACAAAGTATAATAGCGATAATTCTCTTCATTTATCCGTCTCCCTATGTTCAATTCGCCATTCGCCAGTATCATTATCAAACCAAACCATTAGGGCCACTTTCTGCCCATTCTTGCGTCCGTAAACATAATTGCGAATAGAGTATGAAATGCCGCAAACTTGTTCAATTTTATCCATCGCGCCAGAGTCAAGGACAACTTCGCATATCTTATCATATAAATAATCTTTAAATTCATTACTCATTAATATAAATCCTCCGAATATAATTCTGCATATTCAGTATGTTCAATTTGTTTACACATAAGAGCGTGAAGTTTCGCATCAATCCTATTATAAAAATTTCCATTTTCATCAAGAAAACCTTGGTCATTTAGATTACTTATAAAATCATTTTTAGAATAGCCAAGTTCTTTTAGGATATAAAATACATCACAATGGCGATGTACAGGTAAAATAATTTCTTTATTTTGTCGTTTATCATAAATACGAACTGCAGCAGAAGTAATCATCTTAACCTCTTTAATTATTAGTCGTAAAAAAGAATTCTGCATGACTTCCTACATCATACCAAGTTTTTCCATCTTGCTCCCAAGTTCTAATATAATGACTTTTAAATGGAGTAGATCCTTTTGGTTTTGCGGCATTAGCCCGATTAATAAAGGCATTAATAGCTTTATATATATCTTCATTAGTAGCGCAAATAGCAATTTCTCGTTGTTCACCAAAGCGATTTTCAAACCACAGTTTCATCTTTCTTTTTCTCCTCTTCTTTAATTATGCCATCATAAGTTGGATTAAATGGTACCCATAATCGCGCACCGCATTGTGGGCATGTAATAGTTTGATTATCTGAAACATCTTTTGGCTCATATCCAATTAATGCTCCGCATCCAAAATTACATCGAGCAATCAGGCCAAAATACCGTTGATTTAATAGTTTCATATTTCTTTACAGTACCAAACAACAGTACATTTCTCTCCATTAATTTCTTTGTGCGCTTTTACTTTCATCTTTAATTTAATAACCATACCAACTTCAAAATTTTTGGCGCCTGTTTCCCATACATATATATTACCTTCGGCATCATGCATAATATGCGTATGCTTTTCACCAAAATAGTTTTCACTTTTTGTATTTTTACTAATAGTAACTTCTTTTTCCAACCATGTATCTTTTTCTCCCTGAAACTCACTTGTAAAATGATCCAAACCAGTAATGCGTGCCATAACATATTTTTCTATTTCATTATCATCTTTCATTTGTGTTTCATTTAATTTAACTTCATCCCAAGTTAATTTAATAGGAGTTATAGTATTTGGAAGATTAGTAATTGGCATAAAGCCTGGAGTATAAAAATGAAATAAAGTATTATACCAAGCCTTCGGCGGCCACTCTGCTTGTGCCCAATTACGAATTGCATCTTCATCGCCTTTATATAAAGTAATAAATCCTTCTTCCCTAAAGCCAAAAGCATAATTAGCATTAAAATCATTAATTGCTGTAACTTCTGGATACATTTTTTGATATTCAGCATCAGAATACCATCTTACTTTTTTAATTCCTTTGGGCGTGGTAATATTAACATACATACGACCATTTTCTTTAAAAGGTTCACCATCCAAAGGAAAATTTTCATATGTTTTTGCAGTAGGCATCATCTTCCCTCCTTTTATTAAATTATATCATAAATTAAAAAAAAGTCAAATGGTTATTAATTAACCATTTGACAAAGCCAAAATTCTATAATTTTATTTTGAGGAAGATTATCTATATAATCTAAAAGTGACATCATATAAATTATATTATCATTTTCAAGCTTATATATACATCGAATTTGTTCTACTAATTCATTACCCTGTTTAACCATTTCCATTCCTTGTGAAATAATTAGAGGGATATCTTTTTCTTCTATTCTTTTTTTATTCCACATTATTCTTCTCGTACAATATAGTCAAATGGCTGTTTATTTAACCATTGTTCTGAGTATTTATTGACATTATAGTAATAATATTCTCCATCTGATACATATGCGTGCTCAATGTTTTTATCAAATTCATCGCTTTGAATGAATTTAATATATTCTTCTTTCGGCATTAGATAGCCATATTGCGCCATCCAATCTTCTACTGGGATCGCTTCTAGAAACAAATCATTAATTTCTACATCATGTAAATATGGTACTTCTTCAGCATCCATATAATCTTTAGGAATAACAAATACAAACAATCCCTTTTCAGTAAGTTTTGGCGGCATTTGATTTGTAAGTTTCCCAACGCACCATTGTCCATTGTGTTTATATAGGACGCGCATCCCATTGTGAATTTTTAGATCCATTATGTCTCCTTTTATAAAATATATTTAATATAATAATGCATCAATTCTTGCTGCATTTCTTCAATTAGTTTAAACCCTTCTACTTCAATTGCGTGCTGAATAAGAGTCTTTTTAAATTCATCACGACAGCTATCTAAAATATTTGCGATACTTACACATCCATTATTATAGTATGCATCATGTGATTCCAAAGTATCACGCTTTGCATGAAGTGCTTCTTGATAATCGCGTGGTAATAGTTTAAGTAATTGATCAGTTTTAACGAAATCTAAGAAACTATCTTTCATACTATAAAGCCGCAATGCATGTGAATAACGCTTACCAGCGGACATATTACGCTTAGTAAGTTGATGTGCCATGCCGGCCATAGCATATAACATATGCTCATAATTACAATGAAGCATTTTATTTAATGTATTCTCATTATCTAAATACTTTGTTAAAATGTTAGCATATTTTGGTTCATAATAATGATACTTACTAACAAAACATTCAAGACTATTAGGAGAAGTTTTTTTAAGTAAGTTAAGAGCAAGCCGAATATCTTTATACACACATTTACCATCGTATACTTCAAATTCTCCACTTATTGGATCATTTCCAAGATATAAATCGCGTTCAGAAGGAAGAATAAAAGTAAATGTATCATAATCACTATTATCATTATCTAATGCATAATTTTGTGACCCGATCAAAACGGTCATAACAACTTCATAACCTAATTCTTTAATAAAATCATGATGCATTTTAACTACTTGCATAATTTCCATACTCTTACCTCCTTACTATAATAATTATACATGAAATTAAGAAAAAAGTCAAGCAATAAATTGCTTGACATTATGAAGAGGAAGAAAAGGTTATGTAATAATGGAATATACAGGCTTATAGCGTTCACTTAGGAGTGCCTCAAACATAAGATCAACACCTGTTTTTCCAGTCATAATTTGAGTAAAAATAGAAGGAGATGCGCCGCTCACGAATGTAATGCCATCTTTATCCTTCATTGGAATATTTCCATCGCCGGACGCATTAACATTCCAATAAATAAGCTTTGGCATCTTGTATCCATAAGAGTTCCACTTACTTTCAATCTTTTCCATAAGCGTAGTTCCGCTATAGCGTGTACTTGTACGCCCATAATCAAACTGCATATCACTCACTACAATTAGTGTTTCTGGTAGATCATCCTGAGAAAGATGATTATTAATAGCAGTTTGTAGAATTAGATCAAAAGTAGCTTCAATATTCGTATTTTCACATAGATTCCGACGATAAATACGATATACTTTATCGCAGAAATCTGCGCCTTCAACTTCAATAAGCTGCGGCCGCGAGCTAAAGCTAATAAAGTGATTATGGAATGGGCCTTTTGCCCGCTCGGCTGTATATAGAGATAGAGAAATAGCTACATCAATAGGAGCTACACTGCCATAACCACTTAGCATACTGCTACTTGTATCACAGACACATAGTGCATTTAGCGTTGCGCCATTGAAATAATCGGTTAGATTGTCCCAATACTTGTTTGCGGCGAGACGATTAGTATCATTTAGAGACACATTAGGCCTAGGGCTATACCAACCATAATAATTGCCCATAACTTCGCGCGCTTTCTTTACTACATCATAAGGATATAGAGTTCCGGCATTTACCTTAGTCTTATCAGAAGACATAAAAGCAGCATAGCGTTCTTTAGTTTCTTCTCTGTGTGCGAATGCCTTTGAATACAGAATACCAGCGCGAGAAGGAAGCTTATTAAAAGCAATTTCATCCCAACGATTTTGACTCATTAGAGTTTCAACAAGATTACAGGCTTTACGCCCTTCAGAAAGCATCTTACGATACTCGCGTTCAGTCATTCCAAATTCATAAGCAATCTTGCGTCCACGAGCTTGTGTATTCTTAGAAGATGTATTGATAGAAGGCATCCATTTATATACAAGATGATCTTCATTCTTATCAATTACATACTTAATATATCCAAGCATTTCAGACTCACATGGAGTATTGAATAGCTCGAATAGGTCATCATAACGCCCATATTCAGATACAAGCGGAATTAGATGACATGCCTCATCTTTATGGTTCATTGCCAGCCATTGCAGACAAATACGGAAAAAGCGCCGTTCTCCTTGGCCGCCGCGAATATCACGAAGCCAGAATAGGCATTTTAGGGCCAGGGAAGGATCTTCCTTATAAGCGGCCGCGAATAGAGCAACGCAATCACTATCGGATGCACCACGCATAGCTCCGCCTTGCGCGAAAAGGTCATATACCTTAGACATGGTAGAATGATAGGCTTTCGCGCCATTAGCAGTATAAGTTACATTTTCATGTTCCTTTAGATTCTTTAGCAGTTCGTTCATTTTCATTCTCCTTTTCATCTTGGTCGTTGACACGACTGTAAGAGTGTTTATAAAATGTGCATATTAAAGGATTACAATGCTTGCATGGTGACCCAATTAAGCACTTATTATCTTCTAACATAATTATTATACCATAGATTTGGATAAAGTCAAATCTTTAAGTTCTTTAATATAATCTTCATATTTCTTTAAATAGTTAGAATCAATTTTTATAATTTCATAACTATCAGCATCATCAATGCCTTCATGCTTAATAGAGCCATACCAACTAGGGCCAGTATATTGATCACAAAAAATATTTTGTTCCCATTCTGTATAGTATAAATAATCCCAATCTTCTTGGCATGTAATATTAAAAACTCTCATCCAAGTTTCATTATCTGGCAATTTTATGCTATCTTGTTTAACACAACGAGTACCTGCGAAAGTTATAGCATCATGCCTAATTGCGCTGGCTCTATTATAAAAGCGAGTACCATCTTGAGCGACATAAACGGTTTCATATTTTTTAACAGGAACAAGTTCACGCTCTATTTTCATTTATAAGCCCTCCATATGGATAGGTGTCTTGTGGCTGAACTGGTACTGGTAGACGGCCAATTTCATCCCAACGCTGACGAATATCTGTGATTACTTCATCAATATGGACGGGAGTATTATTATGAGAATCTAGACCGACATGATAGAGGAAAGGATTTTTCGGATCAAGCCAATTAGTTCTCTGATGAGTATGTCCATGAAGGCTCAATACATGCTGGTTAAAATGTTTCTGGTCATAATTACTTGTAATCGAAGGATAATGGCTCATGTAGATAGAAAGTTTACCATACTTGATAAGCCAGGCATACCAGCCACCGAGCATTTTACCAGGAAGCTCAGTGAAAAGTAGGTTCTTTCTAGCGTCGCTTTCATGATTTCCATAAATAAGAAAAATCTGCCCATTTAGCCGCCTGAAACATTCAAGTCCATGTACATTATCGTTAAGCATCGTATCTCCAAGATGGTATACAATATCTGTGGGCTTAACTACTTTATTCCAATTTTCAATAATAGCTTCATCCATTTCTTCGACAGAAGAAAAACCTCTGGGTTTCCAAAGGAACTCAGGCTGGTGCCCAAAGTGGGTGTCGCTGGTAAAGAAAATCTCGCTCACTGTAATCACTTCCTATCTGTTTCACTAAATGGTTCTTTTAGATATTTATTATAAATATAATTTAGTACTTTATTCACTACGCCATTTGAACCGTAATTTACTCTAAAATCAATTTCTTCTTGAGTTGTCCCATAATATGCTGTTTTAAGGTAATTATAAATATCTGCAGCAATAGCTGCGTTTTTAATTTTTTCTATATTATACATTAATAATCTCCTTTACACGCTCATCTTCATCAATAGATGGAGTACGAAAGTCTCTGCACATATTACGAATTACAGTTTCAGGAACATTAGCTCTGCCTTCACGATTAGCATTATGTTCAATACATGTATCTACATTTACATTAAAACTGACATAAACAATTTCATAGTCTTTAAAATACATGTCAATTGCTTGTGTAAGCTTACGACGGGAAAATTCATTCAAATGAGTGGCATCGGCAATACAATCAAAGCCATCTACAAGAGTGTGCCGAATAGTATTGGCAAAGCGCCGAAAGACTTCCTTTTCGCGTGAAAAATAACTTTCATCAGGATTTACCAACTGAAAACGAATTTCATCCCGAGATACATAACGAATATCATGATGCTCTTTAATAAAATCGTTAGCCCAAGTAGTTTTTCCGCAGCCACTCGGCCCGCAAAGAATATACAAAATTGGCATTAATCATCCCTCCTAAGAATAAATTGAGCATGAGTATGAATATCAGGATTATACCACCCATATTCCTTCTTCCATTTCTCTCCAAGATATGGAAGCTGGTAGCGGCAATCAAAGCTAGGGATATACTCACCGCCAATACTAATATCCTTAATAAACTTATCAATATCCCAAGAATAATAATCTTCTTTTAATTCTTCTTCCCAGCCATTATCTTTCCATTGAAGTTTCATTAAAAGATGCGTCATACTACGCCAATCTGTAATCATACCAAATTTATCCACAAATTCAACGCAGCATTGATAGGGAAGTGGTCCCCAAATTTCACTAAATGTAGGCTTGGTAAAAGGCAAATGTTCATCACAATACATATCACGAATTGTAATATAACGCGGATTAAGTTTATCAACTAATTCTTTAATTGTTTCAATGCCACCTGTTGATGAATATACTTCATGTAGAACAGAAGAGAAATTAATACAGATTTCTTCTGGTGCAAAATGGTTTATAACATAATCTTCCATATCTTGTAATCCATCCCAAATGCCACAATAATATAAAAGATTATTATTTGGACACAAGCGTGCATTAATTATGGCTTGATCAATTAATTCATGTGAAATATCATATCCTACAAATGTTATATCTGGATGAAGGTCAGAAAGATAACGAGTCATTGCGCCATTTGCACATCCAAAATCAATTACGCATTTAGCTCCTATAATTTTATCCATAAAAAAAGCTTTATCCCATATTGATTTTGCCATTTCGGTTGTGTAAATATTCAAATTCATTCTTAATACCTCTCTTTCTTATATAAAAATTATACATTAATTTTAATTAAAAGTCAAATAAAAAAGTGGGACAGCAAATGCTGTCCCGAAGTAAATTTGCCAGTCTTAAGGGGCGACTTTTGCTTTAAACATTATCCCACTGGCGCCGCACGGTGGCGATTTTAGGTGCCGCCGCCATCACACCTATGATACACAGTCGTTATTATACAGAGTGACTGGTACCTCTGAGGCCGATTTAACGAGCTGGCCGCGTACTCAATTAGCATCCTTTAACCCAATTCTCGTGTACATCTAACTTGGATGCCATTCCATACTTCCACATGCCTGCGACCTTTCAGCATAGTCTAGTCTTCGGGCGAACATATAAGTCAAAGGAGTTCTCGCTGTCACTTATATGCTGATGTCCCTGGTCACTCACCTTAACACTTGAGGTTCCTTTACATTATACTTAATATTCCAAGTTTAGCCACATTATGTACTAAGTTGGTCTATCGCATATAAAGACCTACACCTGCTATTCTCCAGTGGGCCTCCTATCTTCGTATGGAGTTTCCAGTGCCTAGCGTTTTAAATGTGTTTTAGCATTGTTACTTTACTTCACAAGCATTCACGCATAGTCGTTCTCACATTAACGGCTTCAGGACTCAATATATGACTGTAACTAATTTCAAGTTCTTGACCATATAAGGATGGTTGATATTTTTATCCCGCATCATCCTTTCTGCGGTATCTTATCAATCTTCCTTGAAAGCATAATCAATATCTTCCTTGGAAAGACAATAATCATTGTCATCGTCACATAAAATTTCTCGTAACTGTATTTCAAATACAGAATCTTTTCCATAACTATCTACTACTCGATCCGCGGCGATGCTATAATCAGATGCGCTTACAATACCTTCGCTATAAATTTCTTCATCTTTATAAGAATCATACCAACCGACTTTATATTTATAAAACATTATTTATATTCCTTCCTATAATCAATACGATTTATACGCACATCTGGAACTTCTTCCCATACTTTACAATCATCAATGATAAAATCATTAAAATCGTGCCAAAATTTCCAATCCATATCAAGACCATCATACCAGCCTACGCGAGTAATCTTAGTTTTTTTATCAAACATGATCAGTTCTGCACGCATCAGGCCGCCACTTCCATCTTCAAACCATTCCATTTGAGTACGCTTCTGTTTAACACAAAAGCGTCCAAGCCAAAGTTCATCTTCTTCAATGGTTTTATTTACATAACGGCAATACTGATTAAACCAATGCTGATGATTCTTACGCTTATGAGATTTCATACTATACTTACGCATCTCTATCTCCCCTTTCTGTAATTATATTATAACAGAAAATTTAGATAAAGTCAAATATTAGGTTGCCATTCTTTACATTCAATTCCATGCTCTTTAAAATATTGCTGAATTGCGATTCGTTCAGAGCATGGATTTGTAGGAGTTTCATAAACTAAAAATGCAAAATCTATATCTTTCAAGCCTTCATCCTTAGCAATGCGAGTTGCTAAAGTGCCTAAACTATTTTGAATACTTATAATATTTATCTTATCTAACTGCGCTTTATATTCCTTTAAAAATGGACAATTTTCTGGAGTTCTATCTGGATGCATTTCATTGCATATTTGTGGCCCTTGACACAACCCTTCACATTGCTTCCCAGGCTTAAATGGAGGACAATCTACACATATTACTCCACGCGCATCTTTACCCATTGGCCGCCATTTAGGATTCCATATTGCAGTTGAAAGGCCCACCAAATTAGTTGGAAATTTTCTTAATTGAGCGAAGTATGAAGTATAAAGTTTCATTCTTCTTCATCCTCTTCTTCAATAATATTATCTTCTTCATCGCGCCAAATACACCCGAAGTTTTCTTCTTTGTATTCAAGAAAACGCCAACCAAAGCGGCCATAAACTGTCTCATCACCATCTTCTGGCATTCTTCTAAATCGATCAAAAGAATATTTTTCAGTCTTAGTCCATTGTTCTTGTCCATTAGAATAACAAAAATTTTCTGTGTAGGTATCGTCAGTAAGACATTCGGGACAATTTTGCTCTACCCAACTACGAAGGGCGGTAATACAAAAATTAATTGACATATCAATATTCCCAACTTTTACACAAATTTTTTGTGCTTTACACCACTCATCATTTAAAAGTGGTGAATTATATCCTAACCTATCACATCCACCAACCCATTCTTCAATATTAGGAATTTCTGGATAATCTCTACCGCCGAACCAATTATTAAATTCTAAATAAATAATTTCTTCCATTATTTAACAATCCCATCCTTCAAATTTAGGCTTTCGTGTTATTTCAAACTTTTTTTCTTTTTGATTCCATAAATAATACCAATATTCGGAATAAGAAGGAGACGAATACAACCCAGGAGTTAATTTACAAATTTCCGCGGCCTGAGCATAATGGTCTTGAAGATCGCACCAATTTTCTTCTACTGCGCGAATAGCATCCTTTTTATCATAATAAAAACCAACTCTTTCCCTAATACCGCAAGTTGGAAATTTTTTATCATCTAAATGCCAAGGTTCGCTCATTACATAAATTTCATAAATCGGAGTAGGCATAATATTCCTCCTAATAAAAAGATGCTTAATTCAATAAATTCGCGGTCTTTCTCCGTACTTTTATATCCCCATTGTATATTATGCTATCTAGAAACATTACGCTGAGCGCCGGGCGCGACCCGATCACTTTTAATGCTTACCTTTCGGTCTAAGCTAGATGAGGATTGACTACCTCAAAGTTTAATTCAACCATTCAGCAATTTTATTTGAAAGAATTTTCAATCTTCTATATATTAAATTGCTGCCAATTTGAACTATAACTACTGTAAACCTTACTTATATGTCATTTCTGACTTTCAACAGCAGTAGCGAGTTATGGTTCTTCCTAAGTTTGATTACAGTCACCAACTAAAACCCTTATTAGGATTCGGCTTAGCTATTCACTAAGCTTTCTATTATCCCGCCGTAAGGAATCATGCATTTACAACTAGATATAAAAGCGCCCATCCTTGTCATTTGGAGTTTCTCCCTTATCGCTAATCGTTACCGATTTTGCGCCCAATACTTGAAAGTATCCCATCAAGGTTTTGGATGACATTCAGATGTCCCCAGCAATGCGGTCAACATTTCTTCACTGGGTTCTAATTTACTGAATTAAGCATCTTTTATTTTGTTCAAGGTTTCCCTTTTCAACATATTTATTATATCATAAATTTTATTTAAAGTCAAATATTAAAATTATTTATTATTCATTTCTATAAGCATTTTTTGATGCTGAATTGCATCTTCAATATGAGAATGATCATATGTAGTACCATCGGTGCATTCCCAGGTTGCGGCGATAAGTTTTAAATTACGCTTAATTTTACTGCGTTCAGTATTAGACATAAATTGTCCTGTTACAGGATCGGCATGTGTTTCAGGTACGAGATCTTTTAGCCGCATCCTACACCATCCCTGACCACACTGACCCGCTTGATCTGTATCATAGCATAGTGCATAACTATGGTTGTCAACCATTATATACTGATATACTTCATAGCGTTTACCATTCTTACGATTATACATAATTTCCATTTTTAGATGCTTCCTTTCTTTATTTAAGCAGTCCCTGATGGAATCGGACCATCACATGTGGAGTCAATTAAGCTGGGGTGGTTGGATTCGAACCAACGATGCAGGAGTCAAAGTCCTGTGCCTTCGACCAACTTGGCGACACCCCATTATTTTAGAAACTCATCAATTGTAATTCCTTCTTCTTTTTCAAGGAAATGAAATACACGATGGCAATTAGCACATAAGCATACACATTTATCAATTTCAGATAAGGCACGCTCTAAACTATATTTAGCTGCGATCATTCGTGCGACTGTGGTATCTTTTTGACTTGGATCTAAATGATGAAAATCTAAAGCTGTTGGATATTCATTATATCCACATTTAGCACAAGATAAATCCTATTTAATTTCTCCTATTGCTTGTCGTTTTTCTTTATATTTTTCTTTCATATAATTACTATGACAAGTTTTACATTCAGAACGCCTAGTTCCTTTTGCTTTATCACGCCAAGCAAAATCATCTATAGATTTTTCTATACCACATTTTGTACATATTTTAGTTTCCATTAAATCAACTCCTTGCGCTACCATTACGCTAAGGGACTATAAATGCGGGTGAGGATTTGCTTGCACCTCACATGACAGACCCAATGACCTAAGATATTGCCTTAGTATTATTTAGCAATACTGCTAACTTAATAGCTGTTCTCCTCGAATATCTGTCTTGCCCATAGCGTCTACCTATTCCGCCACCGCATCAGCGACACTACGAGGATTCGAACCTCGGCACCCGTGAAGATGGCTACAGATTAGCAATCTGACGCATTACCACTCTGCCATAGTGTCATTTTTCTTTATCATACCTGTATTCTTCTGGAAGGATTATTGAAAGAAACATATGAAAATATTTTGCCATCTCTTCCGTAGAATTAAATTCTACAACTGTTTTTGGCTCATAAGCATATTTATATAATAGCATATCCATTACTTTTAGACAATTATAAACTTCATTTAATTTTAAATTTTCAAGTGGTTCACAGGTAAGTGCATATATTTTACCATCTGGTGTCTGTATTCTATTGATATATCCATCTATATTTTTCATTATTCTTATTTCTCCTATAAAACGCCGCGGAAGAGTTGTAGATACTACTCTACCTCTTTCAAATAGGAACAATCCAACGCGGCAATCTACTAGCTCCAAGATAGAGCGAATATTCAAACTAGACCAAATTAGGTGGAGATTCGAACTCCAATTTTTTACTTTACAGTAAATGTACTACCACTTATACCACCCTCGCTAAGAGCGAGCCTAATTGCTGTTTGGTCTAATAAAAAACTAGGCCATTTAAATTTGAAGGGATCGAACCTTCTCAGTTATGTTTTACAGACATTTCTTTTACTTTTATAAATAATTTGCTGTAATGGCCTATCCAGTCGAAGATGTCAGAGTCGAACTGCCATTGTTGATCCCAAATCAACCGTGTTAACCGCTACACTACATCCTCGATAAATGCGTTTATTCTCTTACCCTTTTATTTCGCGCGGTCCTGCTTATCCATGATTCTTTAAAGGAATCTGATACGAGTTTCTCAAGGGTACAGGACTCTTTTGAAAGGAGATTTTCTTTAAAATTCTTTTGCAACAAATTTTATCAAATTGCCTCTTATGTATATCTTATCTCCCTTTTTCTATAATAATTATATCAGATTTCTTCTTCATTGTCAAATATTTGATCATTCATTTCTTCAATTCGTTTTTCATCTGCAATAGGCCAATTTTTCCCGCCAGGCCCATAACTATCTTTCATTTTAATTTTACTAGTTTTTCTTCGGCACATTGGACAGCTACAAAAAATTTTATTTTTACTATATTGATGAAGGTTATCATACCAACCTTCGGGCCACCGATAAACTTCTTCAACAATTTTTCTTTTACGAATTGCTTTGCGCCAATCATTATGACGCTTTTCTGCACGATTTCTCATATGCATCAACTCCGTCTAATATAATGTTTAGGCTATCCAAATTTTTTCAATATATGGCGATAGCCAGAGGACTTGCACCCCACACCTTTCAGTGCCTACCGCTTTCGAGGCGGAGCCGGCACGCTTGTCCGGTTTAGCTACCATTATTCATATTGAAACTTATTTATTTTTCTAGGAATATCATTATACCATTTTTTATGCGCTCCACAATATGGACAATAATGATATAATTTAGTTATTTCTTGTTCTAAACTAAAACTTCCATCTGATTTTCTTTTACTTGAAGAACAAGCATAATTAAATCCACATTTACAATGAGCATATAAAGCTATATCACCTAAATATTTCCTTATCTCCCAGGTGTGATCGATACCGCGCCCTTTTCTCATATTATGGAGCCTCCATAAACAGTACCGGTTTATTATGCTCAAGAGCATATTTTATTTCACTTTTTGTACTTTCACCAATATATCCATCTTTATTGATTACATAAATAGCATCAGCCATATCAATCTTGCGCTTGTGAATATCATCTAACATTACTTTTTCTTCATCTGTAAATACATCACCAGCATGACCAAAACATCCTACACTTATAACAATATTACCTGCTAAAGTAAGTTCTTTATTAATGCGTTCAAAATCTTCCTTAAAGCGTGTTGACCCGCACAGAGTTATCACTTTGTAATTTCCTATCATTTTCTTCCTCCATTATCCATGGAAATAATTTGCGGAATGAGCCTTTTAAATGATTGCAGCATTGACACACTCCACAATAATAAGTCCATTCAGTACACTGATTATCGTCTATCATAGCATTATTTGATAAATCATTACGCTTTATACCTAATATTGAACCGCAATTATTACAAGTTGTAATATATTCATCAGTCTTTTTTGCAGCTTTAATTATTCTCATAATGACCTCTTTTACAAATTTGAGGTTCCAGTAAGAGTTGAACTCACTAACGCGGATTTTGCAGACCCGTACCCGGCCGACGAGCGTTGGAACCTATATTAATATTCATATAACTCTACAATTTTTTCTATTTCGTTATCATCTTCATCATATAATGCAGAATCATAACAGCCTAAAATTTCTGGAGATTCATCATATGAGCCATGATTATATAAAAATACACGGCGTTCTGGTTCAAATTTATTAAGTTCATCAATTAATTCTTTAACAGTCATTTTCTTCTCCTAAATATAATATACTGGAGCCGGTGGTAGTCGAAACCACATCAAACGGGTGCAAACCGAATATTCTAACCTTTAAACTACGACCCCATAAAAGTACCAGGGGTGGGAGTCGAACCCACAAAATTACGCTGGTTCTAAGCCAACAGCATATTCCATTTCTGCTACTCTGGCATATAGGACTGGATGGTATCTCACCCCAATTACAGAATTCCGGCTATCAAACCATTTCCTATATTTCTCGGAATTATTTACAGTGTTACCGATCGCACTCTAATTACTAATATGCTCCAATAAATAAATTGTTTAATAATACGAGCAGGAGCTTACTCATTGCGCCTTAATGCTTTGTATTTTTTGGCGCAATGCTTATCTTATTACGCGAAACCCATGAACATTATATCGCTTTAGCGCACTGGGCCTATTTAAGATAAACATAAGTACCCTACCTCGGATTCGGACCGAGACTTTACTGATTTTGAGTCAGTTCCCTCTGCCAGTTGGGGTAGTAGGGCATAAAAACAAGACTCGTTTATAGCTAATCAGATTAACAGTCAGATGCTTGAAAAATGTTGCTGACGAGTCTTTAAGCAGGAGCGGCTGGATTCGAACCAACACGAGCGGTTTTGGAGACCGCGCGACTACCATTATCTTACACTCCTTCACCAAGTTTCGTTGTTACTTAGCATAGCGCCGTAGTTTTCTCTACCGTATCAACTACATCGTTTTGTGTAGTAATTCGGACGTATACGGAATTTACGTTAGTAGTCGAGCATCCTAGAATCGAACTAGGAACCTCAGAGTTATCAGCTCTGTGCGCTAACCTCTTGTGCCAATGCTCGGAAGCTTCCCCTGTGTCAACTCATACGTAACGGGCCACAGGGAGACCGACTACACACACACATATCTAAACTCACGTTATATCTCTATCTTCGCATCATTAAAGCTTTTCATCCCAAGGGTATATATCGTTTCAACTTACTTGGGCAAGAGATTACCGCCACTTTTCCGCGCCTTGTAGTCACAGCCATATCAAGTGGATTGCGTAATTACCAATCTTTATTTTGTCTGCCTTCTTTTATAATCTCATTCATATAATTTTTAAAGAAAGCAAACAATTCTTCATCCTCAGTATAAAAGAAATCATTAGAATTTGATACTGCCTGAAGTCTTGCACCAAGCATATTTTCCATCAGTTGCCCAAAGCGCCAATCTGGCACCTGGTGCCAAATTGCTTTAAGTTCATCACAAAACCTATCAATACGATTTGGATTTCTCATAATCTTGCTTCCTTTCCTGTTACTATAATAATTATAACATAATTTTATAAAAAGTCAAATATACGATTTATGCCGACATCGTGAAACGCCTGTCTCATCTTATTTCACCCACGCATGACAGTATGTTGGGAAGTTGGTGCCACCGGCTAGCATCCTCTGCTTTCTCAGAATGCTTATACAACAGCGGCATGGTACTCCATATAGGACTTGAACCTATGATTTATCGCTTAGAAGGCGATTGTTCTATCCTCTGAACTAATGGAGTATATGTTATATCAGCATGAATTTCTCCATCTATAAATTCAATATTTTCACATATATTAGAATTAAGAAATTCATCTCTGCGCCTTATTGCATTCATATCTGGATGAATAAATTCCTTCCAAGAAATAGATAATTCTTCCATACTAATTCCTCCTTTATTGTGCCCGTGGTGGGAATTGAACCCACTGTACCTAGATTAAAAGTCTAGTGCCTTACCGGTTGGCTACACGAGCGAAGTACCTCCCAAGGGACTCGAACCCTTACCTGACAGATTAAGAGTCTGCTACGCTACCATTACGCCAGAGAGATATATTCCGTGGTTCTTTTACTTCGCCACGGCGAAGGTTATTCTCACTACCGCGAACAACTTTAAAGGGCGTCCATAGTGTCCATACTATCACTGGCTATTATAGGATTTAGTGCCCAGGGGTGGAATCGGACCACCGCATGGGAGATTTTCAGTCTCCAGCCTTTCCATTTGGCTACCTGGGCATGGCGGAAAGTGGATATTTACGACCTCCTCTCCCCGTTACAGGTCCGCTATCGCGCAAGTCTTCTACGGTAACTTGTTCCCAATTAGTTGTTAATTATTCACTTTTGTATAATTCTATAAGTATACGTTGGTATGTGATATTTTTTTGACCATTTACCCTTGCCGAAGTAGAATCGAAAATAATCATTATATTCTTCTACTCCTTCAATTTCATATTGACCACTCGTTTCAACCCAATGATTTGTTAATTCAACTATCATTTAGTTCTCCTAATTGTTAATTACGGCCACTCTCCAAGCGGCATTCCCAGACCAGCACGCTCAACATTGGTATTAAAAAATACACCTTCAGTAGCAGGGCCAGTTAGAAGTTCACCAGCAATTGTTTCATACAGAGTACTAATGATACCGTGGCAGTCATTTAGATTATCGGCCGCGAACTGTACAACACAGTTGTTAAATACAACATATGTAGTGCCAATCCACTGATAACCTTTCTCAGCAGGACAAACAGAATACGCATAGGCAGGATTCTTAGCAAAAGCAGTATCAAATAGGTCAGTCTTACTCTTAAAGACGCGGTTGCTAGGTGTTCCATCAACCATTACCTTTAGCTTGACATTACCAAAATCTACTTCTTCAGGTAGAATTTGTAGAAGAGCGGCAACCTTATCGCCATCATTACAAGCTAGCACAATGGAAGGAGTAGCACCACCAAAATTACAATTACATGCAATCTGCGGATCACCGTCAAATAGGGCTTCAAACTTACGAATTGTAATAGTCCATGGTGGTAGAATCTTTAGTCTTGGTTCATTCATATTATAGATACCTCCAAAATGAATTAGCGCTTTTCGCGTGAAGTCTCCAGCCGACGATTTGAACGCCGATTCCATAGTCCGTAGCCATGTGTCCTATCCCTTAGACTAGCCGGAGATGTCCCTATGTCTCTTTTGGTAATAGCTACTCAGAGCAAGACGCCTATTACGTAATTAATGCGTTTACCATAGGCATAGACCATGGAAACTGGGTTCCTTGTTTCCTCTTGAACGGCCTTGGTCTGGCGTAAGTACCTCTCGTGAGATTCGAACTCACACTGGACGCGTTCTTAGCGCGCTATCTCTGCCATTTGGATTAGGGAGGCATGGACGGGATTTTTAACAAGAACCCGAAAACTTGCCGCAATATTTGTGGAATTGGCCAGTACGTTTCTGGTTGCGAAGTAAAGGGCCCATATTAAGATTCGAACTTAATTTGGACACAAGATGCGCTTTCGCGCACCCGAAAACTCCTTGTACACTTGGTACATGAGATAATGTGCTACCTTCATGGGCTCGTGGTGCGCGAACCCTCTCGCAGTAGTAGCACGGAATGCGTCAAATCCATCCACTGGGTTGTCAGCTGAACAACAATTTGGTGCGCCGGGATGGGATCGAACCATCCGAGTCATTGACATGGGTTTTACAGACCCACCCGCTACCTTCTACGGACTACCGACGCATATTAATGGTGGAATGTGGGAGATTTGAACTCCAGCGGGCGGTTTTTGCATTACCCTTATGTGATCACCTTGCGGTTTACCTCATCCAGTACCCTGAACTGGCATCACATCCCATATTATGCGGTCTAAGGTGCCGCAAAACCCTATCCTTGAACCGCAGGAACTCTGGATAGATTAGTTCCATATAATTACCAACCACTCGCGTCCCACCGCTCTGTTCAATATCACTTATAGGTTAATAACGCTTACGCTTCCTCTTCCTCTTCGCTGATATTGTCATGCGCCTAAGCCTTGTCCGTTGGTATATTAAAATACTTTAATCTCAAGCTCTTCTGCTTTAACATCGGGCCGGTCATCCGCGCCCTTACAATAATCCATCCACCAATAGCTACGAGATTCAATCTGAGATTTCTTCAATTCAATATATGTTGCGATATTATCCGTTTTTACATATTCTCTTTCTATACGCCAATTTCTACATTCACAATCAGTATATCGCTCAATAAAAACTACATAAATCTTTTTCATAATTTTCCTTTCAGATTTTTTTAATGGAGCCTCCAGACGGATTCGGACCGCCATAGCTACATTACGAATGTAGCGTACTTGCCGTTGTACGATGGAGGCAAATGGGAGAAGTTAGTCATTCCTAATACTCCCTGGAGTTCAATTTATATCCCGCCTAAAAATGACACTCATTGGCGGCGTACAAGAAAGTTTCTTCTTTCTCGGGATCTCTCCCCTTGGTACATAATTATTATAACAAAATTTTTATTATAAGTCAAATATTAAAATTTTGGCTTATGATTAAAAAATTCAATTATTACAATAATGAATAATATACTACCAAATAAAATTATTCCTAAATCTGTAGTTTCAAAAAAAGTAGAGATAATTGCTTCCATTGTATTACTCCTTAATAAGCGATAGAAGGATAAAATAATATGAATAATAATATAATAAAGAAAACTAATATTTTTAATTTCATTTTAATTTTCTCCTATATAAAAATAACGCCTTTTGGCGTAAATTTGGTGCCCGGGGCCGGACTTGAACCGGCACGCTATACAGCTCCGCATTTTAAGTGCGGTGTGTCTGCCTATTCCACCACTCGGGCATAAAATACAGGATTTGTTCGCCATGCGTCCATGGCCAAGCAGAGTATTAAGTGAAGTAGCTTCTCATCACTCCTGTAAATCTGATAGTATGCAACCCTTACCGCACTATCATTGCGCTCTAGAAACGCCCGGTTTTTCTGTATTGGGAAGTAATCTTATTTAGGGGAACCGCCCAGAGTCAAGAGAAACTCATCTACGGCGCGGTTACTGCACGTCTCAACGGCGCGATTGCTGCACATCTCAACGGTGTCCGGCGTAGGGGTGGACCAAGGGCCTTACAGCCAGCCCAAACGATAGTTTTTTCTCATACTGGAGATTACCAAGGAAAATGCAACTAGTATTCAGCGCCATTCTCGACACTGGCATTTACCTCATGCAAAGCGTGTACTCATTAAGCACGCGCCATTTAAACTACTTAAAATCCATCTACCGAGTTTCACGGTCTTTTTACTAGGAAGCGTCCTGAAGTCGTTACCTTCCACTTGGAGTCCCTTCCCACCTTTGCAGTCAAGGCAAAGGCATACCATCGTATCATTCGTATTTCTCGACTATTTTCGATGCACGGTGTGTTATTTCCGCCTTGGATTTCCAAACCTTTCGATGCTTGGCGTAATCTAGCCATGTAAGCCGATTACAAAAGTAGTATTTACGACTTGTTCCGACATTTATTACGCGCGCGTCTCAGTCGTCAGCAATCGCGCGACGTCCGTTTCATATGGTAGAATACCTCGACCAGAGCAAGCTCTGAGCGGTACAACGGCGCATACTACCAAAACTTCTAGGCGCATAAAATATTTTTAAGCAAAAATGTTCTTATAAAAGTTTGCTGTTCGCGCCTAATTTGCACTTTACTTCGCTTCTTTTATACCGTTTGTCGCTAAGCCACATATCACGTTTGATTATGGAGTATCGTTTAGAAAGTTCATTCATAAACACTCCTCCCAATCGTGCCGGTGGTAGTTTAAGTGCTAAATCCGTGTTAACGGTTGCGAGCGCACGTTTTTCTCGCTGCGTAGCGCGCTTTTCGGCTGAGCCGGAGGCGTTTTGCTACATACGTCATACCTAGTACGGGAATTGAACCCATATTTCTTGCTTGAGAGACAAGTGGCCTGACCGTTAGCCGAACCAGGTATAAAACGGGGAGCTACCCCGACCTATTTCTAGGATTTGTTGCGTGCTTTCATAACCATACCTAACACACGCCGTGTCTAACCATGACACTAGTTATCAGGTTTTTCGGGCTGATGCATCAGTTCCGGACCCAATGCTATGTAGTCAGCTCTACATTGGTACCCTATGGGAGATTTGAACTCCACGTCTGCACCTTGAAAGGGTACTGTGCTAACCAATTACACCAATAGGGCATAAAATCGGCAGACTATTTCGAACTTGCCATCTGCCAGGGCGACACCTTTCATTTCAGGTCAATAGCCTTATGCCACAGGTCTGTATCTGTGGAAATTCGTCTTTTAAGGTAAAGGCTTACATCATAACCCCACATCTGCATTAATATTTATTTACTGCCAAGCTACATTTGGTCATCAAAGCACGAGCGGCCTCTGAGAGAATCGGACTCCCATCAAGCGGTTAACAGCCGCCCGCTCTACCACTGAGCTAAGAGGCCATATAGCAGTAGGTTGCTAGCCACACATTTGCTCTGAGTTGGTGGCGGGAATGGGATTTGAACCCATGCTTGTTGGGTATGAGCCAACCGTGCTAGACCTCTGCACTATCCCGCGATAAAACTAGACACGTTTATAACCGCGCTTCTGCCAATTGAGCGACCTTCCATTAATTGGAAGGGTTGGAGTTGAACCAACACTTGACGGGCTCCTCAAGCAAAGAAGAAATGCTGACGTGTCTTAAATTATAGGATTCTCCACCCCTATTCGCACCCGACACATTTATATTTATGCTACTAATCGTTAGGGCACTCTTTACGAGTATTAAGTGGTTTTACTGCCGATAACAATCATTGAATGCCGGCTTTCTATATTATCGACCCTAATTTTACTCTACTCCGAACTTCATATCGGTACGCCGCATATGGAATCGAACCATCTGTTGCAGTTTACTGGCCGCCGAGGAAATCCATTCCTCCCTACGGGATTCGAGCAATTACCATTTCATAGAATGGGCTCGCATTATTTATACTCGGGTCTCTCCGAGATACTAGACATATCTTTTAAGTCAAACGCTCTACCAATTGAGCTATAATACCTATTGGTACTAACAAGAGTCGAACTTGTAACATGTTGATTTTCATCTTACATTGCTGTATATGCCTATAGGCTTAAACTATTTTTTAACGACATTGCCCTAGTTTGTCGGTGTACTCCACCAGGGACTCGAACCCTGAACCAACCGGATATAAGCCGGGTGCTCAACCAATTGAGCTTCTGGAGCATATCCTTTCAACATAATTATTATATCTTAAATTATGTTAAAAGTCAAATATTAATTATAATCTTTAAATACTGTATTTAACATAGTAGGAGAATATCCAATAGCTATACAAAATTGCTGCAGCCGGTCTGCAAGTTCCCAGATAGTCATTTCTTCCGAACTAAATTCCATTGTAATTGTATCATTATTACCAGCATCATCGGCTTCATACTTCAATACAATTTTTTCCATTTTTATTCTCCTTATCTCTTTCTTACAAATAAATTATATCAGAATTTTTATTAAAAGTCAAATAAAAAATTCCGTAATTTTAAGCACTAATTGCGTTAGTGGTTCGAACTACGGAATCGTACGCGTAGGTTCGCAACTCCTATTTGTACAGGCGATATGTCGTGTCGCCTTACGCCTCTTTTTACCTCAAGGAATGGTGCTAACTTTGACAAGGTAGCTGACTTGATGCTATATATTTTAGATGCCTAGCATTGGTATCCAACTCTGCCTGCCTAGGATAAGCTAACAGGGTTATGACTCCTGGTAGTATTTATATAAAGGCTACTTACATACCTTCTCTCTATTTTTCGCGCCTAGTAAGAGAGATAACTAGAAAAGCGATAAAATAGAATTGAACTATTTTCTCGCATGTTACATATATATTTTTAACTTACCTGCCCGCCTGGGAGTCGAACCCAGTCCGTTTGCTTCAGAGGCCGCGGTTTTAGAGACCGCCCGTGCAGCCGCACACCTACGGGCATCGAAAGGGCTGATTTTGGCTCAGCCCGAGCCATTACCAGTTAAAAGCATAATTTAGCACATCAAACAAATGTGGAAAATCATCAACATTATTAGAAGAGAAATGATAGGTGCCATATGCCTTGATAAAATTATTGAGTTCATCTCGATAATTTCTCTGCGCAGCAACCATAGCCTTGCGTGCGGCTTCAACCTTCTCTGCGGCGGCCTTGCGTTCTACGGCTTCCTGCTCCTTCTTAGCCTTCGCTTCTGCGGCTTCCCGCTCTTTGCGAATCTTTTCACGATTTTCCTGTTCCTTTAGTTCAAATTCTGCCCGATTAGCTTCTTCCACAGTGTTATAGAACTTCTGTGTCTTATCGCTATATACCTTAATAGCCATACTTCATTACCTCCTTATGTAATGAAAAAAATTATTTTTAGAAGGTGAGTTCCTTTCCTCACTTTCTGTAAATATTATATCATGAAATTTGAAAAAAGTCAAATATTAAGTTAAAGGCCCATAAGTAATTGGCCACATAACAATTCCACGAACATATACCATTGTTGTTGTACTATTAGAAAAACATCTTGGACCAACCATTATAGTTAATCCGCCAGTTGACTAGAACCATGTAGTACAAAAATCTGAATTATTAGCATTACCAGCATAAGCTCTTGTAGAATTATGCCAATAGCCGTCTGGTGGATAAAAATTGGAATCATTGATTGTCATAACATCATCTAATCTAGTAAACGCTGTATTGCTAAAAGTGCCACTTTTTCTAGTAATTGAGCACCCTAAAGTTAGAAAACACATTGGTCCCCAAAGATAAGCTTTATTGGCAACAATCGAACCAAAAGTATAATCAGTAGTATTTAATGTTATTTTATCTGTAATATCTATTAAATACGATAGTGGCATACCATCTGCTGTAGGCCAAGCAAAATTATTAGCAGGATCATATCCTGCAACAACATTCATTCTCGCCTATATATCAGAAGAAGAAGAAATTATACCACTATTATGAATATCTCCACTAAAAGTAACATTACCTTGATTTGTTAATGTCATAGCATTAGAACGATTATTTCCATTAGTACCATTACCAACTATAAATAAATCATCACTAATAAAAGGCAGTTCAATCCAATAACTACTATTAGGCGGTCGTTGATTTGCATGACCAACAATACATTGATATCCATATACACTTTCCCAATCTCTTACTTTATCTCCAACATTATAATAAACACCACTGCTCCATGTTGGATATAATGTTGATTCAATATTGTATGCACCAGAAACATGAAGCAAATTTGAATTAGCAATAGTACTTTCTCCTTCTGCATGTGAAGCTCGCCCAGACGCAATTGTATTCTGTCCCTCTGCATGACTATAAATACCGGAAGCGGTTGTATTTGCGCCAAATGCAAAGCTCCCAGTTCCTACGGTTGATCCACTTGTGCGTCCCCGACTTAATGTTTGTCCAATTGTTAATCCGCCTGCCAACTCTTCATTACCGCCCCAGTCTAGAGTTCTGGCATTAGAGCGTGTAGTAGAAGTTCCATTGCCAACAATTTCAACATAAGTACCTCTCTGATTAGTAGTGGCTGAAGACGCATCTAAAATATTGTATTCACCAAATACATGTTGGCTTTCATGATTTGCTGTTGTATATTGGCCTTCTGCATGAGAATAATAACCAGAAGCTGTTGTATAGTTTCCTTCCGCGTGGGAATAATAACCAGAAGCTGTTGTATTTGATCCTTCCGCATGAGAGAGAGAACCAGAAGCTGTTGTACCATATCCCTCTGCATGAGAATACATACCAGAAGCTGTCGTATTAGCTCCTTCTGCATGAGCCTAAGAATTAGAAGCTACTGTACTATGCCCTTCCGCATGAGAATAATTGCCGGAGGCTGTCACATTGTAACCGAAAGCAAAACTATTTCTTCCTATTGTTGACCCGCTTGTACGTCCCTGACTCAATGTGCCAGTTAATGTAATTGAACCATTCACATATAATTCATCAGTTGGTTCATCAGTACTATTAATTGCTAATTTAGTACTATTAATATAATGTCCACCAGAAGTTAAAATAGAACTAGAAGGATATAATAATCTATTATCAGTTAATGAAGTTGCTCCAGTACCCCCCTGAGCAATAGAAAGTGTTCCAGTAGTTGTTAAATTTTTATTGCTATCTGTAAACACTCCCTTTAAAGCGGTAGCACTGGTTAAATTTAAATTTTTTGTCTATGTTAATTCAGCAGTATATAAATTATTACTTACTGATAAATTGCCTGATACAGTTGTATCTTTTAATTGTGCGATAAGTCATCCCTCCCGCGCCAGAATAACAGGGCCCTGCACCGCAGAGACCCTATTAGGTTAGCAAATAAACGGCGCGAAGCAGCATCTATTTACTATTTATATTATATCATATTTATTATGTATATGTCAAATATTAAATTTCTATTAATTGTTTAGTTTCAATTATTTTTGTATTTTTATAGAACTTAGTAGTAGTATCCTCAATGATTTCTTCGCATAGAGTTTGCCCGCGCTTGTTGATAGAAATTTTATTCTAATCTTCTACTAATTCAAAAGTATGGAAATTATGGTTGTTATCAATTTTTGCGCTGGTATGATAAAGTTCGAGAACTGCATCATCACTTAATGCGGTACAATATATTCTTAAATCGCTTAAATTACCTACATAAGTTCCCGCAATTGGAGATGCAATTGTCTAAGCTTCTGCCCCGAGAGTTAATGGAGTAGAAGCATTATAAGCAAGTGGTATATTTTCCCATCCGCTAGTTATAGTAGCAGTATTATTTAACTAGCCATCTAAATAAATTTTAGCAGTGCTTATTCCATCATATGATGCTGTTATCATATGCCATACATTATCTGAATAGAAATTCTATGTGGCAATAACGCGACCATAACCTTTTCCTTTTATATAAAATGGAAATGAAGCTTTAGAAGAATTGACTTCAAAGTTCCAACCGCCACTTTCTGTGCACGATAAGAAGCGAGCAGTGCCAGCAGATGATTTATACCATATACTAACTGTTATAGCATCTGTTGGTAGGCATGTAGATGAAGCAACAGGCATTGCTATTCTAGAACCAGATATAAATTTTGCGGAAGCAGAATATTTGGGAGTATCGGAATCTAAAGCTACCGCGGCAGAACCATTGGATACGGCATTGTGGTTATAACCACTACTATCCTCAACTCCATTCGAATTATCCAACTTATAATGTAATACCAATCCCTAACTAATTTCCTTAACTTCGGCCGCGGATAGCACATGGTCGTATATTCTTAAATCATTAATACAGCCATTAAAACCAAAATATCCACCTGCATAAGTTTCTCGACATATACCAGTCCAATCTGCATTGCTATTAAAAGCAGCCTATCCAGTAATTCGTCCTACATAAATTCCATTTTTATATAATGTGCATATTCCATTATCATATGTAGATACTAAATGTGTCCATTCGTTAACTGGAACTGAGCATGAAATATAATTATTATAGCCGCCGCATAGTACATCAACTTTACTATTATCCTAACTCACTCCAAAAGCCCAGCGTTTACCATTCCAATTGCCTGAACTAAGAATTGTTCCATTATAATGAGTATGCGTACCTAATGGTTTAACCCATACTGCAACGCTTGCTGTACTTCCTAATAATCCTAATAAATTATCTTCGATTTTTAATCCATTTGTTATCTATGAATTAGTGTTTGCTCGCTGATAACACTATCCAATTTTCCCTGCTGTAAAAGTTGGAGTAGTTTCAATTGCAGTAATATTATAGGCACTAGTGTCTTGATTATGCAAATCTCCATTAAGAGGAAGCCATATTTTTAAACTCATAAATCCTTTCTCCTTTCTACGCATACTTTCTATGTTTCTTTTCTTCTCTTAATTTAGCTCTTTCTTCCTATGCTTCTACTTCTTTAACTGGAATAATTCTAAATCTAACCCAACCATTAGAAAATAAATAGGAAGTTCTCATATAGTCAATAAATATATCTTCTAATTCATCATCTTTATATAAAGCAGCAAATGCTAAGTTACTTGGTGATAAAATCCAGTAATAATTCGGATTATCGCTTCTAAACTAGAAAGTACTTGGATTTAATCTATCTATATTTTCAATAATAGTGCCATTGGCAAGTTCCAATTTATACATATAATTAACCTCCGAGAAGGTATAGGAGGGAAAGGATTCCCTCCTATAATTTATTATATCATAGCTGATTTAAAGTTGTCAAATATTAAATGAAGATGAAATCAATTGAATTATCGGTTGTATTATAGCAAGTATATGCTTTTTCTGTACCATTAACATTATAAGAATGACGAACTGCACTTAATTCGCCTGCTGTTGTAGTTAAATAAACGCCAGTATCACCAGTTATATCTACATTCGCGGCAGTTGCGGTTATTGCGGTTGTAGTGCCGAGTAAGTAAGTTTTAGTGGTTGTAGCGAGTTTAGCAGAGATTTTAGAAGCGGTTGCAGCATTACCAGTAATAGAAATTCCCCAAGAACCTGATGCACCGGTGCCATCTTTTTTTACAGTATATTGAGTATAATTATAACTATCTATTAATACACTCCATTTAGCTACATATGTATTATTCCAACCCGTTCTATAATGTATTCCATAACCAGCATTATTAGAATCATTATGAGAAATATAAAATTCTGCCATTCCTCCATTACCAGCACGACTTACAATTAACTAACCATAACGATATGGCGCTATGCCGTTATTTGTGTTGTCATTTTCAGGATTATTTGTTCCTGTAAAAGTCGTACTTGATGCAACATAATAAACTCCTGGGTCATACTAATCCCATGTAGTATCTACACCAATATCTGTAGATGATTTTAAAATATCATGTAAATTCCATTCCTATTCACTCGTACTAACACTTAAAGATTTATTACCAATTTTTAGTGTATGAGAATGATTATTTGCCGCGGCATCTGTAATTCCATAGCCACTTAATGTAGTCGGATGTACTGTTAAGTCTGTGAAAGCATATGATGGCTTAGCCATTGTAGTAAACTTAATATCGGTACCATTAATTTTTGCAATTGTATAAGTAGTATTCCATGCAAGAGTTGCGGCATTATTAGTACCAGCGGCAGTATTATTACTATCTAATATTTGATACCAATTTCCCCATGAAGAACTTCCATTACGCCAATGTAGCCCTTGACTATTAAAAGCAAGCTGATGTGCCTTACCACTACTCCAATCTATAGGCCTAAAACTCATTACTCCAGCATAATTATCAGTTGCTGTTAAATCAATAGTCTCTTTTGCTTTAAAATCAAATCGTACTCCCTGCGCCGCGGTTAAATCTGCAGGATTTAGTGCAGTATTGCGTGTATCAGTACATTTTATATATGTCGCGGTAGTAGCGCTTGTTGCACTCTCGGCATACGTCGCGTAAGGTATAGTATAAGCGCTGCTTGTTTTTCCACCAGCTGTAATTGTAACTTGATTACTATTGCTTGCGGTCTAAATAGAAGGATTATTCGCTAGATTTGTTGCAGTTGTTGCTGTAGTAGCATTACCACTCCATGTGCCACTTGTATTTAAAGATGCTTTTGTAACCGTAATTTTCCCTTGAGCATTCTAAGTTACTGCTTGTACAAAAGTAGTTGTTGCATTTGTACTAGCATTAGAATCACTAACAGATAAATCAGCAGTTGTAATTTTCTTACTACCATCAGTAACTACTGCCATATTCGCTGCATCAAGTAACCCACCATTAGTTATATTTCCGTGTGTGTGAGTACTTATTGCCCACGAACCACTACGTCCTAATAGTTCCCAAGTATACGTTGAACCACTTTTAGCAATACATACATATTCTGCATCGCTATTTTTATCTAATACAACATCTCCAACTTCTGGAATATAATTAGTTACTCCTGTTACAGTCGGCGCGGTAGTAGTACTTTCGCTCATATCGGTAGTTGCCTTACCAACAAAGCGTAAGGCTGCGGACAGTCCTAAATTTGTACGAAGATCGGCTGCAGTAATAGTACTATTAGTTAATTCAGCAATACTAGTAATTGGAGTAATTGTATTAGAACCTAGTGTAATTACACCAGAAGCAATTTTAGCATCTGTAATTCCATAACCACTTAATGTTGTGGGTTTATCAGAAGTAATTTTGCTCCAACTTAAATCTGGAATTCTTGCAACATCAAAAGTACCAGAAGTAATATTTGATGCTGCATGATTATGCGATGCTAAAGCGAAATATGAATCAGCATGTTTACCTGACGCTCCACCGCCTAATGCGGTCCACGCATCAGCGGCATTTGTTTTCCCTGTACCACCCTATGCTATAGGCAAAGTACCCCATTGTAATGCACCATTTGCACTTGTGGCATATAGGGCGCCATTCGCGCTTGCTTTACTACCAAATTTACCAGTAGTGTTTGTATAATATGCAACTGCATTAGTAGTAGAAGTAAGATTTGCTGATATTGTTTTTTCAACAGTAGTAGATAATGCTAAATACGGGACTAATTTACAATTATCAGTATTTACTACTGGAATTAAAGTATTTGAAGTATCGGAACCATTATGTTCAATAGTCCATCCAGTAGTGCATAAAGTACTTTCTGGATTCATATTTAATTCGCCTAGTGCTCCGCCATTAGCATCGACTGTAAAACCAAGATAGCCAAGTGAAGATTTAATCCCAACTGCTACATATTTGATACTATTTTCTGTATATGTAAATAAATATATATCTGGAGATATACCGCCAGTAGAAATAACTTTTGGAGTATAAAATTCATTGCTATAAATATAATATACTATAGTTAAATCTAATGGAGCGCCTTTTCCATATGAATAACCATGAATACGAATAGATGGCATAGTCGATGAATTAATAAATTTAAATCTTGTTTTTATGACTATTTCAGTACCAGATGCCGAAGTTTGTAGTTTACATAAATTATAGCCAGAATATAAATTTGATAAAATAGATGATACAGATATATTATTATTATCATCAATAATAACTCCACTATTCTATATCGCGCCAGCAGTTCCATCAAATTTTACTATCGCATTATCAGTAGAATTATTTAATTTAGTAATGGCCCCAACTTCCGCTGCAGTCGGTGTACTCCATAATCCTTTTTTATTTAGCCACTAATTTGTAGTAGAAGAATCAGTACCTAATGCCGCTTTAACTAAAGTAGTATTTATTACTTTAGAAGCAGGACGTCTATGATAAGATGTAGTAGTAGTTCCACCACCAACATACTATGTAATAACATAGTCATTCGCAGTTAAATCAGAATTGCCAGTATCTAAAGCATTTATTAATGTATTAGCACTATCTTTTAATGTTGTTTTACCAGTGCCACCATACGCGGCGCCAACAGCAGTTATAGCAGTTGCACTGCCATCTTCTGCAATGTATACTGGCTAATCAGTATTACCAACTTTTGTATACGCAGCAGCTGTATGAACAGCTTTTTGCCAAGAAAACCAACTATTAGAAGATGATGTACTACTAGTTCTATAATATAATACATTACCAGGGCCGGTGGCATTTCCAGTTTCAGTTCCAACTCCATTATGTAAATAAATCTAACTTGCCCAATCTGTTGTAGTATTACCTGTATGTTTACGATATGACATTACTAATAACTGACCAAATCCATATCCTTTAGGAGTATTTGTAGCCTAACCAGAAGTAATATTATATATACCAGTATTAACTAATGTATTTACATCATTGGCTCCAGAAGTAGCAGGAACATATGCTAATGTAGGAATGTCAGCTGCGACTAATGCTCTAAAACTTGGTACCGCATTACTTCCACTAGAAGGCCCCGCAAGAATAAGATTCTTTGCTTTTGCCCCATAAGGATTTTTAGTATCGCCATATGCATCTTTAAGTGAAATTGTAGTACTTGCACTAGATCCAGTTTGAGCTGTTGAAGTACTCGACTATACTGGCGAAGTAGCACCAATTGTGACTGATGTAATGCCAGAACTAGTTACATAGTTATTAGTATCCAATGTCCATGTATTCGCCGCAGTTTTCTTTAATAGACCACTTGTGCCTGATATTGCTTCAATGGCTTTAAGATTATCTGCATTAGATACCCCTGACAATAGAACAGTATTTGCTTTTTCAGCATAAGGCTACCATACTTGTAAATCTTCTCCATCATAAATATAATATGGATTATTTAATAATAGAGATCCTCTATAATCATCCTAATTATAATAGTTATTGCCTATACGCTAATATATCTTTCCTATTTGATTAGGCGTAGTTGTAAACCAAGTGTCATCAAGATAAAGTAAACCATCCGATGTATTATATGTAAATACAATATATGTCTAAGAACTTGCTGGAATATCAGTAGTACTAATATTAAATGTATATCTATAATCTATACTATGATATTGTTCATATATAGTTACTCCAGTAATTCCTACATAATCTGACCCATTTGAGTTATAATAAATTTTCCCATCAGGTAAAAACCCATTTGGGTTTTTAATTTTAGAAGTATTAGTAGTATTACTAGTTATTGTAAAAGATTCATATGTTCCATCTGCAAGTCTTCCAAAAAAAGTGTATCTAAGTACTTTATTCGCGCCAGCAGTCATGCGAAAACCATTACTATAGACATAATAAGCATATGAATCTGAATCACCGGTCTCCTATAATCCATTACTAGTAGCAGTGATATCAGTTCTAGCGTATCCTGTAACAGTTACATTTTTATAAGATTTTATTTCATCAAATAAAGAAATTGTACAATTTATCGCTTCAATAATATCTACTTTAACAGTTTTCTAAATTGTTGTATCACCAGATGAACTTGCAATTCTAAAACCAACTTCATGTGGATAACTTAAACTTGAACCACGAAATAATACATGATAATAAATAGGATATGTAACTAAACTATTATAACAATGATAACTATAAAGATTCTAACTCCTGCCACTCATATCACAATCATATATTGCGTTATAATCATTGTGCCCAGAAACTGTAAAAGTTAATCTATATCTTATTTTCCAAATAGCATCATAAGTGTCTGGTATAACATTAAAAACTGTTTGATAAAAATTATCACCCGATGATGGCGAATTATATAATTTAGTAATGAAAGTTTTACTTTTTATAGGTCTTATATTTCCAGAAGAAACGGAGCCTGCACTTGTTGCATAAGCACTATTACTAATTACCCAATTTGTTCCATCATATGTTAATATTAAAATATCATTTGCATTCCAGCCATATATATTATCAGTATTATCTTTAATAGTAGTTCCATAAATAATTGGCTTCGCGCCAGTATCCTACACGTTAAGTGTAGGATTACTTGCGCTATTTGAATTCTTAAATTTAACATGAATAGTAACTCCTTCATTAAGTTTAAAACCACTCATGTCTACAATTTTAGCTGGCTCATTGGCGGCTGTTTCGCAATATCCATAAGCGGTTGCCGCGATTGCATGAGTACCGCTTCCAGTCTATATTTTTTCAATAATGCCGCTTACTTTACTTGCCATTTAATCACCGCCTTATTGCATATCAATAGATAAATTAGCTTTAGATATAGTACCAAGAGTTGGATAAGTTCCTTTATTGAAGGTGTCTGCAGTTTGACTTACTAACTCTAATACTGCTTCATTAACCGTTGCAGAAGCTAAAGTACCCTATGTGAATGATGGCTAAGTACCAGCATTTAATGTAACTCCAGTAACAACAGAACCACTAGCATTTGCAGTAACTTTAACACTAATAGTTTTCCAAGTACCATCTTTACGCAAGAAGGTAGCTGTTGTAGATGAGTCTGTGCCTAATGCAGATTTAACTGCTGTTGCAGATAAAGCTGTCAAACCAGAGCCATCACCAGCAAATTTTGTTGCGGTTAGTGTGCCGGTTGAAGGCTATACATAAATAGCTGCTACACGATTAGCAGTAGAAGCTGTGGTTGTATTTTCTGTAGTTTTATATTTTGAAACTAATAATGGATAATTATTAGTATCACTAGTACCTAATATATTTTGAGTAACGGTTGGGTCTGCCGCGGAAATACTTAATTGTCCTGCAGTATTCCCACTTAATGTTACATTTGTACCATTTACAAATTTTACAACATCACCAGCAGTACCATTTTTAGAACGAGTAATTTTTAAATTAGTAGCATCCCAAGATACTTCATGTACTTGCTAATGATTTGTAACATTATCTAATCCGACATCGCTTTTTACTAATGCTAAATCAGTTTTAATTGTACTAATAGTAACAATATCTGTTGTTGAACCATTGATTGTTTTTGTAAATTTTTTACTTGCATATGCTACGTTTGTAACCGCATCAGATTTTAATGCGTAAGCAGTTTCATCGCCTAATAATTCCCAAGCAGAACCCGTCCATACAAACTCAGCATCACCATATAAAACAACATCTCCTAATACGAAGCCAGTTGTTTTACTTAAACTACCTGTAGTTTTAGCAGTAAGAGTGGCAGTGGTCGCACCATCTGTTAATGTAGTTGAAGTAATACCAATAAAGTTCATTGCACGAGCTACACCTAAATCAGATAATTCAAAAGTTTCACCCAAATGCTTTGTTACATTTCCAATTTTAATCCAGTCATTAGAAAGTTTATCATTACTAATAGAACCGGCTAACATACTATTAGTAACGCCGCCTTCTTTAATACTAATAGTACCCTCACCAGTAATACCAGTTTGACTAGTACCAGAAGTACCATTAATTAAACCATTGCCGGGAATAATTTTTGTTACAGTACCCGCCTTGCCTGTAAAAGTAATTTTTCCATCTGCTGCGGAACCAATTGTAATACCGCCAGCGCCAGCTAACTGATGCGAGCTAGTAACCGCGCCATTTTCTACTAAGTTTAAATAAATACCATTAGCAGAAGCAGTTACTGCTTCATTTGACTAATCAGTTGCGGCATTACCATTAATTAAAGTGGCAGTATAATGAGATTGTTCTGTATAAGAGGGAGTAGCCCATGTACCATCTTCACGTAAAAACTTAGTAGAAGTAGTTTGAGAGCTAATAGCATTACTAATTGCTACTAAATTAGTAATTGTATTTTGTCCACTAAATTTTACTAAATAATTATTAGTTCTTGTACCACTACCAGTAATATTATTTGCAATAGAAGGAGTAACAGTAACTTCCTATGCTGTTCCTCCTGAAGGAGTAACTGTAAATTTATTAGTACCACCAGCAAATGTGTATGTAGTATTTACTTGATGCCCAGAATTCATTACCCAATAATTTGCAGTATCTGTAACATAAGTTAAACTAACTACAGCATTCGCAGGTAAAGCTAAATCTCCAGCTGTATCAGAAGCAACAGAACCATATATAGTAATTGGAATTGCTCCTGTGCTATTAACATTTAATGTAGGAGTATCAGCAGTATTACCATTAGTAAATTTTACATGAATGGTTACGCCTTCTTTTAATACGAAACCTGTAATATCTGCTACTTTTGCTGTTGCATCGGCATTACTGTCACAGATAGCATATGCGGTAGAAGCAATATTATATGTAGTGCCACCAATTTTTATTTGTTCAATTAAATTTGCCATTTATATCACCTCACGTTCCCGGCACAACAACAATAGTATTATTTGTATTTAATGTAGCTTGTGTACCAGCATCCCAATTCGCTGCAGAGCCTACAGAAACAGTTGTTGCTGCGACGGCAGTTGGTGTATTTTCTGTAAATGTTCCTACTTCTTTAACTACAATAGGTGATTCTGCAATAGTTGGCGCACTACCAATAGATATTGTTAATATTCCTCTAGTAACAGATGCTTCTGTCGGTGTGCCAGCATTAGTTACATTTGGAATATTTACATTATTTGTAGTTAAACTCGCGGCTGAACCTGGCGTTACAGTTACTTTAGAGACATCCGTTGGAGTAACATCTAATGATGGTAATGTATTAGAAGTAAAATTACTAACTTCTGTAATAGTATCAGTATTAGATTTAAGAGCATAACTTCCTTCATCACCTAAAAGTTCCCAACTATTACCGGTCCAAACATATTCTTTTTGTTGCCAAAGTACTACATCACCTGCTACAGCATTCACTCCATTAGTACCAAAATCATAATTAGCAATAGTTGGATTTTCGGTACCACCATCAGTAACTGCAACGGTTGCTATACCACGAAAATGCATTGCGCCTGTTAATCCCGCGAGACCTCCGGTCATAGACTATACATATGATACTACTGCAGAAGTGGTAGGTAAATCTGCGCTTGTAGTATTGTTGGTAATATCTGTAATTACGCCTTTTTCCGCGGCATCGCCTACATCAGCTTCACCCAATACACGATTTGTACTAGCATTATAAGTGCTTTTGAATACATATTCAGTATTTGTATCAACATTATCGTTTGCAACCCAATTCTCTGATTCATCTAAAGTAAAACTTAAAATAGTCCCTGCATTACATGGATGAATACCAATTACGTTTTTAGCTAAAGTAGAGCCTACTGCTAAAGTTACACCACTTGTAATAGTATTACCTTGTGTGAATTTTACGTGAATTGTTGTGCCTCGTATTAAATTATCATAGTTATTATTAATATAATTACCGCTATTATCATCTGTTGTTCCAACAGTTTTTGCGGCGGTGCTGGCAGGAGTAGTGCAGATTCCATATAATGTAGAACCTACCAACACTGGGTCACTACCAGTTATTTGAACTTTTCCGATATAACTTGCCATTTATTATACCTCCTTAACATCAGTAACCACTGATAGTGGCGCTGTATCAAGCATTCCATAAGTACCATTTAATACTTTAAAAATATTATCTTCAACTAATGCATAGGTAGGGCGCCCCGGTATATAATCAATAATATTTTTAATAGTTGTTTTAGTTACATCAAAACTAAAATGCGAAAGCTGAGTATATCCACTACTCGCTGCATAATGATATATTGCTTTTGTAGATAAGTCTACATATAATTTATCTTCTGAACCTGGAGATGGAAAATCTGAAAATTTATCTTTTTTAACAATTTCAGTTTCATTCCCATTTAAAGTTCCCGCATCTACGAATGGTAGATTTACAACATTTGTTTTTCCATCTCCTATCTTTAAACGAGAAAAAGGGTGAGCTTCATCAGCTGAATAGATGATGAGCTCACCGTTAAGTGGTATGAAGCCATTAGAATTTTCTTTAGGCCCTGCTTTATTCCAATTTGCTTCAGTATCACTTTTCAACTGAATTCTCGTTTTTATAGTATTTGTATTCGTTGCCATAAAAACGCCTCCTTGGCATCATTTCAGCCAAGTTAAACTACCTCTGTACTGCTCCCGCAGGACAAAGTGATATATTCATCATTTGTCTGTAATAAATCTTTTACATTACCTGTTACTGCAATGCGCGCGAGCTATAATTTTTTGCCCACCTAAGTAACCTCTTCAGAAGAGTTTCCATTAGGTATTTGCGCACCTTCTAATACGTTTAAATTAAGTGCGGCTTGGTCTATTATAATATTTACCTATTTGTCATTATTTGGTCTATATAATGTGCCGTTAATAGATATAGACTCGATTTTATTTTCATGTTCTGTATGAGGGTTTGATGTAATAGTAATTGTTTTACTATCATCTGGAGTTAATTCAACGCCATCGTAGTAAATATGTTCAATAGTGTTAACCTAAGCACCATTATCAACTGATGCTAATTTAGCTTGCGATTCGGCATCAAATTCATTTATCTGTAAATCAATAGATTTGTCTAATGAGTTAACTGTAGCTGGTGTAATTTCTGTATCATTGAGAAAAACATGTTCTATGACATTGCGCTATGCTCCAGTATCAATACTATCTAATTTACCTTTATCTTCATTAGTATAGTCGTTAGTAGAAAGTCCTTTTCCTTCTACTTTATCTACTTTTCTTTCTAATAAATTATTGATACCAGAAATCTTGGTAATAGATATTGCGGCGTCCGGGGCGATATCAACATCTTTAATACTGCCTTTAACCGCATAACTTCCTTCGTCACCAAGTAACCTCCATGCGCCACCAGTCCATACAAACTCTTTCGATTCAGAAAGTATAACATCACCTGGTTGTGCTTCAGAAAAAGTATAACCACCAATACGTGGGTCTACATTTGTATTTGGAGTAATAGTAACAGTTGCTTCTCCAACGAAATGCATCGCTCCCGTTAGCCCCTCTACGGCATTATCAACATAATTTTTAATTAAGTAGTTAGGAACTAAGTCAGTATTAGAAGCAATTTCTGTGGCTATAGGCCGAGTTTGAATCGCTCCCGTTTCCGCGCCAATTAAAACTTCATTTCCGTTAAAAGATGTTCTACCAGTGCCACCTTGTTCTACAGTTGCCGTGCCAGCAATATTAGCAAATGTTGGCCGTGCCTTTGTGGTACTTACTACACCTGCAGTTTCATTAACCGCGGTTACAAACATATTATCAACTGGTTCTTCACTATGAGCAAGTCCGTTAATGAAGTTTAAGGTCTATAGTCCTGTTAATGTGGTAAGATTGGGATAATTAGAAATATTTTCAGGTTTAATCCAAGTAATTAGGTTATATAAATCACTTAAATCTATATAATGATTAACATCAATTGTCCAATTATCATCTGTATTTTCTTTATACTATAAATAATATTTATTGATATTATCATCAGTACCCTATATTAATTGGTACAGACGAGGAGCAATTGAAAATTCCTAATCACTAGAAATATTTTCTTCAATAAATGTTTTTAGTCCCTAAATTTCCGAAGCAGTATATGTTGGTTTAGTTGCTGTTTTCGCCCAATTAAATACATCCGCGGCAACTGCCTGTACCCAAGGTAATTCATAAAAATAATGAACACCATCACCAATTTTAATGCCTATCGCGGGTGGAGTATTCTCTGGAGTTATATTGGAAGCAACAATAGAACGATTATTAGGAAAGGCGCAAACGGCGGCCTCTCCTAATTTTAGGATTACATTACTATTCATCCACTAAGAATATGTTCCATAACGTAATAATATTCGTGTTTCAAGAATATTTTCCGCCATTACCTTTCACCTCCTATTAAGCAGTACCTCCATAAATAACTAATGTATCACCAGTAGGTACATATAATAAGGAGGTTGAAACTTGGTTTAATGTCATAAATCCTTCTTGCGTAACATTAATCTAATCCGCGGATGTAGAAGCCTTGACTCCACCCAAACGAGCGTTAGTTGCTACTAATAATTCGTATTCAGCAGTACTATCTCCAGTGGTTCCAACCATATCCCAAATACCATTGATAACCATGTATTCTTCATAATGGTCGGTTTGCCACATCATATATAATATATTTTCATCTGCGTCTTCTACATTTGGTAGTGTCTCTACTACTTGCCGCTTTAAATGCCCGGCTTCACTTATTGCTTGCTGTAAATAGCGCAAGTTAACTGCATCTGTTGGCTAAACTGGGTCATTGATAATTTCTAAGCTAGTAATCGCTTCTCCAGCCGCGGCTTCTAATGCTGCAATTTTATTTAAAAACGAATCACTAAATGTTAATGTGCCATCGTTATTTTGTTTAAAATATGTTGCATTAAGCTTATTTAAGTAAGGTAAATTAATCCAAGTACGGACACCATCGCCTATTTTCATTAAATAAGTATCAGTTTCTAATGCAAATTCACCTTGGGCCAGAACTGGATTTCTTGTAGTCCAATTTTCTGCTGTGTCATGGCGTATCTATAAGGTTACTTTAACTGTATTTGCAGCCATTATGCTTCGCCTCCATCCAAAGTAGTGTCTGCTATAAGCATTGCATTAACTGGAATGTATTCCTAATCCCAGTAATAAAGAATTTTTTCTTCTAAATCAAAATAGAGTTTATCTTTTATTCCTGTCTCTGGGAAAGCGTCATAAGTTGCAAACATTATGCTGCGCGGGCCTACATATGAGGAGAAGAGAAGCTTAAAATCGTCTTCATCGCCTTCAAAGCCATTTGCGCGTGCAATAAGAAATAACTAATGATTTAGAATATTAAGAGAAGTATTTTCCCATGGGTATACCATTTTTAATGTGGTAATATGTGGGTCTAGAGGAATTAGGGTATCATCGTAATTCTCTAAGTAGACCGAACCCCAAGGAAAGGTTGTCGCTAATCCCGCTGTATGAGGAGCTGCTGGCATTATATGATAATCATATTCAAGGAGGCGATCACGTGTCCGATGGCGCGCTGAACGCCAATCAAGCTTGTTCATCTGGGATCACTTCCTTATATAACAGGATTTTCCGGAGGAATTGCAGTTCCATTAAAAACTATAAATGTAGGAACTTGGCGCCCATATGTACCATCATAAATGGTATTGATATGCTTCAAACCTATCATTGTTTCAGTACTTCCTCCACCATCCAAATTATACGCAAATTTAAGTCCTATTTCCTGACAGATTTTTTGCGCTTCTGCAATCGTCCATCCATCGGAATTTTGATAACTTCTTCCCTCGCACGTTACAATAGCATAATCACCATTTCCAAATTGGCCTATAATTTGTCTTTGTGCGTTATCATTATAATGAGATACATTATTCCATTCAGAGCTTGGAACAGGAACATAATCAACAATAATCGGCATAAAACCGCAGACAGCAGAAACACATCCTTGCGAAAGTAATTCAGATGCCGTTACATTATAGTCTGCACTATGTAAATCTCCATTTTGGTCAATCCATAATGGCTTACAGTTAGAATGTGTTGTAGATGGTGAGTCCTGATAAACAGTACCATTCATTATTAGCATACCATCAGCATATCCATTACTTGTATTAAATATTCCTGCATTCAAAGCCATTACAAAACCATATTCAGTGGTCATTGTATATGTGGATTTATTTGACCCAGTTGAGGGTTCTGCGCCATTTGGCGCAAATACGAACGGAAATTGTTTAGTTCCCTATATAGTATCTTTATATACACGGATTACAGTGTAATTTGCATTTGTGGATTCATCGAATTTGTAATCAACATCCACATTGTCAATAAATAAATCAATCGGTTTCTTTGCCGCGGGTTCTCCTTTAATTGCGTTTATGCTCTAATACTGTCCGTTACGATCTTTATACTTAAAAATAGTTGGTTTTATCGTTATAGGCATTATTATCATCTCCCTTCGACAAAGTTACGAAATGGCTGCGACCGGCTGGACAGGGCAGTTAACAGCAGGTCTGTAAAAGTAACCAAGGGTACCTTGACGATGTACATACCAATTTTGGAAGTCATTCTGACTTGCAGATCTTAACCATACAGTTACAGGATCTCCGTCTGGAGCATTGATCTTTTTGATTAACCGCGCATCGCTCGCACCATTAATCGGTTCGCTTAAACCCATAGCGTCTTTCCAATACGGAAAGTATGATCCTTCTTCACCTGGCACTTGCGATATGCCATACATCTCTTCAACGCTGGGGATAAAGAACCGATCATATGTCTCATCTATGACTCTGCCATCTGTTACATTATTAGCGACTGTTTTAATGAGAATAGGATCAATAACTGCAAGAAAATCGCTTGTTAAACCAGCCATAAAACCTTTAATTTTAGTTAATTGCGATGGAGCATTGTTACCATAATGTTGACTTGTCCACCATTCTCCAGATCTTGCACTTGAGTTAAGCCATTGTCTAGCTGCACTAATCTTATAACGGTTATAACCATCCTTATATGCACGTGAGTCGTTAATAATGCCTTTTAATACAGAATCATAATCAGAATAGGGAATCGTATCCCCCGCCGAAACTGCCAGCATTGTAAAAGTATCTCCAGACTTACCGCAATAATAATATCCATCTTGAGCCGTAACATCGTCCGTAATAATACCTTCTGTTTCATCTATTTGTATGTCTTCTATTGTTGCATACTTGCTTTGAATTAAAATCGCATTATGTTTATATCCATCTTGTTTGGTGACTTTTCGATGTGCAACAACTCTCCACGGCATATCATATTCAGTACCGTTATAAGTATATGTTGAATTAAAAATAGTTCCTATTGGATACTTTACTGCTAATTCTTCAAGAGTCATTGTCTTTGCATCTAGTTGAATAGCGTCCCACGTAGAAGTAGCATATAAGGATACAAAGTTTCTCAGCAAGATATTTCTTTCAACAATCTAATCTCGTATTTTACCTAAAGTAGTATTTGTTATAAGTGCCATTTAAATCCCCCCTTCACTCTGCCGCCAGCTTACGAGCTTCTAATTCACGGTAAAGCTGACGTAATAAGCTATTTCCATCTATGATTCCGTTTAGAATCTCGGACAGTATTTCATCCTGGGGCAGACTTTCAAACATATTATGAATTGAACTTAAGAATCTTTCGTTTAAATAAGTGTTGGTTTCTTCTTGTATAAGAAGCTCTGTCGCGAGTTCTTCGGTCGGAGCTGTGTCGATGATGTTATTGATTTCGGTTGAAGTTTTGTCGGCTGACCAAACTTTTGCTGTATCTCCAACCCCGGCTGTGTCATCAATAGGTGTAACGACCTCTCCGCTGGAGCTATTTTCTTCGATACCGAGCATCGTTTTGATAGCCGCCTTAGCTTCAGAAGTGTAGGTACCGACTGCGTTTGAAGATTGAGATTGCGTAGTATCTCCGGCGGCTTTTGCTAAGCCGTAGAAAGATGCGACGTAATTATTTGCAGCAGTAATGACTTCATATGTACTACTACCTTGCTTTATACTAGCATTTTCTGCTGGTAGTACACGTATATTACCAGCACTATCAACTCCAACGCCTCTTATGTTATATCCTTTTACTACTCCAAAATTATCTCGGGATGCGACTGGTATATTCGCCACACCATTTTGAACAATACTCTGACTGTTAATCTGTACATCATCAATCTTTTCAGTCAGCGCAGCGTTCATCTCTACAACAGTTGGTATTTCTACTCCTTCAGGAGTCGTCTCTGGTAACCAGATCTTGTTATCTTCAGAGGTCGGCTAAGTATCCTAGACTGCTACAATGTCATCTGCATTCGCTGCTCCGATCATAGAGCGAATAGCGGATTGAGCTTCAGGGGTGTATTGACCCAATGGGAATGTACTGTCTTTCTCATCATGACCGGCCGCCTTTGCAAGACCATAGAAAGTTGCTTCATGCTGAAAATTAGCTGTAACAGGAATTGAACTACTTAATCCAGCCTTATATTGTGCCTTAGAACCGCCTGCTATTTGTAATGCACCAGTACTTGGGTTACAATATAATCCTATTCCATTAGTACCACTAATTTTTATTACACCAAGATTAGAGCCTGATGCAATAGGAATATTTGCTATATTGTTATTAACAATACTAGTTCCATTAACTTGTACATCCTGCACTGGCACATCAGGCAATTCATCTTTTGTTGCATAATCACTCAAATCAATCTACGTATTGCCAACCATTTCCCAATTATTGTTAATATACACATATTCATCATACACATCATTAGTTTCTCCAGTTTTAGGAACTAAGTATATTGTGTGCGTGCTAATATCTTCAGTTGGTAGAGCCTAAACAACCGCCATATCGAAGGAATTGATGTTGCCGATTGCAGTTGCAATTTCACTTGTTACGGCAGAAGTGGAAGGGACATCGAGCATTTGTTGGATAGCGGTTTTGGCGCTATCCGTGTATTGCCCTACTGGGAGTTCGCTATTTTTTTCATCTGCTCCGGCTGCTTTTGCTAGGCCATAGAATGTGGATTCATGTTGACGACCTGGAACGATCGGATTTTTGCCATTCGATCCAGTTTTTATAAGCGCAGAAACTGCAGGATCAATTGAAATAGTTCCATCACTAGCAATTGTAACTCCTCTAGATCCGCCTTTTACAATACCCAGTACAGCATTAGTTCCTAAAGGTACATTTGCTATACCATTTTGATTCAGAATACTCTATCCATTGGCCTATACATCCTACACCGGTACTTCCGGTATCTCACTCTTCTCCGCTTTCTAATCCAATTCCCCTTCAATCGCATCAATTACGCTTCCTAAAACCTAATTATTAGGATACTCATCTAGCAATCTTACTAGATGAGTAATCCCTTCTGCATCTAAAAATTTCTTATCCTAAAATGCCATTACCATCACTCTCCTTGAGCCGCGGCGATAGCATTATTGATTTCAGTAGGAGTTAGCGCGAGTATTGCATCATATGATGCTTGCGCTTCACCCGCGGCATCATAAGCAGTAGTATTAGTATAAGCGGCAGTACCTAGTCCATGGACTGCAATATCCACACCATTCACCGCAATAGTACCATTAGCACTTCCTTCTACTATATCGCCAGGCTGTAATGCACTATCCGCTAGTCCCAAAGAAGCCTATACAGCACTATCTAACTTATTCTTACTAATACTTCCTACCTTAATACTGCCGCTAATCTAATGATTAACATCAGTAAATGCAATTTCCTCACTATCAGCAACCCCATTATATTCTACTAAGCTTGCAACATTAATATAAATAGGGTCGCTATTTGCAATAACGAGACGCAGGAAGGTTCCTGCGTCTCCATTTCCATCTTCATTTACAATAGTACCAGAGGTGGCAACTAAATCCTTTGGAATATTAATAGTCCCAATAGTATTCCCACGCTGTGTTAAAGTGTATACTTTTAGCACATTACCGGAACCTTCGGTTTCACTAATACTAACTGTACCTACAGTTTCTAGGGAATTACCTATTTCCTATAATGCGGCTTCAACAGAAGTACCAGTATAGTAATTTCCAGTATCTACTAAACTAATATCTCCTGCTGCGCCGGAGGAAGCTACCGCCGCTAAATCTGCTATAGCGGCTTTCTTATTTAATTCAGCGACTATTTTATTCCATAGATGACTAGTGCCAGCACTGTCTAAAAACTTTTTAGCATTCGCCATATCAGATACCTCCTATTATTTCATCTATTTCCTCATCACTTAAAGCCTATAGTTCATCATGCCGCACATACTAGGTTATTGTACTATTAAACTCATCTATATAATTTTTCATAACCGATAGCGCGGCATTCACTAAATCAATCTATGCCGGAGATAGAGCACCGGTCGGCGCATCGCTAGACATTAGCATCTCATCCCCGGTTTCCCTAATTTCACATTCTGGTAATTTAAACGCAGCATAGTATGAATCTACCTCAGTACCGTTAATTAGTTTTCCTTCATCTGAGATAACCGGATCCTAATAATATTTAATATCCCATACATACTTACCTGGCGTTAAATTAACTGTTTCACTGTGTGTAAATTCAATCGTAATAGTCCCATCAGTAGCTTCCACGATTTTATCAAATAATTTCGCGTGCTTCAAAGGGTCTAATATAGAAAAAACTAAGACATCCCCTTGGGCGGCATTAATTAGTGCAGGAATTGTAAAGCTCCCCGTATCGCCGCGAGGAATTATCAATTTCCTCTGTACTAACCTTATCATAAATATCACCACCCGATTTTCTTTTTATATTTATTATATATTGGCTCCTACCAACTTATAATTGTACCAATATCATATCCCAATGTTTCTAATTTAATAAGCTTCTTTTCTGCGTGTACTAATTCTTTATCAACATCACAGATGAAGCAGTCAATTTCTAGTGCGGCGGCAACTTCACCTAAAGCGCAAAGCTCTTGCCGCATTTCCTAATATAATTTCTTAGTATCGCGTTCCCATTCTACCCATTTAGTCATCATATCTTTAACCGCATTTCTTTTAGTGCCAGCATCAACTGCCATGGTAGTATATTTATTCCAAGTACTAGGAATGATTTGCGGCTTTGGTATATCACCCAACTAAACTAACTTGTGATAATGAGTAGAATAATAATGTACTAAGCAACGATAGTTATTCGTTTCTTCAATATGATGAAAATCTTGGCATTTTGCGAAGCCGCGTAAGCCCAAAAAGTCATATGCGTTTGCCATTTCATCATGAATCATAATACCTTCAACCATATGCGTTGCAAGCTTACTGAAAATTTCATCAATTGTCATATTAATTCCTCCGTTTATTTGAGTAATGTAATGACAACATTAATATGCGCATCGCTAAGTGCGGTATCGCCATTCATAAATTGTAAAAGTGTTGGACTAGTTAAACAATTACAATTACAATTATTTTCTAATACACGAACAAAAGTTTTAAAACCAAATGTTCTAGTATCAGTCACTGCGGCAGGGACGAAAGTAGAAATAGCTTGTGGCTGTGGAACATTGTTTAAGTATAATTGTACGCTTACTTCTGTTGCGGCATCAGGAGTGGCAAAACCATCAACTTCAACTAAATAAACGCCGCGTTTTTCTAAAGCAATAGTTGATGTACCTACTAAGCGTTCGCCACATCCCTTGTCCATATATACGCTATTAAAAGTAAAAGGGGTATTTGCTTCAACTGCTAAATTACTAGAATAAGCTTGTAACATAATATAACCTCCTTATCATATATAAAAAAATAAGGCGTACTAATATATAGTACGCCTAATATATCTTAATTACAACAAGGTGTACTAAATACACTCATTACATATTTCCGCATCCACCGCAGAAAGGAGAACTACCAGCATTATAAGTCCATCCATTTGGATATCTTACAACACCTTGTAATTGATTTTGAAGTTCAAGCTGATTAATACGATTCTGCATTGCATCAATCTTATCATCTTTAATCATGTCTTTTAGACCTTGAATCTGAGCGGTAAAATTAGCATTAGTTGCAGCATCACGCATGGCAGCTTCATAATTAGCCTGGGCAATTGCGGCCTGTGTATTACAACAGCATTCGTTAATACGCGCAAGCTGATTTGCCTGTCCTATTGCTAAGCCAGCGATATCGCGCTGTAATTCATTATACTTATCAGATAAACCATTCATTAAATCATGATATACCTGATTAGTAGTAGCAATAGACTGAGAAGCACCATAATTAATAGCCTGCATAATGTCTCTATTCTGGTTCTGAAGGTCATTAAAATTGAAGCCATTCTGAACAAAATCCTGAGTAGCATACTGTGGCTGATATCCACGGTTCCATCCACCGAATCCACCACCCATCATAGCTAGGATTGCAAATAACCAAATCATGCCACCCCAACCTCCGTTGGCGCCGCCATCATTTAATAGAGCAACATCAGAAGCACTTAAACCATTTTCTCCCATGGTAATTCCTCCCGTTATATTTATAATTGGGCTAAGCCCTCTAAAATTTTTGTAAGATGCCTAAATAAAAACCCATATATATTTTTTTTAAGATATAAAGTTTTTATTGCAGAGAATGCCACTACTTATTGCTATCTGCCATATATACCTCTAAGGCGCCGCCATCTCCATTTAAGACAATACAAGTCGTTCCAAGAGTAATATATTTAGGGTCAATTTTATTTTTATCTTCTTCGGTATCACATATATGCTCATATGTGACAACATTATCTAAATTACCATTTTTAGTCATAATATTAGCCATCTAAATCACCTCTAAAATAAAAAAATAGGAAGCTATAAGCTTCCTATTATAATTATTTAATTAACTCATTTATTAAATTATTCAAATCTATTCCACGCTGTTGTGCCATCTACTTCGCTAAAGTTTCAAGATTACTATGTGAACTTTTCATCATTTCAGTAATTCTTGAAAAATTAGGATTTGATTGAATCATAGACATTAAAGTCTATTGAGGATTTGATGCATTTCTTAACTATTGCATCATATCTTTAACTTGCTGAATCGGCAGTTGTGGCTGCTGAGCCGGCGCCTACTGTGGAATTCCGTTTCGTAGTTGACTTATTAGACTTGGCATTTATCCATTCCTCCACCGCCGCGAGTCTTGCGGCTAAATCTTGAGTATCTACTGGCGCTGCTTCTTGATGAGGTTTTACATCAAAAGGCATAACTTGTTTATTACCATTCTAATCAGTTTTTATCCACCAAATAATATCTCTATCATTGTCTGGTAGATATATTTCACTATTAGGCCCCATGGGAAATTGCCATGCAGCATTTTCTCCATGAATTGGATCTGCTCGATAGGTTGGAAAAGGCTGATTAAAAGTTCTTGGCTAAACATTCCAAGAGCTATAAGGATTAAACTATGCTTGTCCCATTACCATATTATTTTGTGGTGATGGTTGATTCCAACTGTTCATTCATTGGCACCTCCCCATACTTTCTGCCGCACTTAGGGCAATATTCACATTCCCTTAAATTATTTGCGGCATCGAGAAACCATAATACTTTTTTCTCCTTTTGTTTGCGTGAGTCCCAACAATAAGGACACCCAAATTCTTCCATATCTTACCTCTCCATAGGAGCTGATAAAGCATCAGCAGTAGTCTTTTCAATACTTAACTGTTGCACCTGAGACTCAATCGCAGCACGAATTACATCTTCATCAAATGTTAAATTCTTTGAAGCTAATAATTTCTTTGCTAATCCCAAAGCATATGCTAATTTATCTTGTCCCATTTTCGCGCCAAAAATCTTCTCAGCGGCATAAACTACTGTCTAAGCAATTCCACTTAGAATCGTAAGTTGCTCTGCAGAAATGTGTGTTTTAATATATGGAACTACAAATAAACCAATAATACCACCAATTAAAATAATAATTCCAAGTAAAATTTGAGTAATATTCATTACAATATTACCTCCTTTTTTCTTTTATTATAACATATTAAATAATAAGTTGTCAAATATTTATTTCTTGCCATCCACCTGGGAACGCAGATGGACTCCAGACATTATTATCAATTAAACTTTCATAGGTTTTGCCTTCAAATTGAACCTTATCACCTTTCATATAAGCATTTGTGCTATCCGGCTGCTCCCATTCAGGAATTACATCTGGATCTGGAATTAATACTTTAGCCCATAAGCTATGTGCGTCAGCTGGATTCCAACTTAACTATGATGTATGCGGCTGTAAACATTTATAAAGAATACCATCATAACGCACGCGATCATCTTTCTTATAATCATTATTTATATCCCAATTAGGGAATAAATTAATTGCTTCTAGAGCATCTTCATCTGATAATGAGATGGCTGCTTTCTCTATAAAAGGGCGTAATTTTTCTGCTAGTTCAACTAATGTCATCATTAATCAACTCCTAATAAGATTTTTGCCGCGCGGAGTTCTTCTTCTAAAGAAGACATTTTTTCATCCTAGTACTTTAAGTATTCATTCTTAGTATATTCAACGCAATCGTAGCTATATCCTGTTTCAAGATACCCTTCAATTTCTTCAGAGAAAGGTTGAATATTGCTAGCAACGAATACAGCAGTATCGGTAATTGTAACCTCTTGGGGTCTATCTTTACTTAAAACTCTACCATAGTTTACCATATAATCAACCCCCTAATTTTTCTAACCATTTTGTGACATTATTGTCATGTATTGTATTTTTAGTTGGTTTAAACATTAACTTCGCGCCATAGCCATATTGTACACTATCAGTAATTAAGTGGTCGCAAGCATAAGCAAATGCGCCTGCTCTTTCTTGGAAGCTCCAAGCGCCACCAATTACCCCAATTGAAACACCAGTTTCTCCGGTACTTACATATAACATATCACCTACTGGCACGGCGCTTGTTCCATTACATTCAATAGGTAAGAATACCCAATCATAATCAGAAGCACATTCGCCCATTGCAGAAATCCAACCCCACGATGTTGGGAAAGCAAATCCTATTGGCTCATAATTATTAGCAATTGTATCTGAATAATTAAAGTCAGTGCATACATAAGGTATACCGCCATTAACAGAAGAAGAACGATCAATATTTAATCCGCCAATAAACTTCCATAGATTACCCCATGGATTTTCCATACCACGATAACTAATTGCGCGGTAACCTGCACTACTGTAATTAGAAGTAGAACCATTTATTTCATTTATAGTACTAAGTGCGTGCCCAGTAGTATTACCTAATGATGCAGTAGAACCTGTTAATGAGGCACAATTAGTACCAGAAGTTGTAGTAATATAAGTAATACCTAATTCAAATGATTTCTGTAAATTCATAGAACCATATTCAACTATCTCTAACATCTGATTAGCAGATTCTGCGGCGAGATTGGTAATATGCCAACCTGCCCCACGCGCCCTCGCGGCGGCTTCGGCTTCTGTAATAGATAGAGAAGATACTGGTTTTACTCCACCAATTGAACTTAACTTATCATTACTATCTAAACTACCTTCATAAGCGGGTAAGAGTACATATTCTAATTCCTGTTCTCCATCCATAAAGATTGGATGGCACTTAAATCCAGTTTGTTTTATAGAAGAAATCAATATTGATTCTTTATAAATTGCTCTGCCATTCGCAGTTGTACCGGTCTTGATAGCGGTTCTCTGATAATAGAACTTAGGCTGATAAATCATTACCTGACCATTAGAGCCGTCATCTTTATAATTATTATCGCCATAGAATGCAGTAATAGCGCCATCATCTGATACATTACAACGCATACGACCGCCATACATTACATATGAATTAAAGTTTACACCAGGAAGCTTATTGACTGCTTCCTATGTACGACTACAAGAACGATTCTCATAGTCCACTTCAATACCTAATACATTATCTACATTATAATTTCCAGTTTTAATCAATGCTTCAATGATAGATTCTTCTGTAATATCACTAGCTATGATATTACCATCTTCACCGATAACTACAATATTGCCTGCGTTATCGGTACCAAGATTAGTAGAACCGCCGCTACTGCCGCTGCCGCTATTAGCTACCGCTGCGTCTACATAAGCTTTTGTAGCAACATCCGCACTATTAGCCTTTTCAGCAAGAACTGCTGAAATAGCTTTTTGAGTCATAGTGCCGTCTTCATTTTCTCCTGTACTTTTATACATTTTTACAATGTTTTCAGTATGTAAAGTATCATCAGGATATGTAGCAATTAACTATACTGTATTATTATTAGTTGTGCTAGCCATATTAGTTTCAAAGGTTAATTGCTTAATTTCATTATCTACATCTTCTAAATCAAGGGTATTAATCTATGCCTCTTGAGCAGTCTCAAGCGTCTATTGTGCTGTCTCTAACAAATCTTGTGCTTCAGATTTTGCCGCGAGAATTTCATCCGCTGCGTCATTAACAGATTGAATAGCCGCATCGGCATCATCTCTTGCTTCTAGCGCGGACTGCGCCGCATTTTTTGCTTTTGCGGCGTATACATCTACTTGCCCCTAAGATGTCATTCGTTTAGCCAATAAAATATCAATTATATCCATTATAATCTCCCTCCTTACTCATCTAAAAATTTTTTCATCATATATCCAGTTTTCCCCTAATATGAGACTCGTAACCATTCTGTTGGGTTGGGTAATAACTGGACTCTTTCACCTTTATCTACACGAGTAAGTACGGATGATGCGGTTGAAGGCTCTTTTCGTAATGCAACTCGTTCTGCATTTACTATTGCACTTCCAATAGTATTTTCACTCACAGGCTTTTCCTCCTTTTTCGCAGTTCCTGAAGAAGAAGTATAAGCAATTCCTTTTAATTCTCCCCATTCTGCCCATTTAGAATTTGTAATTTTAGTTGTAATTACCCCTACCTTTGTTCCGGAGGCTTCAATTACTAGACCATTACCAATATATAGTCCAACATGAGAACGATCGGTCTCTCCTTTGAGAACAAATACTGCTGTACCTGGTTTAAGAACTTCGCCGTCAGTGCGTTTTCCTTTACTTAATTTTCCTTTAGAAGTACAATATTTATTCCACATAGTGTTAGAGCCATGGTACATATAGCCGCCTAATTCTTTAAAAGCCCAATAAAATAGGCCAGAACAGTCGGTGACATAGTGGCCTACCCACTACTCTCCATATAATGCAGCAGTATAGCAACTATTCTTTTTTGCCGCTTCATTGTTTTTCCAGTCTGGACCAAAATTTTTAATCATATAATTTATTTTTTCTCTCTATAATGATTCAGACCATAGAGTATGCCATGTATTTAATATATAGCCCCATTTATTATCTAAAGCATACTAAAATTTTGCAATTAAATCATCCGTTCTAATCATCGCCATTTTCTTCACCATCCTCTTTATTAGAATTTGATATTAAATTCCCTATTAAGTTTTTAAAGCCGCCTTTATCAAGCCATTTTAATACAAATCTATCACTATAGATAAGCTTTTCACCTAAACTATTAACAAGATAAGTACCTTCATTGACTAGCATTATTGTATCTATACCAGGGATAGTAGAAGCTAAGGCTTCAGCGGTGGAAGGCACAATTGCGGCAAGAATTATAACAGTGAAGCGATATAGTGCCCAAATCCAACAAATAAAACGACTTAACCATTTACTATACTATAGAGCGGCTGCCGTAATTTTTCTTGCCATAGTATCGCCTCCATTTATTTTTATTCTTCAGTAGCAACTTTCCATAATTCCTTTTTATGTATTAAACCATTGCTATCTGTAATTTTACTAGAAACTAACGTAACATTTGGAAATTTACTATTATTATACCCATATTCCATTTGAGTATGATAGGAGCGACATGCGTCTCCATAATTTGCCTATACTTCAATTCCTTTTACATAATTTTCTCCATCATGGCGGATAGAATGAACAAAGAAATCACGCACTTTCTCTTTATTCCAAGTTTCATTATAGCCTGATACAATATTATCATTCTCATCAGTTACCATACAGGAAACATATGTAGTATTTGGATAACTAGGATTATTATAAGCCATTTTCATCTGACTATGAAAAGATTTAATGGCCGCATCAAGTGTATCATGGACTTCAATACCTGTAATATAGCTATTATTATCTTTACGAATACGATGAAGAAAGAATTTATTTTCCATAGTATTCAACCTCCATTTATAAAATAATCTCTTTCATAGCAATAATGCTATGAAAGAGACTTTATTATTCTAATATTTTTAATACATCAGATTTATATTCATCCGGGATTGAAATTCCATAAGTAATTGCCGCAATTTCTTCAATAGTTTCTAAAGCATTAATGTATTCTTTAAGTGAATTATAATAAGCTGTATGATATATCTTATGATTATTTGCGGCCACAAGAATTTCATTTATCTCTGTCGCGGTATAGAAAGTATATAATTTTCCATCAGCATGATAAGGAATTAGCTCTTGCGTTTGAGCCATATTGCTTAGATTCATTAAATTAAGCTAATCTTGAGTACTTAATGAGAAATGATAAGTTTCGCCGCGAAGTGTGAGGTCAAAGCCTGCCTCTATTGCTTGGCGGCAAGCATAAGACATTTCTGTAAGTTTAGAAGAACGAATGAAATCAATAGAAGCAGTGTCAACCGGATCAATATATACTGGTTCTTCTTCCTTAGTATCATCTGCAATAACTTCATTCTTCTCCATAGCTTCTTTATATACCTAATATTCTTGTTCTTCAATTTCAATAATAAGAACTGAAGTATATTCTTTCTATTGAACGATAGGGCTCATCCAAGTACTTCTATATAATTTCCCGCCAAATCCTACATATTCACCGGTAGTTTCATCCGCGCTTAAATAGCATTGAGCAATAGGAGAATAACGAATAAAATCATAAGAAGTAACGGCCCCGATAATAGTATTATCTAATACTAATTTATAATATTTCATTTTTATACCTCCAAAAAAGAGGAGACGGTATAACCGTCTCCTTTATGTTTATTAAATAGAAATAGAATAATTGAGGCCAAGGCCACTACTTGGCGCCGCTGTACTAGAAGAATAACTTGTAACAACCACACCAGTCTAACTAGAATATACAAAATGATTTGCATTAGAGTAACTAGAATAAGCATCTGCTTCCATCATAGAACGAGTCCAGAAGCCTATTGAAGACATCCAGCCACCAGCGGGAGCAGTAAATATACCAGTTGGTGTCTATACTTGTACACCAAGAGTCATTACATCATTATCAGAGACATACATATATGCATGTCCATTAATGTCAATAAAGATATCACCAGTATTAATTTCATTAACTTTAGCAATAATTTCAGTATAAATATTAGTACTATTTCCAGTAGAGAATGTTGAGCTACTTTCTCTGAATATTCGTACTGTATTGTTAATAGGTTTCATCGGGAAACGTAAGTTCATATAACGGCTAGCATTACTATCACTTACTTGATTCCAATGTCCATCAGCAGTAGGATTATATTCATAAACAGTAACATTACCACCATTAACCCATAAGAATGGAGCAGTTTCATAATTAACATTTACTATTTCAGCGCCATATTTAGAACTTGTATTACTGTCAATATTAACCACACTTGGGAAGTAGAGATAATTTCTCTAACTTGAAGTTGTATTTGATAATGTTTTAATAGTAACTCCATTATTTTCTGATGACACAATAGTAAGATATTTAACAGCAGGTTTACTTAAAATAGCCTGTAACTTAGTAGGTAATCCTAATATAACTCCATTATTTACAATAGTATTATATGTAGAACTTCCCCATCCAACTGCAGTGGTGTCTTCAGCAAACAATCCGTGATTAGAAGTTGTTAAGGTTGTTAAGCCAACTGCAGGTACTGAACTAGTATCTGCAGGAGAGCCGGTACTTACTGTATTAGCTATATTGGTAATACCAAATGTAACTAATTCATGAGGCCATGCCGCAAGGCGCTTACATTCACCAACACCTAAGTCTTTATTCCAATACTTAGCTTGATATATAGTACCGCTTGCTTTCTTGATTACATCCTTTAAATTATCATATTCAGAACTAGTATCATCAGTTAATTGCCCAAAGTTAATATAAGCATTTGATGTGGAATTATTCCAAGTAATTGTCTATACATTTACAGCAGAGTTTATATGATTATTTCCACTAAAACCAGAATAAACATATAATACTGTACTGTCTTTAGGATGCCGTAATACAACTACATTACGAGTATTATAATTGCCATTACCATTCGCGCCAACAGATACTGAATAAGCACTACTATTAAACATATCGCCAAATCCAACTCTTGGGCCAAGGCTGCCTAAATTAGAATTCAAATTATTATATAGCGCGAATCCACTAACAACATTTGTAGAAGAATTCTAATAATAACAACTCATTAAGACACCCGCGTTATCTGTATTTTCATATACAGCATCTGGATTAAAGCTATAGTCAATCATAATAGTGAACTCATTATTAGCACTAGTCATTGGCTATATATTAGTTTTAACTGGTGCTAAACTAGCATTTAAGTCAAAACGTAATATATTGCTAGGATCTACTAGTGTTGTTCCTGTCTCAATACTATCCTAACCTAATGTATAAGTTATTCTTTGACCCGCGCCAATCTTTGTGCTATTAGCATAATTATTACGCTAAGTACTATTCATATGAGAATAAACTAATAACTGCTCTGGAGTTAGATTAGATGTATCAGCAAATAAATCACCTAAAGAAATAGAAGGAGCAGTTTCCCAAGTAGCATAAATGTTATAAGCATCGTCTGTAGCGCTTGGATGAATATTAATTGGTAAGGTTTCCCAACCAGTAAAGATAGAGTAAGTTGCAATATCATTTGCAATAGATACTGTATATGTAACCTAACCAGCCGCGTGAATTTCAGGAATTGTTGGTGCTTCAAGATTTTCGCCGCTACCATATTCTACATTACTTGTACTAGTTTTTACTAAGGAATCTGGATCATTGCGATGCATATACCATTTAACTGGATATCTGCGTACTTCACTACGGAAGTGTGTTTCAATTACCATATTACTAGTGGCTAGAGGCATAGTAGTAAAATAAGAGTCGGCATCAGAATTTTCTGCTTTCCAACCAGAGTTTACAATGTAATTACCAAATGAACGCTCGCCGAATGTATAATTATTACGTACAGTAGAATTACGAGTTGGCATCTCAATTACACCTGTATTATAAATATCAGGAATACGAACACCACTTGTAATATATAAAGTAGTAATAACATCTCCTTCAACTATATCGCCTTCATCATTTACATAACTATCATATTTATAAGTAATAGCATATTTTGTAGTTTTAGTACCACGAGCATTTAAGGTTAAATCAGGCCATACACCAGTGGTGCTAGTAATTATTTGTGTTGTATTATAAGTATCCGTCTCGCTATCATACGTCTATACATTTGTAGTATTAGCATATTGTTTTGCTTCAATTTCAGACCAAGTACCAGTAACATTAATAACACCATTTAAATTAATTCGTGCAATAGTATCTCCATTTTCATTTACAAATACTCCTAAGGCATTCTTTCGTTCTACGAACATTTCCATTTCGTTAATATCATGAATTGAAGAATACCCATTTAAATTTAATAATTGTAAATTGGTTAAATGAGATAAAGCACTTTCGGCTATTGATATCCAATTAATATTAGGAGAATAATCACTATCATTTATAATTAATTCACTTAATGCAACCGGAGTATTTGGATCGGTAGATGTTGCAGTGTTTGCTTTAATTGTTAAATTAGTTAAATTTTTAGCTGAAGTTAAAGCTAAACGAGTAATAGTAGTTGGCAAATATAAATTAACAATACCAGTACTACTTGGTAGGTTAATCTATGTTAATGAAGTACCCTATGCTTTTACAGTTTTTAATGCGGTCGATTGTGTTAAATCAATTGCACCACCCAATCCACTACAATTTTGAATATCTAATAATTCTAAGTTTGGATTTTTATTACTAATATTTAATGTAGTAAATTGACTATTATTATATGTTGGATCTGAAGAACCAATAATTAATTCGCGTAATTTATTAGCATGACTAAAATCATTGCCTCTGAAATAAAGAGAAGCTAAGCTTTCCGCACCAATAATCTCACTATTAGGATCATTTTCATCCGCTCTAATTGCTTTTCCAGCCAAAGCTTGGATATAATCAGCGCCATAAATACGCAATCTACTTTCATTCATTTCAGTAAATGGACATTTAATTTCTACAGGTACTCCCGCGTATGCGCGTCTACCACGAATAGCATTTTCACCATAGTCAACATTTAAATACATATCCTAATACGGTGTAATAGTGACATCCCAATTTGGTTTAACATTTTGATCTGCGATTGTGTAGCATACCATATCAAATTGATTACTAGACACACTACTTAGCATATATTTACTACCAAAGTATACATCTTGATTTTTAATCCATTGACGACGTTGATATTTTTTACGTCCTTGCATCATATCGCCTAAGAAACGGCTATTCTAACGAGTTAAAGCGATAGCTTGATATGGATTATCATCTGGCGCTTCAGTATCGCCTGTAAATGGACGAATATATTTACGTTCAACATCTAACCGCCATATAGCTTCTGGATAACAATTTTGTACTTTATCAAATTCTACAATTAAATTATCAGCATTGAAGCATTCTTGACTGACGCCCGTGAATGCTGCTGTAATTGCATCATTACAATTCTCACGTAAACGTGCCCAGAATACAGAGCCTGCTCCATTATATACGCGGCCAGAACTTGGATCATCTTTTACACGATAATCAGTGTCTTCTTTACCATATGGGAAAATAAGTTCACCATTATTATCAATACCTGCCGCAGTATCCATATCATATGCCCACATATCAAATGCATATTGTGTATAATACTGTTTCTTATTATCGAATGGCGCGGTCGCAGGTTCATATCCGCCTTCTCCATCGTCCTATTCATAAATATGCATTAAACCTTCAAAAGCTCTACCAATTGGAACCGCTCGACGAGTACCGGTTTTAGCAAAGTGCCAGAAAGTATTTTTTGCACGATTATCAATCATTGTATAATAATGAGTAAACGCATAGAAATATGCTACTGCCGGTCTAACACACCATAAGTCTAATTCATCGACAAACTGTTTATCAGTAGAAGTTACTAACCAAGTATAGAATGATTGCCATACTTTAGTATTTAATGCTAACTATGAATTTGCCTGACCAGTTGTATCATTAACGATTTTACCATCACGATAATCACCTTTACAGGCATAACGCATTTCAAATGAATGGTCTCCATCAAATTTCTCATTCATTAAGCCCCAATATCTCATATTAAGAGGCTAGCCATTTTCATCTACAGCTTCCCATTCTGTCTCACGATTAATTGGATATAAATAATCTGTAGTTAATACTGTAATATCACTTTCAGAAGAAACTGCGCTATATGTATCTTTATATTTCTGTTTTTCTTCATCGTAATCCTGCTCAACAGTATATCCTTCAATTGTGCGGACTCCGTTCTTCATATATACACCAGTCTGGAACTGAGAGTTATTAGTATTATTATCAGAAATTTCTAGAGTGAATTCATTCATGTCAGTAGGATCATATGCACGTGTGTAGTCAGTTTTCTTACTATCACCAATATTTCCTAATGCATAGAAATGCCATTCAGTATCATTAAATTCTTTATGATTTGTATAATTAATTACCTATTTATTTTCAACGGTTTCTTCTGTATGAGTAGTATCCGTTTCACGAAGGAATAGAATTGCAGGAACAAATTCCATATCATTTTTAATTCTATTATCGCGTTTATATGCAGGAGACTCATAAATATCTTTTAAGAAATCATTGAATCTTTTTTGGAATAAAGCATTATTAACGTTTTCAGAAGAGGCAATATTAACTTTTAAATTAAAGAAATTATTTGGAATAGAAGTAGAAGTTAATGAAACTTTACAATCATCGCCTTTCCAATCAGAACAATATTCTGGTTCTTCTTCCTCTTCTGTTCCATAACCTTTAATTACATAAGATTTATATCCTTCAATAAATCCTTTTCCCGGAGTAACTTTATCAGAAGGATTATGAATACCATCGCAATTAAATAAGAAGTCAATATTACGCCCTGCATCGCCATATTTATCTGAAGTAGTACCTTGACCAGAATGATAACCATTTCCAAAGAACCAGTTATCTTCTTTTCCACGGCTGGGGTAGATTTTCCCGCCAAGAGCATGGATACAACGTAAGGTTGAATTAGCTACAAAGTCTTTCTTTTCTGTTGTAAAGCGTGGAGCTTCGAGCATTAAAATCTTTACATCAGGAATTTTTTGTGCTAAGCGCTCTGGATCTAAAATAGTATCTGGTCCAGTATAAGGAGTAAATTCTTCTGTTTGAGTATCATAATAAATACTATTACGAGTATAACGTTCAAGCTTTTCAGTAACATCTTTACCGTCTGCGATAAAGTTACGTAATACTTGTTCTGTATCTAATGCACTATCATAGATGCGTAATCTATAAATATATACATCACAGTCATCTGAACCGATAGTGATTGGCGCTTCAGAACCAGCATACTGGTATAAAGCTTCTGTAGTTTTATAAGGATACGCGCGGCTTGGGCATCCATCTTCATAAGACATAATATAAACTGCATTTGGTGCAGTATCTGGATTAATATTAATATCTAATTCAATTCTATCTTCTTCTGAATATGGGAAGTATAGATAGGATTTAGTAGACTCTTGCGCGGAGTCTGTTTTTAACCAACCATTATGTACATTTAATTGAATACCTACATTTTTTGCCGCGGAAGTATTATTTGTAGGAGCCATATTAGTAAACCATACTGCATCAGCGCTACGTACTGCAGATGTCTTGAAAATAATTTTCATTTCCTGCCCATCTCTAAATACAGTGCTCGCAGTGGTAATGGCTTCATCTACAGTCTTAGAATATCCTTTAAACATCTTATAATTAAATACTGCTCTAGTGCCGGCTTTAACTAAGAAATAATCACCATTTACATCAGTGCCATAACCGCCATTGTACCAGTCAAAATTATCAGATACCGATAAACTATAAGTACCATTTGTCCATAAACGTTTACTAGAGGTATTAGTAATACCAGATGGATTAAAATCAATAATTGGAGCAGGAGAATTTACTGGAGCAATATCATACAATGATTCTTGTACATTAACATTAAATGTAATAAAAGCGTCACCGCACTTAACCATTAATGTATGTTCACCATCGACATCAGCTCTATAATTCCACTGTCCAGCATTAGTATTAATTAATGATACTTCATTAACACTATGCTCCATATCATCTATATAATATTCTACAGTATAGCGATTATTGCCGCCAACTATTGTATATGGGATAGCTAATAATTCATACTATGTTAATCTAATATTAGTATTTCCACGATAAGGAGATGCAATAATGATATCAGTATTATCCGCGGCCTACCAGATAATATCACGGTATATACTAGATGATTTCGTTGCACCATTATTCGCGGTTAAATATACCTCTAATTTATGCGCCCCAGCGGCAGAAGGAGAAGTGATAGTATAACGTTGTTCTGTATTAGTTTTCGCAGTTAAAGAAACAGTACCAATTTCAGTATTGTCTAATTTAAAATGAGCAACTTTTTCAACATTACCACTTGGAATATATGTAAATATTACATTATCTCCTTGAGTATATATAGGGTTATTTGTAAAATTAGAAGTGATTGCTAGATTAAATGTGGTAACTGTCCAAGTCTAATCTACTGTAATCGCTGAATTGGAGTCAAGAGCAACTGTAATACGAACTGTATGTGTTCCAACTGTGTTGCAATAATTAGAAATATCTATTGAATAGAAACCTAGCGCCGCAGCATCAGCATCAGATAATTCGTCTTCATTTTCATCTACGGGCCAAGAATATGATTTATTTACTGGATCGCCACTTGTAATTGCTTGTGGTAAATTTAAAATAGTAGTTCCATCAACAGTAAAATTATAACTCGCCGGTTCATTAGCTTCCCCTGTAGTAAAGAAGAATCTAATTTTAGTTGGAACAGAGCTGTTAAATGCCATTGATGTATTACGAGGTGTGACTGGTAAAATTTTCATGTTATTAACGGTACCACCGCCACCGCCCGTTGCTGGTAATAATAAATGAACTTTGCGCTTTCCTCTATTATATAATGATTCTATATTATCTTCATTAACAGTATCATCTTCATCGTAATTAAATTCATATAAATTGAAATAATGAACCATAGTATCTTCATTTTCAATAGTTTCTATAAACGCATTATACTTTTTAGATACCCCAATTTCTATTTCATTTTCCCCTACATAACGATAATGATGATAACCATCATTTTCTAATACATAATAATCTGTATTTTCTTCTCTATCTTCTAAAGCACTATATTCTTCAGCAGTGTAAACCACGCCAGTAGTATTACCGCTGCCAGAACCACTACCACTACTGATTAAAGCCCATTCATAAGTATCGGGATTAGAACCAGTTTTAATATATTTCCAATAATAGTACTTATCTCCATTCTATAGTAAATAATCAACATCAGTGGAAGGAATATCCGCTGTTTGCTTTGTACTATCAATATAGATAGTTGGCGCACCAGTTGTTTCATCATAAGTAATTCTGTTTTCTTCAATAACTACTGTAGCAGATTTTGGTGCAGTTTCAAGTGCTGTTACTTTTCCTTCTAAAGTTGTAATTTTACCTTCTGCGGTTGATAGGTTACTTTCAACAGTAGCAACTCTACTAGCTAATGTATTCGCACCAGTTAAGGCTGAACCGCCATCAATAGCATCTAAACGCCTATCTAATTCCGTATCAGCAGACTATAAGTTACCAATTGTGGTTTCTGCTGCGGTCATTCTATCTTTTAAACCAGTAGTATCGGCATCTAATTCTGCTTCTAAATTATCAATATCTGTTTCAGCAGTACCAATCCTAGTATTTAATTCATCTACTTTAGTATTGGTATCAATTAATCGCCCAGTATCTTCATCACGAGTCATTGACAACTCTGCGGCAAAACTTTGTACATCTGCTTCTAAGTTATCAATTTTAGTATTAGTGTCTACAATTGTACCGTTGTCTAGCATAGCTAGCTCATTAGCAATTGTATTTAAATCGGTACGAAGATTAGTTGCAGTAGTAGCAGCATTAGATTCAATTGCTTCTAAACGCTCATCTAAAGAATTATAAGTAGTATCTGTATCTGGGTCTCCTTCGTTTTCACCTGGAGTACGAATTACGGAAGAAGTGCGTGCATTAGTTACTTCTGCCGCCACAGTATTGATATTATCATTTAAAATCTTACCTTGACGCGCTTGAAGAACAGTATCATCATCTACATCATAAGTTAAAACTTTCTTAATATCATCCTTTGCGACCTTATTATTAACAGTTGTATCTAATGCGTCCAATCTAGTATCTAAGTTAACCTCACCATTACGAGCTGCATTTATCTCGCTTTCAATAGCTGTAATACGATAATTATGAGTCTTATTATCAGCAGAGCCTGCGGCATCAATCTTATCTAATCTCGCATTGACACTATCATAACCGCCACGCGCGCCTTCTACTTCCTAGATAACATTTGGAAGAGTTCTACTTGGATTACTTCCGCCATCAATAGCGTCTAGACGAGTATCTAAGTCCGCATTCGCACCGCCTACCGCATTAGTACCACGAGCATTTGTAAGTTCAGTAGTAAGCTATTCAGAACTTACTTCTAATTGATTTAATCTTTCAACTATAGTAGAACCAGATGTTGGAATTACTATATTATTAAGAGTACTAATAAGACTTCTATCCACGACAATAGCATTATGCAAATCACTAATTTGCGCAGCAACACTATCTCCAACCACATTAGTGCTAAACAGGTTTGCTGCTTGCGCCGCGGCAATAAGCTAAGAATTAATTAGTCCAATACTACTAGAATTAGCATTAATTTTAACTGTATTAGCTGAGATACTTTCTGTATTAGTCGTAATACTACTTGTAAGAGCGCTATGTTCGCTTTGTATTTTTGCCTTTAATTCTGTTCCATCAACGCTACTTGGTTTCCCTAGATATTCATGAATCTAAGTCCATGCTTTTGCGCCAGCAGTAGAATTGTTTTCCATTCTTGAAATAGCTTGGTTTGCTACGCTTGCTTCAAACGCGGCATTTGTTGCCGTTTGCAATGCTTGCGATGCAGTAGTAGATACATCATTCACAGCAAGAATACCATCTTCAATATGTGTCATTTTTTCTTGCGTAATAGGATCGCCTACTTTCCAAGACTATTTTTCATAGGGTACATATGCCATACCATTCCCTCCTTTCTCTCGAATTAAAAAGTACAAGACTTTTCTCTATATTTTTGTGCCTTTAGAAGCAGCAAATATTGCTTTATTTTTTTAGTAATAAAAAAATAGGCAGTTTTTTAACTGCCTATATATTCTTCAGCATACCCATCTTCAGTTGTATACATAATTTTTTTGATACCAAAATCTTTCAATAGCGCCATGCACGAAGGGCACGGGCGCGAAGAAGCTAGTTTTCCATCTTTATGTTCTCGATATAAATAAATATGCACCTTAGACCAATTAATTCCGTCTCCAAATTTCCATCGTAGCCGTTGAATCAATTGTGTTTCACAGTGTGCCTTGCAAGGAGTATTCGCCGGCTTATAACGATATACATTATAGCGCGCTTGAAGAGTAGAAGTTTTATTAGTATTCCATGCCTCTGCGACGATACTTCCTTTATAGACAGCTACCGCGCCGATTGATGGTGCAGAACGAGTACCTTGATAATCTGCCCATCTTGCGGCTTCTCGCGCAAATTTAAAATATCTTTCTTTCATTATTCCTCTTCAAATTCAATTTTGAATATTTCATCTTCTATTTGTATATAATGAATAGGTTCTTTATCCAAATGCTTCATGATTTTATATATTGTTTCTATTCCTTCATGATAATCAGGACATGTTTCATCATTTATTATAATTAAAGGAGCAATATAATTTTCAACAGGAGTAAAACTCATTTTATATAATTTGCCTTGATAATTAACTGTGCTAATTAACTTATCATGTAATAGCATAAAAAGTTGTACTCCTGAAATTTCCGCAGTAAAAACAACCATTTCTCTTTTATACAAATCTACAAGCTTATTATATTCCATTCATTTTTCCTTTCTATAAATATATTATATCATAATTTTATAATATATCAAATAGAAAATTATTCTTCTTTATTTTGAATTCTTGATTCAATTTTATCTGTTAACTGAATATGCTTATCATCTAGCTTCTGGCCGAATAAATTAAAAGTTTCAATCATATTAGTTAGACGAGCATCAATAGCCTGCACAAGATTATTTGCCCTCCTAAAAAAGCTTTTATAACACTTATCCTTTGCGCGAGAAAAAGCAATCAACTTTCCAAGCTCTTCATCCCATTCATCTTCATTAGAGCATTTAGCTTTTCCCATAAAATAGGAAGGCATACGCATAGCCTTTTCTCCGTTTTTAGAGAATGTTATAGCATCTATAATATTAATGTCAGAGAAATTAAAATTATTTTCAATAAAATCTTCAAGAAGCAAAGCAGTTTTTGGAATAACACAAATAACTGTTCGCTTTTCTCTATTTATGTAAAACTTGCAATCTGCTTCTTTAATTCCAATATTAGGCCGCTTTTTCATTTAATAAATACCTCTCTTAATAAAATTATAATAATAAATATAAAAACCAATATTATTCCTAAGCTCAAGGGGATCCATAATGGCGCGAGAATCCATACCCAAGGCCATGTAATAACATTAAAAATTCGTAAACAAAATATTGTTAGTAAGATTCCTAAAATAACTCCATTTACTATTTTATCTTCTATCATCTTCTTCTCCATTATTATAGAACAATTTTAAATAAAAGTCAATTAAAAATTTTACGCCATTGTTCTAATCCACATCTTAAACATATATATCTTCTATACTGTCCATTCATAGAAACTCCTAATGATTTCCATTTATGTTTATTTAAGACATGACATAAAAAATATTTTTTCATTGCAAATCATTCCCGCAATTAATGCACTTTTTAGTTTCATCTTCAAATCCAAAGAATAAATATCCGCACTTCGCGCAAAGAAACTTCCTCATAATTGGTTGCGTGTACTTTGCGCGATTAGCTTTTATATTCTTGCGTGGCGCCGCTTCTGTATTTTTCTTATCAGTCATCATTCTTTTCCTTGACTCTAAATTTATAAACCCCTTCAACATCTTCTATATATTCGTACCTATCATTTATTTCAGTAAATGATTGGTTATCCTTAACGCGGCCGTAAACATATATATCTTTCTCGATATTACAGCTCCAAATAATACCACCAATTAGTAGTATAGCTCCTAAAATGACGCTAACTATCATGGGAGTATCCCATTCCTCATCACATAACAGTAGAGCTATAACAACTACTAATAAACCTAATCCTACTATTATAAATACAAGTGGTAGTGCCATGATTGAAGGATAAGAAGTTTCATAATAAAAAATTTCCATATCTAATTATCTCCTTGTTTCATTAATTCTATCAAGTAAATTTGCATATAAATTATTAACTCTATTAACCTCATTATCTAATTGACATTCTAATTTACATTCTAATTCATCACATTTACGCTTATATTCATCTAACATAATCAGTAATTCCTTATATTTTGTTGTTAAAAATTCAATGTCTTCTTCAAGTTGGTCTACATGTCTATCGGTTTTATCTGTATATTCTTTAATCTCATTATCAATGGGATTAAAACCTACTGTAATTGGCATAGTTTGGAATTCCAATGTATTTATACTCGTTAGCATTTTATTTTAATACTCAATAGTGAGTTCTCCTCGATAATATTTCTTATTAGTCATAGGGTCATATTCTTTTATAATTTTTATACGATTGTGCTCAATTAAATTATTACAAATTTGAGTTTGAATTTCTTTTTTAGTTAATTCCTCAATTTCCTCAATAGGTAAATTTATAGATTCATCTATTAATGCTGATGAAATAATTGTTGCTTTTCCCTTAGGATAAATTGTAATTGTATTTTCAATACATTCGTTCATATACTTTAATAAATAAATAGGTCTAAATAATCTGGCTCTAATCCAAGATTATCTCTAAGAATAGTTTCTGCTAGATTTAAATTGCCTTCATAAAAAGCAAATTCCATTTCCGCGGCGGTATCACGAATAAGTGTCATTTCTTCTTCAAAAGTTGATGCATCGCGTTTAGCCAGCATTACGGCTAATTCTTCTAATGTCTTTGGCATTATTCTTCCTCCTCTATTGCCGCCGCATAAATATTCATATTTTCAATCATTTCTTGTTTCGTCATTGTGAATTCCTCGCGCATTAGCATTAGTCCAATCTATACGAATCATCTGTTCTTTTCCTTCGTATTCAAGATAAGTAATAGCATATCCTAATGCTTTTAAGGCATCTATAACTCCGGGTGTAATCTCACCAGCATAAAGGATATGAGTGCCTCCATGCTGTACACTATCTAGAATACGAATTTCAATATGCTGATATAATGAATAGTCTTCTGGTGATACAAGATATGCTGTTGCTCGCGCTTCAAGTGCAGTAAACATTGTTAACATTTGTTATCACCCCAACTTATTCTATAAAAATTACCCCAATCACTCTCTATATAATGGATACGATAACCAGCTATACTAAGCGCATGTTTAGTTGTATCATCAAAATATATTGAATCATATATATTACAGGATGATAAACCTTTGTTAGCGGCCTTAAGAATCGCATCATTAATATTTTGATATAAATCATCGCGTTCCTTTATATAAGCTTGTTCTGTAATTTGCACGGCCTTAGACGCTTTAATCATTGATGCCTTCACTCCAAGCTTTCTTCGCGCTTTTAGCCAGAAGATACATAGGCGTTTCGCGGCCGCATTCTGGGCATTCTACACGCCACTTATATTCAGTATATGGCTCAAGTTGCTCTACAAGTCTGGGTGAATGGTTGCCGCAGGCGCAGTAATGGGAACGAATAAGCGGCGATAGAATAGTATATCTTTCAAGGTAAGTAATTTTCATATTAGTTTCCTCCTGCCGAATTAAGGTAATTCGGCGCGTGTTCTAATTCTTTTCTATATTCTTCAATTGCGATTTCTTCCCAATTAGAGAAGACACTGCCGCAAAAGAAACAAACAATTGGTAAGTCTCCGCCCTCTTGCGGGCGAACCTCCATCATACAATTTGAGCAATGGAACTTCGGCCCATTACGCTTTAATAGAGCTGTCATCGCGCACCCTCCTTAATCCCATAGAGAATAAAACTATTCACTCATACGCTTTAAAGCCAACTGAACATTCTTTTCGCCTTGTTCCATTAGCTCCTTCGCGCGCGCAAAGTACTTCTTATCAAGCTCAGTAAATTCGCGCGACTTATGGACAAGAAAACCATTTTCATCTTTGGTCGGTGGTTCCCAGTTATCCATCAAATGTTTCATATATTCATCGTAGTACTCATTATGTTCATTTTGCCAATCTTCAAGGCCAGTATCAAGTAGATTGGCGGTTTCAAGGAGCCAGTCTTTCCAACGCTGTGGGTTTTCAAATGGCTCAACGCCCGGGTATGCATGGCCGTTTTCCGCCAAATAGCGAAGCATGGAAGGAATAGTATGGAGAAACCAAGTATCCATATTATAAACATCCATATAATCCCAGCCGCGAGTCGCACGATGCCACGCGGCGCGAATATTATATGCGGCTTCCTTTACCCATTCCCAAGGATGCGTTAAATAATAGCACTTGCCGCAGGAAAAGTGCCATACATTGTTATAGTTCATTTTATTTTTCCCCTCTTCACAATATATCTTCCTATTGTGTCATCATAAGTAATGGAAAAACCATTACCATCTACATATTCGAGTAAGTCGTTTACCCTATTCACTTTAAAAGAATCGATTTTATAGGAAGCTAGTCTTTCTAAGAAAACTGCGGTCGCCCGATATTCTGTTTCTAACTTATATAAATCATCTTCATCATAAAATCTAACACAATTTCTAATATCCATTACTTATTCCTTTCTACGCCAAGGCGGTTTTAGTACTTTATCTATCGTAGATTCTATTTCATGCTGAAATGATTCTCTTTTTTCTGGCAAACCATAGGTGTGGTCTGGAGGATAAGAATAAGATACTGATGTATAATAAGTGTCAGTAGCTGTAGCTGTAGCTGTAGCTGTAGCTGTATAATAAGTTTCAGCAAGTGCTTCGAATGGCTCTTCTACATATACTATTTCTGCCGTTTCTGGATAATTTGGAATCAACTTTGCCGCATCGCAGCCAAACACCGATAGACCATAATTTACTTGAAAATTATTGCCATCCAATAATTCAACCAATTCATACATTGGAGTATCTTCTGACTCATAAACAATTGTTATACTTGATTCCTTATTACGCAAGAGAGAGCCAAGCTTTTGTAGAGCAGAATACAAAGAAAATTGTAATTCACGAATACGCCACTTATCATAAAATAGAAAATCTTGTAGAAATTCAATATCACTATCCATATTACTTCTCCCAACTAATAATAAATGGCGCCTGCCCGGATACATTATAGCCGAGCCGCCGCAGTGCGGTACGAGTTTCTTTGGAGAGCGTGCGGCGCATATAATGACATTCAAAACTACCGCTACGAATAGCGTCCGCAATCAAATTACGAATTAAATTAAGTTCTTGGTTATTAATTGTTGCAGTATAAGCTTCCGCGGCTGTAATCATATCTATCATCTTCCTTTCTTACTTTTATTATAACATAAATTTTGGGATTGTCAAATATTCGGGTGAAGCCCTATGGCGGAACCGCGCCGCCAGGCGCGGTAGGCTCCGCCATTATATTGTTAATTATATTGTTATATTATATTGTTATGTGTAGTCTCAACCGACACATTTTTAATTAAATTGTGTCGTCTCAGGCGACATGAAAATATTACTCACACGACATGTGTCGTCTCAACCGACACATGAATTTTTTAATTAAAATTAGTCGTCTCAGACGACACATGTCGTTTCAACAGACACATCATTCCATTATTTTTTTATAATTGATTATAATTTCACGATAAGGTATATAAGTAATAAAGCCATTATCATGAAGCCATTTTCGTGCGTCAACATATGATGAGTGCGCGCTGATATTACAGTATTTACGGATAGTTTCTTCCGCAGGTGCAAAATCTCCATTTTGTTTTTGAAATATAAGATATAATAGAATAGCACGGCAAACACTATTTTTACTAGGAATTTTTTCATTTATTTTACGAAATAATTCTGGATATATAATCCATGTTTGTTGCGTATCTTTTAAATCAGATTTATCTATATCGCTTCTAAGAGCGATAGCTTTTGTTTCTGTCATTAGAATCAACTCCGAATAATTAGAATATAGTAGAATCCAAGATTATTCCTTACGGATAAGCTCCTGGGCAGCTTTATGAAATTCTGCGGTTTCTTCAAAGTAATATACACTTAAAGTAGGATTATTACGATTTGGCGCAATTTGTATAATATTGAATCCCTGTTTCTCAAGTTCATATGCAATGCGCCGCGAGAAAATAGGAAATAAGTTCATTAAGGTCACTCCTTGACAATTTGTGTTAAAGTGTTGATTAGATTATTTAATCCGTCTTGAATAGCTATTACCTTGCCGCCATTTGGAATAGATGCACCTGATAAGTAATTGCGTATGCTGGTCACAGAACAATGACATTCGCGCGCGAGAACTAATACAGGAATACCAAAGTTAGCTAGTTCTTTTAGTTTCATAACTTCATCCATTATCATCACCTCCATAATAATAGTATTTTCGGGATATTGAATTCATGGCATTTTTTCTTTTTCGTTATAAAAAATTTTAAATAAAATTAGACAAGAAAAAGATATACATATCCTATAAATTTCATATACCTTTTTTTCTTTTATTATATCCCAATCTCTTTCCATTGTCAAATAAAAAAATAGGAGCCTTACGGCTCCCTAATATTAAACAATATACCTATACTTTTCCCTCACCTTAGTAAGATATTGCGGCCACTATTCTACATCCTTAACTGTTGCCTATTTTTCCGCAACTGAAATTTCCGCATTTGTAAACAATGTAATACAAGCGCGCAATGAATTAACCTTTTTCCCGCTTCTATCTCTAATACCTTCGCGCGCAAAGTTTTCCAAAAGTTCCTCCTATGCGGGGCCCTTTAAGGGAATTTTTCTCCATTTATCCGCAATCTTTATTAATTTCTCTTTCTAAAATGAAATTCGAATTTCATTTGGGGGGATAATTACGGGATTGGCGCCTAAATATGAGTACATCTCCTATACCGCCAAGTTTGAATTTGAAATTAGCCTTAAATAATCCTGGTGCTCTTTTAGGAGATGTAAGTAAGCCTATTCATTTATCTCATAATACTTAATTCCATTTTGAAATTGCCGTTCTACTATATATCTAACTTTAAATTTCGCGCCTTTTATTATCCCATACTACTTCGCCAGCTCAATCTAATTCCCCTCATCCTATAACTTACGATAGTATGTAAACATATTAAATTGAATTTGAAAATCTCGTATAGCATTATTAGGATTGAATACAATAAAAAGCTAATCCAAATTGCCGCGAAACCTACCTACCTTCTATCTAATCTCAACTTCCCCATACCCTTCAATAATCATGAAGTCTATTTTAGGAAATGTAAGACTCATACCTTCCTATAATGTATCCGTCACCAACAAAATCTATATATCATCCGGCAAATGCTCATTAACCAATGCCTCAAACAATGACTCCTTACCTGCCGCAATTCTCTACTTATCCGCCATTATTTGTAAGTCCGCAAGAGTCAGGCCGCTTTCGCCGCCGCTTAAATCCAACATCAAATCATTTGCCGCAATACTTGCCTACTCAATACTAAGCGCGAGCGATGTCTAATTCGCGCGCGAAACAAACATAGCAACCTACTTCTTCTAATCTATAAGACGAAAATACCAATCCTTAACCTTACTCGCGCTCTTTAAAAATACAATACCACGCTTATTCTTTTCCTACTCTATAAAATAACTAAATGTATCATTCGTATTCCTAGTCTTAATAAACTATATCTCCTTCACATAAGTATTACTAACATACTTAGTAAAATCTGGAAACAAATAAATAAAATTACATTCTTCCGCGAAAAACTATTTCGCCAATTCCTCAAAATACTCATCATTCGCCGTAATAAATATTACATGCTAGTAAGTGCGGCCGCTCCTAATCCATTCACCAATAATAGTTGTATCTTCTGCGAACGATGCCTCACTAAATAACCCATGACACTCATCAATCACAACCCAATCATAGTCTACGGCACCGCGGCAAATCATATTAGCAAATCCCATTCTCTGGCAAACATCCGTTTCCCCATACTTATGCCGCAGCTACTCCACCGTAATACTCCTACTCTCCACAACAAGCATAGTTTGCGGCCCGTGGCACTTCTCATCTAACACCTAAAGTACCTTATCCATAATAGCAGTTGTCTTACCAACACCGGTGCCGCCGTTCAATACCAAAAAAGTATTCATATCCTATAAATTAGTTTTTCTTACTAACTCAATAATATCATGTATAGCAAATTCTTTCGCATCCTAATGCTCTCTCATATTCTCACCTCTAAATATAGTATAGGATGCCATAAAAAATAGGCGCGTACTCCCATATTATGTATGGTTCGCGCCGTCAATTTAACGAATGTACTAAACGCACAAACTCCATTGCCTACTCCTCCGTCTCATACACCTAATATATCCCCAAATCCTCATCATATTCTACTTGCATAGGCACCTGCGGCAATCCCCACTCCATTCTAACCTTCATAACCGCATACATATTATCATTAATACTAAAAGTATAAGTGGCATGTTCTCTATCCCACCTACTATACTTATCAAACTCTTTTATAATAAATGCCATTTTTTAACTCCTACAAAAATTAATAGTAAAGTCGGGGTTCACTACTCTTACAATAAATAAGCAAGAAAGCGGGAAAATAAATTGATTATAGGGCAATGGGGTTCCGATGTGAAGGTGTATATTGGTACTTCTCGATAGCAATCGGTATAGAGGTTGATGAAGCGGGAAATTGGGTGGATGTGCCACAATTTTTTACTTTTTTCAAACAAAAAATTAATTAAAAAATAAAATTATTTTAAATATTTATTTTTTTCTTTATTATACCATAAGAAAAAATACTTTGTCAAATACTTGACAACATTTTCTGACAATAAATTTTTACTTCTCTATCCATTAGAATACGCAGCTTATTTTAACTTATACTCATGGCCTTGCGCAATAGATTTTTTCGTGCGATCCCCCTAAACAGACATAAATGATATTATTTATTGACTATTTATATTTATATATTTTCCCTCCCACCTTCTTACATATATATGTATATAATATTAAAGTAGTAGTAAGCTAAAAATTTTTCTTCTACTGAGAAAATTTTCGCGGCGAAAGTAGTACCCTTTTTCCAGCTAAAATAGAAAATATCAAATGCGCCTGAAAAGGGTGCGTATTTTGCGGGCGAATGCCCTTTCAAAATGGCATTTACGAAAAATCATATTGCGTTCAGCTTCTGAGCTCTCGATAGCATCGGGAATAATGCAGCTTTCCGCAATAGAATTTTTCGTGCGCGCTGAATAAGTGAAGCGCCTATCTGTATGGAAGTCCCAAACAATTTTTAAATTCCAGCTTTTTTCAGCTTAAATATGTATACAGTATACATACTTGACAGCAGCTTCTCCGGTCCAGCTTTCCAGCTTATGTCAAATATTTGCCGCGGAATTTTCCAGCTTTCCAGCTTATAGCGCGTCCAGCTTATAGGCGCAGCTCGCGCAGCTTGATGCGGCGGCTTGTCAAGTACTTGACAGCTACGAGATGCTTGCGCCAGAAAGGGCGCCATAAAAATACTGGATACTGTATACTGTATACAAGGGGATAAGCACATTTTAGGGAATTTGTCAAGTGGTTGATTTAGGTGTTAAACACTTAAATATGGTAGTTGTCTTTTAGTATAAAATATGATATACTCTATCCGAGGTGAGAGAGATGAGGATTAGAGTAGCAACGAAAGAAGATTGTGCGAAGATTTGTAAAGCTCTACACTATAAAGATATTTCTTTTTGTACTGCCAATCAAGCACGGAATGATTATTTAATATGTCGTTTATATTGCGTGTACGAAGGCGACAAAATTTTGGCTACATTTTCATTAGTGGAAGAAGATGCGTGGGATTATATTGCGATTAAGCGTTTATGTATATTAAATAAAAAGAATTACGGAAAAGGGATTGCCCGATTTATTATTCATGAACTTGTGAATCTTATGCGGGATTGTAAAATTGGCGCGACTCCATGGGAAGATAACTATACGATGAGACATATATTAGAATCTGAGGGATTTAAATTAGAATATAAGTTTGCTGGCAATTGGTGCTTTTATAGCAGAGAGGTTTAATATTGTTAAACAAAGGAGAATTAAATGTATTGGATATATCTTGTAGAAATGGTTGCGCTTTCTATTTGGGTATGTGCTATGAAGCGGCCGAAAAATTGATAAAAGAATGATTCCATGTTAGAATAGGCGAAAGCCTATTAAATTAGGTGTTGAACACCTAAATAAATCTATTGACTATTTATTTAGATTTGATATAATATGTATGTAATCGGAAAGGAGATGAAGATATGTTTGGAAGGAAAAAAGAGTCTGATACTTGGAGCAGTGAAGATATTCATATGAAAGGACTATTAGATAATCTATATGAGCATAGGCAAACAATGATAGCTTGTTGCCGCAAGATTATTCTGTGTAAAGGAAGTGCAGAAATGCTTCCTGATGGGCCAGATAAGAATATAGAACTTCAAGAGATTGAAACCTATCAGAAACATATTCTGAATCTTGTTGCCGCATATGATGATGATTTAAGGCAATATAAGCAAATAAATAATACTCTTCTGAGACACTATACAGGGAAAACTCAGCAGTTGACGAGTCATGATGCATTGCATATGGCTTGGGAGATAGCATATAGGCAGGTGTTGGGAAAATGAAAATAATTAAAGTTAAACGTCTTGTGTATTCTAAACTTGGTGGGTCTGAAATTGTTTATGGTGGGGTAGAGTATGACGGGAATCTGACGGATGAAAATATTCTTGATTCGGTACATGAATTGGGAAAAACAAAATGGCTTTCTACTAATTGGGTAGGCCCGGGAGATAAATGGGAAGATGAACTTTGGCTTTTGAAGCCTGACCCGAATAATCCAGAAATAAAATATCCTATCTATCGTATCTATGTAGACACATTCTATCGGTATGAAAAGACTTGGTGGGATACCTTCTGTGATAGTATAAAAAGAATCCTGCGGATATAATCCGCAGGACTTTTTATTAGGTGTTAAACACCTAAATATATTATAATAAAAAAGCCCGAGATTTAAATCGGCACGCTGGCGGCTTCATCTCGGACTATAACCGAATTCTTCCTACGGCTCGGAGGATGTTCCATGTTTTTCGGGTCGAGACACATCCAATTTAGACCGCAATGAATACCGGTAAACCGCAGGTATGTAAACCCGGCGACTCGCTTCTGCACAGTTATGCTTCTACGCCTTAGCTCCACATATACTGTCTACCGCTACACTCGGCACGAGCCTTTGTGCGTTTCGACTGGGACTGTGTAGGTCTCCCACAGACACTCGGTTTAGTAAAAGGGTTTTTAAGGATACTTACGCCCTACGATAAGTGTTGGGCTTTCCGGCAATCTTGACGATTTCTTCCTGCCACAGATTGTTCAGAGCGTACTGAACCTTATGGCGATTCATGCCCTCGGGCAGTTCTTCCTCAATCTCGGCAAAGAGGTCGGCCACCGTCACGGGAGTATCCGTAAGGTTATCCACGACCAGATCGTGAATGGCTTCGTACTCAGCGGCACGAGCGGCCTTCTCGGCGGCACCCTTGTTCAGTTCGGTATCCAGTTCGACAATCAGGGGATTGGTTTCATCTACACCAAGGTTGAGCATGGTAGTACGAATGGCTTCCAGAGTAGCTTTCTTCATAATAAATACCTTTCTGGTTTGTGGGGTTTTCCTTCCCCTGTTTTCGTATATATCTTACCACATTTCGTGGAAGATGTCAAGTGTTTTTCTCAACTTTTTTCTTAGCGGGGAAAGTTGAGGAAACCCGTCCGCTTCCTCTCCTTGGGATTACAGGAGATTTCACGGCGACCCGTCAGTTCTCACCTCCGAAGGTCCATCCCTTACTGGGAACATCCTTATTATAGCACAGGATTTGCTTGTTGTCAAGAGGTTTGAGGAGTTTTCTGTTTCCACATGGTTGTTTCTGAGTGCCTCTCGTTCCCCTTGGAACAATTATAGTATATCACAAATTTAGAGAAAGTCAATTGTTTGATTTAAGTGTTAAACACCTAAGTATGAAGCGGCGGCTTAACCGCCATAGAGAAGGGAAAGGAAATAAAGATTGAGAACTACACTTGAACAATGCATCAGAACATCATTGATATGCCGATGCTGAGAAAGGTCTTTGAATACACCGAAAAGCGCAACTGCAAGGCCGAACCATGAAACCTGTAAGCCAAAGAGCATAATCAGAACCACATTAAGAATAGTAATTCCGCAACGAACATCATTCCATTCAAAGCGGTAAGCTGTTTCAATACCAAACCAATTTTTAATCGTCTGCATTTTCCTGTCCCTCGCTTTCAAATCTCAATAGTTGATTACTAATCCATTCATTCGCCCAGATAAGACGAATAAAGAAATCAGTATCATTGTCGCAGTTAGTAATAATATCACTAAGTTCCTTAACCAGTTCGGCTCGTTCTTTTCTCTGCTGTGGTGTACGCATTTTTATTCTTCTCTACTTTCTCAATATTATCAGAAAAGTTATGAATCAGATAGATATTTCCATTCTTTTCCATACAGTATTCCGGCGCCAATCCGTATGAAGAACCAACCCAGTCGCATCCTTATACCACTTACAATCCGTTTCGGAGAATTATGTATGATGGTAGCTGGCATTAGGCCATTGTCTGCGACCATTGAAATTGTCATTTCATGGATTCTCATTCTAACTTCATCCACCTTCTATTAACGAAGTCTTACTTTTTCTTTCAAGGGTAGTTTTTAATCGTCCGTCTTTTTAATCTCTCTTTCTGTACGGGAATAGTCAGTATAGCCATTCATATAAAAGGGCTTATATACTCTGATAGTATATATAATCCATTCCTTAGATTCGGAAGCAACTTCTATTTCTTCAAGAGGGTCAATTTCCATTTTTATAATATATCCTATTGTGGGTATAATTGTATCAAGTATTTGAACCTTTTGTCCAATCTTATACATTTTATTCTACCCTTTCTTCAATGCCGAAGTGCTTTAAATAATCATTCAGTTCCTGAGTAGTCATATTACCGTTGCCGCAGAAATCTCCAGTATCCAAACTCCAAAGCGTGACGGGATATTTTCCATCAACTTTTTCATATACGACCAATTCTTTCTGATAGCCCAAACTATTCGTGTACTGAAAACTTTTAAGATAATTACTCATTTAAACTTCTCCTATCCATTTGTCAAGAACATGCTCTGTAATGTGATATTCTGCATAATTATAATCATCATTGCCCTCATAAATAACTGATGCTTCATCATTATTCGTTGAAATGGAAGGCATATCAGTACGAAAACTATTACGACAAATAATCATACTGAGAGCAAGATTCATTGTAGAAAAAATTCCGCAAGGCCCCTTTGTTGCGCCACTAATACATTCAATGGAGTAAATTTTCATTTCCAATCCATCCTTTCCGTTCCTCTTGGAACAATCATAATATACCATAAATATTAGGATATCGCAAGAGGGTAGTTTAGGTGTTAAACACCTAATTAAAATAAAATGAAGTTAGCTTTCGCTAACCTCAACTGTTGTTCCGATACATTTATATTCATACATAATATTGAATCTTGTATAGCAAGATGAACAAACACATTCCCATACCCTTCTACCGCCATCTTCATCAAAATCATCCCAGAAAATATCAACTTCATAATCACTGCTACCACAATTCGGACATTTTTCTTCACTGAATAGCATTTCCCTTTTTCTCCTCTTCGACAGTATCAACCTGATAATTGATATCATATAAAGGATTAACTGGAGGGGTAATATTGTCCCAGAAAATTTCTTCTGCTTCTTCTTTGCTATTAGCATCGACACAGCAATAGCCCTGAAAGTCAATCCAAAATTTACTCATTTTCTTTCTTTGCCCTTTCCTTTTCACGCTTCTCTTTATCCTTGGCAATCTTTTTCGCTTTGGCTTTTTCTTTTTCTGTTTTAGCATCCTGCTTTGCCTGATAAGCCTTGATTTCAGACCGCATCAGTTCTTCGGCGGTCATATCATCACGCTCTTCGGCAACGATAACACCAATACGACAATAACGCTGAACACCATTCAAATCAGTAATGAGAACACCATACTGACGGTCATTGATTTTTACATAATCATACCCATCACAATCATTCCGGAACATATCGTTAAAGATATTCTCACGCAAATCCTTGTCAACAATATTCTTCGTAATCTTCGCCATTCTTCATCATCCTTTCTCTCTCGGTTCATACACATTATATCATATCTAAAGTAAAAGTCAAGATAATATTTTAGGTGTTAAACACCTAATTGGAGGAAAGGGGAAATGGACGATTACTCGTCCATCTCCACCACATCAATACCGAAGTCATTACAGAAGGTAGTCCAAGCCATCGTGAGCATATACTTTATTACCTCTTCATCAAAACCGCAATCCTCAAAAAGCTCGGTCAACTCAGTGATAAACTCATCGGCATCGCTTTCCTTAATAGCCCGGCGGCCATCCGGCAGGTCATAAACCAGAGCGGCCAGAGAGGGATACTTTTCCTCAAGGGAAATTTCCTCATCCTCATCCTCGTCCTCATCGTACTCATCGGAGGAAACCATTTCTTCAACTTCATCGGCATCGAAGTTGATAGAGATTCCCATAGCCGCCAGAGCGGCATCGATAGCGGCACCGTACTCCATCAGAACGCCGCAGTCTTCCAGTTCATCCTCATGCCAACCGTTTTCAACAGCCACATTGCGGAGAGCTTTAACGATTTCCATACCTTCATCAGCAGTCAGATTCAGAACAGTCTTCATAGTCGTAAAATTCCTTTCTGGTTTTATCGAGTGTCCTTCTCGTTATTTTCTTTCGTTCCCTTGGAACAATTGTATTATATCACAATGAGGGAAAAAAGCAAGAGGTACATTTAGGTGTTAAACACCTAAGTTATTAAAGCGTTAGTTAAGTCTAACGCTTTCTCCTTCTTGTAGAATCATCCACCGATTTACTTTATCAGTTATTTTTTCAAAGCCTGAATAGAATTGTCCACAATAGTAATAGCCATCAACAATGGTTCCATCGTGAAGTTCAAGTTTTAGGGTATAGCAAGAGAGCGCCCGGCACTCTCTTGCCTGTCCTTTATGATAGAATACTTTACTCTTCGGAATCATCTTTCTTCTTTCCTTTTTCCGCTTCTCTCATAGCCTTACGAACAGCACGCTCCTGGGCCTTGCTTTCCTGTTCAAGTTTATACTCTTCGGCGGCATTATATCCGTCATAAGGAGTATAGCCGCCTTCGCCGTTGCGAGTACCACGAGGAATGGAAACCTTAATCTTGGGATACTTTTCATTTCCTTCGGCATCGGTGATCGGCAAAGAAATTTCACCGCTGCCAACAGTAATAATATCCACATCAAAATGCTCAGACAGTGCTTCTGTGATTACTTCCAAAATTTCAGTACGAAGCGCATTTTCCAAACTTGCCTTACTTGCCATACGCATATCCTTTCTGGTTTGGGGAGTATCCTTCTCCTGTTCTGGAAAAATTATATCATAAAATTTGATATTTGTCAACAATGTATTTTGGATACAATTTTAGGTGTTGAACACCTAACTTTGAGTAAAAGAAAACCGCCTTACGGCGGTTAGGGGAAAGGAAAGGAAGATTACTTGAGGGAGTAGATGGCGGTCTTACCGGAATCATCCCGAACAACTTCGGATTTCCAGTAGTTAGTCAGACCATACACAATCTTACCACGGGCAATCCCGGTCTCGTCCGCAATCTCCTGTGCGCTCACGGGAGCA